TTGCGCACCAGTTACACTAGCACCTTGATTTCCTTGATTGCCCTGCGCACCAGTTACACTAGCACCTTGATTTCCTTGATTGCCCTGAGAACCAGTTGTTCCAGTGCTTCCTTGTGTTCCTTGATTGCCCTGCGCACCAGTTACACTAGCACCTTGATTTCCTTGATTGCCCTGCGCACCAGTTACACTAGCACCTTGATTGCCTTGATTGCCCTGCGCACCAGTTACACTAGCTCCCTGATTTCCTTGGTGACCTTGATTGCCTTGATTTCCAGTCGGACCAGTAATTCCAAATACTGAAAAATTTGCTCTAATTATGTTAAGTCCAGTGTCAGATGTATTGGTTGATCTAGCTCGTAAATCAAAAACATCCCCAGTTGTCATAGTATCAATCCCTGATATAGTTACAGCAATTTGATAACTGGTAGAAGTTAAAAATTCAGCCATATGCTCAGTAATTAAGTTTCCATTTTTAAATACAGCAACTTGATAAATAGCTCCTGGATCAGTGGTAGATAAAGAAATAGACGCTAGTGTTTCTATTGCTTGTGCAGAGCCAGTAGCATTATTTGTTAATGCTCCAGTGGAAGTATTACCAGACATTTGATTAATGTCATCTCCCAAATTCCATCCAATTCCAGACATTTGATACCATGTATTAGCAACTAATAAAGAAAAATCAGATGCGCTGCTGATAGTCATTTCTCCGTAAATATTTACTCCAGTTGGTCCAGTATTTCCTTGATTGCCCTGATTTCCCTGAGAGCCAGTTACACTAGCTCCTTGATTTCCTTGTGGTCCTTGAATTGAAGATTGATTGCCCTGATTTCCTTGATTTCCTTGCGCACCAGTTACACTAGCACCTTGATTCCCTTGATTTCCCTGATTTCCTTGCGCACCAGTTACACTAGCACCTTGATTCCCTTGATTTCCCTGATTTCCTTGCGCACCAGTTACACTAGCACCTTGATTCCCTTGATTTCCCTGAGAACCAGTTGTTCCAGTGCTTCCTTGTGTTCCTTGATTTCCCTGAGAGCCAGTTACACTAGCTCCTTGATTTCCTTGTGGTCCTTGAATTGAAGATTGATTGCCCTGATTTCCTTGATTTCCTTGTGGCCCAGTTATAGATGCGCCTTGATTTCCCTGCAAGCCTGCTATTCCTTGCGGTCCTTGGCTTCCAGTATTGCTTCCTTGATTTCCTTGTGGCCCCTGACTTCCAGTTATTCCTTGCGGTCCTTGAGTGCCAGCACCACCTCCACCAACGATTATTCCGCCAGGAGTATGTCCATCAGAAAGACGTAGAATGCCATCAGCTTGATCATAGAACATCCTGCCAATTTCACCCACAAAAACATTAGCATTTGTTATTATTCTACTGGCCTTTATTTTTTGGGTATACTCAGACATTCAGTTACCTCATCATCTATCATGGTGGGAAGTATTCCAGCATTAGCTTGCATTCTTTTTAATTCATCACTTGGTTTATCTTCTTCAGGATTATCATAAAAAGAATCTATGTTTGCTACTTTTTTAAGAATTTCAATTTTTTGCTGTAACGGAGGAATCATTGTAGATTGTTCAGGAGTAGTTTCATCAGTAGATTTTTCAGGAGGATCAATAGTCATTTTTTCTATACAATCTACCAAATCAGTCAATTTTATTAAAAATTCAGATGCTCGCATATTACTCCTCTTTATAATTATTTATCTTAAATAATATTTATTGACAATGAGTATTAGTGCATGTTACACTAAATAAAAGAATTTGTATTAAAGTTACAAATTATCTGTTTTTTGATAAATACTATTATGAAAACATGGACTACTCAAAAATTTATTGAAAAAGCTTTAAAAATTCACAATAATGTATATAGTTATGATCGAGTAAATTATACACATGGTAAAATTGGTGTTTTTATAACATGTAAAATTCATGGTGATTTTATTCAAAGACCAAACAATCATCTTCAAGGGCAAGGTTGTCCTAAATGTAAAAGTTTTAATATGAAGATTACTAAAAAAGAATTTTTATGCAAAGCAAATAAAATATATAATTATAAATATAAATATTCTGATTTTGAATTTAATTCTACAAAAGATAAAATAATTATATGTTGTCCAGTTCATGGAGAATTTAAACAATCTATTAGTAGTCATTTATCTGGGAGAGGATGTAAAATGTGTGGGAGAATTTTAGTTACATCTACTACTCAAAAATTTATTGCCAAGGCTAATATAATTCATAATTTTAAATACATCTATGACCAAGTAATTTATGAAAGGGCAATATTAAAAATTAAAATTATTTGCCCTATTCATGGGATTTTTGAGCAAAGACCATCTGAGCATTTAAGAGGGAGTGGGTGTTTCAAATGTTCAGAATCTCTGGGAGAGAAAGATATTAGTTTTTATTTAAAAAATCAGAATATTGATTTCAAAGCACAACATAGAATAGCGAATTGCAGAGATATTCGACCATTACCATTTGATTTTGCAATTGTTAAAAATACTCAATTAATGGGTTTAATTGAGTATCAAGGAAAACAACATTATCGAGCACATTCTTTTGGAAGTAAAACTATATCTGGAGAAAAATTATTTTCTTTGGTTAAAAAACATGATAAAATTAAATATGAATATTGTTTTAAGAATAAAATTCCTTTATTAATTATCCCTTATTGGGAAAGAAAAAATATTACTTTATTAATTAACGATTTTTTGGATATTATATAATGCAAAAAACAATTTTACAAATACATGATGAAGTTAATTGTACGTTTAAAAATTTACCAGCAAATATTCGTAATGCCCTTCATATTAAAAGTAAAGTATTTAACCCAGCAAATAGATTTATACCTTCTGTAAGACTTGGAAGATGGGATGGATGCGAATATTATTTTTCATTGAGTGGAAAAACATATATTAATTTGTTGGAACCAATAATTGATTATTTAACAGAACAAAAATTTGAAATCGAATTAGAGGATTTGCGTACTTACAATCGAGCATTTGAATTTGATAATATTGATAATAATTATATTTCTAACATTCTATGGCCAGAGAATCATTCATTATCAGGAAAACCAATTATTATCAGAGATCATCAAACTTTTGCAGCAAACATATTATTGAATAATATTCAAGGGATTGCATCACTTCCAACAGGAAGTGGAAAAAGTTTATTGGCAGCTATTTTATCTAAAAAAGTGGAAAAATATGGAAGAAGTATTGTAATAGTTCCTAATAAAGATTTAATTACTCAAACTGAACAATATTATAATATTTTAGGTTTGGATGTTGGTGTTTACTATGGTGATAGAAAGGATTTTTTTGGAAAGAAACATATTATTTGTACATGGCAAAGCCTTGAAAAATTACATCAAACTCCAATTGATATTGGATTATCAAAACCTATTACATTTGATGATTTTATTCAAAATGTTGTTGCAGTTATATGCGACGAGGTTCATGGTTTAAGAGGAACTATATTAAAAGATTTAATGTGTGGGCCATTATCTAAAATACCCATTAGATGGGGATTTACAGGCACAATTCCTAAAGAATCTCATGAAATTGTTAATTTAACTATTGGAATTGGGGAATTAGTTCATAAATTAACAACAGAATCATTGCAAACTTTGGGAATTCTTAGTAATTGTGAAGTAAAAATAATTCAAATGATAGATACAAAATCTTTTACTTCATATCATAGTGAATTGGATTTTTTGGTTACTGATCCAAAAAGATTAGATTTCATGGCAGATTTAATTAAAGAAACTGCAAAAACTGGGAATGTATTAGTGTTAGTAGGAAGAAAAGAAACTGGCAAAAAGTTGGAAATTCTTATACAAAATTCTATATTTTTATCAGGAGCCACGAAATCAAAAACAAGAAAAGAACATTATGACGAAGTTGCTATTAGTAATAGCAAAGTAATTATTGCGACTTCAGGTATAGCAGCAGTTGGTTTAGACTTACCAAGAATTAATCATTTGTTTTTAGTTGAAACTGGAAAAAGTTGGATTAAAGTAATTCAAAGTATAGGAAGAAGTTTAAGAACTGCTTCAGATAAAAATAGTGCTATAATTTGGGATATTTGTTCAACGTGTAAATGGAGCAAGGGCCACTTAACTCGCAGGAAAAAGTATTATAGTGAACAAAAATTTCCATTTTCTATTGAAAAAATAATTTATTGACAAAAATACATTCAAGGATATATAATTAAACTATGTTAATACTTAATGAAGAAAATAAAACAGTGGATTTAAATTTGATTCCAGATCAAATAGATATGTATTATTGGAGCTTAAATAATTCCATACCTTCCGCAGTAGACTATCAATGCAACCCTTTAATTATGTTGGAAAGTTTTTATGCTCCAGTAATTAAATTAAAGTTAACTTTAGGATATGGAAAACACACCAAAACTCATTTTTTAAATGTGCCAGCAGATCATCAAATATTAATTGGCGAACCAACTCATGGAAATTTAGAAGTAAATCCAGTATCTAGTTTAAGTTCAAGAAATTTTAAAGCATTTTCATTGAATCCATTGTCAAGTTTTATGGCTAGTTATCTAGAAATCGATGTAGAAGATGCATTGCCAAATATTAAATGGTATCTTCCTAAGCTATCAACTGGACATTTATTATGTTTGCCATTGTATGAAGGATATAAGCCACCGTGTATATATATGGTTCGTGATATTCCTAAAAGTATGGAAACTGTAAATAGTTATAATTCGTGGTAAATATGAAAAAGAAAACAACAGATTATTCTTCTTCCATAAATATTTTTAATCTTTTATCAGCAATTGACAAAAAAGATTATAATTATTTTGATAATTTAAGCGAAGAAGAACAAAAACAGATTTCTCCTTATCTACTAATGAGGTGGGGATCAACTGTTCATGGCAATAATGATATTTCAAAATATTATGCATTGTCTACTAACAGTTTTGTAAATGAAAATTTTTGGGACTATAGCAATAATAAAAAATTTTCATGGCTGTTATTATGCTCAGCATCTCCTGGAATTGGAAAACAAAAACATTATTGGTTGGGCGCTGCGAAAGGAAAAAATGAAAGTAAATTGAAAAAAGCTTTATTGGAATTAATGCCAAATAAAAAATCAAGCGAAATTGATCTAATATTAAAAGTCAACACCAAAGAAGAAATATTTGAATGGCTTAGGAGTTTGGGATGGGAAGAACAAAAGCTGAAGGAACTAAAATAAAACCCAGATATGTTAAAAAAGAAAAACCTATTAAACCGCCAGTTATTTTAAATAAACGAGAAAAATATGAATGCCCTTGGTGCAATAGGATTTTTTCATCTGAAAAAACTCAGTTAGTTCATTTGTGCGAACAACGAAGAAGATTTCAACAAAAAGATACATTATATGCAAGATATGGATTGCAAGCGTTTTTATCAATTCAAAAAAATTGTTTTGGTAATACTAAAAAAACTGAAGAAGAATTTCGACGTAGCGATTTTTATTTGGCGTGTCTTCGTTTCGGAAGATTTGTTTTGGATATTAATTGTTTAAATCCAACTGAATACTTAGAATGGCTGCAAAAATTAAAAGTCCCAATTGATAATTGGAATAATGATATTGTTTATTCTGCTTGGCTTCAAGATTTAGTTTTTACAGAAAATATTTGGGATGCTGTAGATAGAAGTATAAGCACAATGATGGAATGGGCTGAAGAGAATAAATTAGAATTTAATAATTATTTCAAAGAAGCAGGTGGAGCACGAATTTTATTTGACACTCAACGAGCAAAAATATCAGGTATAATTTTATATTGTAGTGATAGTGGCAAAGAATGGTTAAATAATTTATCTGCTTCTGATTTGGAAATTGTATGGCCAGTAGTTAATTCAAATAGGTGGTCAGTAAAATTTCAAAAAGACACAAATATCTTTGAAGAAGTTTGCAAAGTTTGTAATGAGGCTGGGTTATGAAAATTATGATTCCATCAGTTAAAATGAACAGCGAAAAAGAAGTGTATATTAGTAGAATGGAATTACTTTTACATAATGAATTGTATGGATGGATGATATCATATTTTAATAATCCTACTGAAGAAATGCAATTAGCAGCAATTAAAAGTAATCCTATTAATATTAAGTTAATTGAAAATCCCACTGAAAAAGTTAAATTATTAGCGTTAGAAATGATATTGTCAAAGTAGATATATGAAATCTGACATCGATATTGATTTTGGAAATAGAAATGAAATTCTATCATTGATAGAATATACATCTGCTGTTCTTGAAACTGGCGAAAAACATTCATCAGGAATTTACATAACTGAAGCACCAAAAAATATATTAACTGGAAATTCCAGTTTAGATTATAAAAAAGCAGAAGAACTTGGATATTTCAAGTTAGACATATTAAATAACAATTTATATAAACAAGTAAAATCTCCAGAACATCTTGAAGAACTATTAGCAAGACCCATCAATTGGAATAAGTTAAAAGAACCAGAATTTGTGAAAAAATTAGTTCATATTGGAAATTACTCTGAAATGATTTTGAGATTAAAAGATCCTATTGATTCGATTGAAAAACTTGCGATGTTTCTTGCAATTATTCGCCCAGGAAAAAAACATTTACAAGGACTTCCATGGAATATTATTGAACAATCAGTTTGGGAAAGAGATAATGCAGATGGTTATAGTTATAAACGATCCCATGCTCTTGCTTATTCCTTGACAATAATTATTAATATTCAACTTTTAGAAGAAAAAGCGCGCTAGTGAAGTTATGAAAAATGGAGAAATAAAAAATAATTTTATGAAAGAAATAATTACTGGATATAAAGCATTTCGTTTAAATAAAGATAATAAACTTTGTTATTTATTTAAAACTCATAATGGAAGCAGCACAGTTGAGTTAGATACGTGGCTAAAAACAAAATGGGTATCAGAATCTAATGGTAAAAAATATAGATCAGGATTTCATTTTTTAAGAGATAATAACTCTATTGAAGCTTTTAATAAGCTAACAAAAGGAAAGTATGTATTTATACCAGTTCAATGTAGGTCAGTGGAAGCAAAGCCTAGAAGTAGATCAAACTCGTGGTTGGCTGTAGAAATATTCATATCATCCTATACTGCGAATAATGCAATTACATCTTTTTTATTACAGTAATACTTTTTCTTTTTTTCTTTTGAGATAATGCAGCAAGTGAAGTCACTGGACCATATATAATTGTTAACTCTTTAGTAATAAATGTTTTAAATGTTGGCTGAAATTGATTCCATTCATTTTTCAAATAAATGTTAATTGGTAGCAATCTATTAGATTCAAAATACCATTTTTCTCCAAGAGATAAAAATAAACGTTTCTCTTCATCAGTTTTAAGAAGATTTATATCATAAAAACTAGTGGTAATGATATCAGCGTTCTGGATTATTCCTACCAATTCAGATTTTTCATTTCCATAAATTATGACGGACAAAAAAGGAAATTTAATAGTTAATGTTTCATATAAAGATGATGGCATTTTGATCCTGTTTATTATAAAATTAACATCAGGAGTATTTAGTATGAAATGTTGGAACTGTAAAATAGGAGCAAGTTGGTTATCTGATTTGCCTGAAGGCTCGTCTAAACCATTACGGAATGCAGTAGAAAAAGCATTTAGAGAATTAACAGGTCATGATGCTGAATTTACTTTTTGTGGCTGGGGAGGGGAATTAGACGAACTAGAATTAGAAGTTATAGAACTTATGGATATATCATAAATACTTGTATGTTAACAATAAAAGGTTATCTAGAGAACGAAGAAATTAGAATTAAGGCGCAAGTGGTTGACAGTAGTTATATACACCATAACGCGGAGGTATTTGTGTATAGTACACCAATTACAATTTACTCTGGATGTAACAATCCAATTAAGATTCAATGTTTAAATAGTGATCAAAAGAGAATTAATATTTCTAATATTTCTATTCAACTTGGTGTTTTTGAAACAAATACTGAAAATGAATTAATAACTATTACAGCTTCACAATTTGATGCAGCAAATGGAGTAGTTGAAGCTACTTTAACTGCTTCGGATCTTTCTCCTTTGGATTTTGGATTTTATGATATTGCTTTAATCAGCACTGATAACAATGGTAATGTTTATCCAATTTACATCGATGATAATTACGGATCTCGTTTAACTGCTACTTTAAAGAAGGGACCAGTTCTTGCTTATGGCGATCCTCTATCACTAACTTTTCTTGACACAGTAGATGGTCTTATATCCAATGCAATTAATTTAACTAATAGACCACAAAATAGTACTCTTGCTACTATATCAGCAAACCTAATTTCATATACTGGAAATATAATTTCGCAAGGATCACTTGTTTCATTACCAACCAATTCTGACTGGGGAAATATATCTCAAACATACTATTCTAATGTTTCTGGACCATTTTTTCAATCAGTTAATGGAAGTTTTGCATGGTTGCGATTTTTGTTGGATAGTGCTGATCCTCACGGTTGGGGAAATCTCTCGGCAAATTCATTTATAACAAATGGCAATATTAGGATTTAATTTTTTCTTGTAATAGTTAAGTAGATTGTGTTATACTTAATTATGAATTTGATTACTCAAACTGCGCTAGATTATTGGAATCGAGCAAAAACTAAAAAAGCATCTTCTGGGTGGATTAGTCGTAATGCCCCGTGCTGCGTAAATCGTGGGCATAATCCTGATAAAAGAGGTCGCGGTGGCTTAATTCTTAATGGAGAAGAAGTTTCTATTAATTGCTTTAATTGTTCATGGAAAACTTCTTACACGCCAGGAAAACCATTATATCCCAAATTCATTAAAACATTGGAATGGATCGGGGTTGATGATCGAACAATTTCTTCATTAAAATTAGAAAGTCTGAGAATAACAGAACCAGAAAATATAACAGCGCCAAAAATAAAAAGAGAACTAAAATCTGTTGATCTACCAGAATCATCAATGCTATGTGACAATCAAGATAAATATCCAAAACATGTTGAATTTTTAAAGAAAAGAGGATTTATTCCAGATGATTTTCCTTTTTTAATATCTAATTCTGTAGTATATAGAAACAGAGTTATAATTCCATTTATTAGTCAAGATACTATAATTGGTTATTCTGCTCGTTCAATTATAGATAATGAACCAATGAGATATATAATGAAAATGACTGTCCCTTTTGTATTTGGATTAGATTTTGTAAAACCAGAATATGAATGGGTTATTCTTACTGAAGGTCTGTTTGATGCTTTGAGTGTAAAAGGATTGGCAGTAATGCATAATGAAATCAATGAAGAGCAAGTAAATTTAATAAATGATTTACGAAAACGAATAATTGTTGTCCCGCATTTAGATAAAGCAGGATTGGTAAATTCAGATAATAGTTTAATTAATGTTGCATTGGATAATGATTGGGACGTTTCTTATCCTGAATGGAATTGCAAAGATATCAATGAAGCATATATAAAATATGGACCGTTGTTTGTTGTTAAACATATTTTAAATATGGCAACAACAAATTATACAACAATAAAATTAAAACAAAAAATGTTAAATAATGAATTAAAAAGCAAGGATGAAAATGAGTAAAATAAATTTACCCACTGAGAAGTGGGACAGAAAATATTTAGGATTGGCAAAATATATTGCAAATGAATGGAGTAAAGATCCTTCAACAAAAGTAGGAGCAGTTTTAGTTAATTATGAATATAATCAAGAGTTTATTGGTTATAATGGATTTCCCAGAGGAGTTGTAGACAGCGAAGATAGATACGATGATAGAGAGTTAAAATATAAAATGATAGTTCATGCTGAGGTAAATGCAATTCTGAAAGCTGGTTTTATTGCTAGAGGATCAACTTTATATGTATATCCTAGTTTTTCAGCTCCGCCAATTTGCAATGAATGTGCCAAATTAGCAATCCAGAGTGGAATTAAATCAATAGTTGGATTTGAACCCAATTGGTTAGATCCCATAGTTCAACGATGGGCAGATTCTATGTCTGTTTCTAAGATGATGTTTGAGGAAGCTGGTGTAACTTGGAGAACAATAAAAGGATAAATTATGGCAATGACAAAAAGTAGTGTAGAAGTTCAAAAAATATTTTTGAATTTTATGTTGAGTAATCCTACTTTATACACAAGGGTTCAAAATATTTATAATGTAGAAAATTTTGATAGAAGTTTAAAATCTGCTGCGAAATTTTTGCAAGAGCATGTCACAGAACATTCTTCCATCCCAACAACTCAACAAATAAATGCAGTTGCAAGCACTGATTTGGAATTGATTGATGGAATAAATGATGGTCACGAACATTGGTTTCTTGAGGAATTTGAGCAATTTACAAGAATTGCTGAATTAGAACGGGCAATTCTTAAATCTGCTGATTTATTGGATAAAGGAGATTTTGGTCCAATTGAAAAGCTTATTAAAGATGCAGTCCAAATTAGTTTAACAAGAGATTTGGGGATCAATTATTTTGATGATCCGAGGAGAAGACTACTGAGATTAAAAGATTCAAATGGTCAAGTAAGCACTGGTTGGAAAGATATCGATAAAGCTCTTTTCGGAGGATTCAATCGCGGAGAATTAAATGTATTTTGTGGCGGCCCTGGGGCAGGGAAAAGCGTTTTCCTTCAAAATCTAGCATGTAATTGGATTCTATCAGGAATGAATGGAATATATGTTACGTTGGAATTGAGTGCTGAATTAGTCGCAATGCGTTTGGATAGTATGATTACTGGAATCAGCAGTAAAGAAATTTTCAAGAGATTGGACGATGTAGAATTACAAGTTTCTATGGCTGGCAAAAAATCTGGAAGATTAAGAATTAAATTTTTGCCATCTGGGAGCACAGTAAATGATATCAGAGCATATGTCAAAGAATTGTCAATTCAAGAAAATTTTAAAGCTGATTTTATCTGCGTCGATTATTTGGATTTGGTAAATCCTGGTTCTTTTAAAGTTGATCAATCTGACATCTTTACAAAAGATAAGTTGGTTAGCGAAGAGTTACGAAATTTTTCAATTGAATTACGATCTTTGTTTGCCACTGCGTCACAATTAAATAGGAGTTCATTTGAAGAAATAGAATTTAATTTGGGTAATATTGCTGGCGGTATTTCAAAAGCTAATTCTGCTGATAATTTATTTGGCATTTTTACAAGCAGAATTATGAAAGAACGAGGAGCCATTCAACTCCAGTTTTTGAAAACCAGAAATAGTTCAGGAGTCGGACAAAAAGTTGATCTTGATTTTAATGTAGATTCACTAAGAATTACTGATTCTACAAGTTCAGGAGAAGATTCTTCGATGGCTGGAAATAATATTTTATCTCAAATTAAAAATGCACCAAAAACAGCAAATGTAAGTTCAACTGAAAATAAACAAGATATGTTAAAAAATTTGTTATCAAGTATTAATAAAAAATAAAATGCCAAAATTAAAAATACCAATTGAATTACAAAAATATGAAAATCCAATGAAATGGGTTAAGGAGAATTGTAATCCAATTTTATTGGAAAATAAAAAATCAAAACATATTTTAATGTATTCTGCTTTGCATCCAGAAGATTCTCCAATTTGTAAATATTCTGGATTAATTAGAAAATATTCAAGAGAATTACAAAAATTTACTGAATGTATATTGGGCAAAAAATGTCAATGTCATAAAGATAAATATCAAGAAATTGTCATGAATCGAGGAAAAACTTGCATGGAAAGATATGGAGTGGCAAACCCAATGCAAGTTGAAGAAGTTAAAAATAAATTGTCAAACACTAATTTAGAAAAATATGGTTTCAAAAATCCATTTAGTAACAAAGAAATTCAAAATAAAATCAAAAACACTAATTTGGAAAAATATGGTTGTGCTAATCCAGCAAGCAACGACACAATAAAAGAAAAAATCCAACATACTTGGAAAATGAATTATGGATGTCACCCTCAACAAACAAAAAATGTTAGAAATAAAACAGAGAAAACTTGTATAGAAAAATATGGAGCAAAAACTCCATTTTTGAATACTAAAATCCAAAATAAAATTAAAGATTCAATGGTGAGCAATTATGGAGTGGAATATGCTCTCCAAAGCGAAGAATTTCAGAAAAAACAACAACATACAATATCCGAGCGATTTTGTTACGATGAAGATATGGAATATTATCCTGAATTAATAAAACGTATGGAAGATTCTATGGTAAAATTGTATGGAGTTCACCGTGCTTTAGAACTGCCAAAATTTATGGATAAATTGAGAATAACAAATCAAAGAAATTACGGATATGAATTCGCAAGTCAGTCTCCAGAAATAAAACTTCAAGTTAAAAATTATTTTTTAAGAAAATATGATTGCGAAAATTATTCTCAATTGCATATAAGTAAAGAATCATTGAATATATTAAATGATCTTTCTAAATTAGAAGAAGTTGTTATATCTAATGGAATTCAAAATTCTTGTGTTAAATTAGGTATTTCCGAAAGCACTTTATATAAGAGATTACGCAAATTGGATTCTTTTGTTTGCAGAGGAATGAGAAGTATAACAGAATTAGAAATAGACAATTGGCTTACAGAAAATAATATTTTATTTGAATCAAATAATAGAACCCAAATTAAACCATATGAACTTGATTTTTATTTCTTTAAATATAATAAAGCCATAGAATTTCAAGGTGACTATTGGCATATGAATCCAACTATTTTTGAAGCTGATGATTTTAATGAAATAAAAAATAAAACAGCATTTGAAATTTGGAAATATGATTTAAATAAATTTGAATTGAGCAAAGCTAAACATATTGATATATTTTATATTTGGGAGTCTGATTGGAACTTAAATAAAGAAAAAATTAAATTGAAAGTTCTTGACTTTCTGAAGCAGTTGTAGTAACATCTAAATATGGAAACAAATAATATTAATTTAATTTTTGAAGATACTGAAAATGTAATTGATAATTTTCGCGGAGAATATAGATTTTTAAGCAATTTTGATATTGGCCCCAAAGATTATGAAATTAACTTGGATGGCGAAATTTATAAAACTGTAGAAGCTGCATATCAAGCTGCGAAAACATTTGATAAATTAAAAAGAAAATTAATTCAGGACGCGCCGACTCCAGGAAAAGCAAAAAAATTAGGGCAAGAAGTATCTATTAGAAAAGATTGGGAAAGTATCAAACTACAAGTTATGTATGATTGTTTAATACAAAAATTTTCTTATCCTTATTTTAAAGAATTATTGCTATCAACATATCCCAAAGTTCTGATTGAAGGAAATACTTGGAATGACACTTTTTATGGTGTATGTAATGGAATAGGACAAAACAATCTTGGAAAATTATTAATGGCAATCAGAGAGAAATTTATAAATGAAATGTAAAAATTGTAGTTCTAATGAACAACTCGAATGCTTGTTCAATCAATTTAGTGATAGTGTCAGTATCAAATGCCCATATTGTGGGTTTAGTAAAACATTTTTATTAAGCGCATATTTATATCAATGCCCGTGTTGCAATTACCCAAATTGTGGACATAATCATAATTAAGGAGAATTAAAATGGAATTAACATTAAGAAAAGCATCTGCTATTCAAGAAGTTATTTTAAGCAAAATTAATAATATTGAATTGAAACCAATAATATCATTAAATGAATTTCAAGATCCCACTTCTGTTATTTTAGTAGCTCAAAATGATTTATTGACATCTCTGGCTAATAAAGTTAAGTTGTGGGATGCTTTCTATGAAATCAGAACATCTTTGGGAAAAGCAAATGCTGATGCTGGAGTTAATTCTTTATTGGCTGATCTTGCGAAATCAGAAAAATTAATTCAACTTTATACAAGCATTACAGCAAAGTCTTCATTACAAGAAAGTTTAGATGTTATCACTGGAAAACTAAAAAAGATTTCAGCCGCATCATCAAATGAATCACGATATGGATATTCAGAAACTGTTAATTCAGGAGTATTAGCTTCTCTAGATGATTTAACGGCCAAGGTAAATTTATTATCTAAAAAGAAGCAAGATTTAAATGATAAATTATTGGAATTAAATATTAAAACTAAAATAGTATTGACTGATAAAACCAATGAAGTATTGGTTAATCTTGGAATTTTATAAAAGATTATAGTCATGTCACTTTGAATGACTATATATCACTCCAAAGGAGATGAGGGTTAGCTTCACTTCCTTGTTTCAGAAATGGAACATATGGATGATCGATTAATCAGCGTGATCTTACCAAAACTAATTTTTTGATTGTTGCTGGTAGGGAATATGCAGATAATTGCTAATTGCTTATAAATTGTTGACAATTGATTATTGTCCTGCTAATTACTTACCTTTGGCGTGATTTATGATAGGAAAATAATGGAAAATAAATTTATTGTAATGTGGGACGAAATTGGGTTGGAATGTATTATTCCTGTTGATATAGAACAAGTGAATAAGTATAGAAATGATTTATTGATAGCTAAATTGGCTGATGACACTGCTCCAAAAAATTCATATCTTGAAAATTTTAGCCTTACTATGGAAATGCTAACAATGCGGGCTAACGTCAATAGTCAAAGAAATTATGAAATTTATATTTTAGATACATCTGAAGATATTAATCAAAAAACATTAGAATTTTATTTTGAAAACAACCCACAAATGATCGTTGATATTATAAGAACAACCGGAACAAAAATATTCGGTTCTGGTAGGGGCAAAAATTCAAAACCAAAAATATTATAAGAACAGAAATAAAAAATTTAAGGATAAAATGACTGACGATCAAATTTTAAATGATATTTTGGCAGATGCCTTAGGCGATGATTCTCAAACACAATCAGAAACACAACCAAAAGATTACTATGACTCTTGTAGACAAACAGCAATCTCCAATGAATCTATTGAATATAGACAATGGCAAATTGGATCAAATGATACTTATCGTCCAGCAGGATTAACACGGGAAGCTTTACCTCCTGGTGTTTATTCATTTGAAAGAGATGATATGGGATTAGTCGTAAAAATTATAAAAGTTATAACAGATTCATTGATTATTTTGCCAGACAACGCCAGTGAAAAAGTATTAATGGGAATGAAAAAGTTTTGGGAAATGGAAAGCAAATATAGAAAACATGGTTTGCTCTATAAAAGAGGAATTTTATTATTTGGACCTCCAGGATCTGGCAAAACTGCAACTATTACATTATTGAGTAAAGATTTATTGGATGCTGGTGGCATTGTGGTTATGTGTGAAGACCCATTTATAACAGCCAAAGGATTGGCAGCAATCAGAAGAATTGAACCAAATAGAAGAATTATTTGTATCATAGAAGATATCGATGAGAATATTCAAAAATATGGAGAGCATGATTTATTGGCATTGCTGGACGGAGAAAATCAAGTGGAAAATATAGTAATGTTGGCAACTACTAATTATCCTGATAGATTGGGAGCAAGAATAGTTAATCGACCTTCTAGATTTGATGAAAGAATTTTTGTTGGAATGCCTTCTGCTGCTGCAAGAAAAATTTATCTTCGCAAGGTGGTCGGAGAAATTCCAGAACTTGATCAATGGGTAAATGATACTGATCAATTAAGTATTGCTCATCTCCGTGAACTTTCTGCTGCTGTCAAATGTCTTGATCAAGATTATGATGTTGTTCTCAGTAGATTAAAATTGATGAAGCACAAACTAAAAGATGTAGATGTTCCTGAAAAGGTTGGATTCTAATATGACAAGAGATGAAAAATATGTAAAAGATCATTGGAAAGAAATCAATGAACATTGGAAAGATAATGATAGTTATGCTCCTGATTTATTCATAGTTAATATAGGAGATGGTCATTTTTATGATAAAGATCCTAACAAAGTTTGGAAGAAAGCTGCTGAGTTTACAAAGGATACTGAAGAAGAGTTAGAAACATTAAATTATGCAACTAATTTAGTCGAAGGAATGAATAATAAATTTAGTTCTCATACTGATATAGCAACTAGTTTATATATTATTAGTTTACTTGCTAAAAGAAAGAAAAAATTAGAAGTTGGATCGTTAAAATAAATCTACAAAGCAAAAAGGCAACCAATTAATTGGTTGCCTTTTTGCTTTGTAGATAAATACTAATATGAAAACTGATACCAAATCTTTACTTGAATCTCTTATAGATATTTCTCCTTCCAAAGACAATTCATTAATTATTGAAAGTCGCGGATCACATATTATAGCAAGTGCAATTTCATTATTGGAAACAATAAATGAGTGTTATGGTGAAGAAAAAGCACTGGAGATGGAGAAGAGATTATTGAGTTCTATTCGTTATAAAAATACTGGAAAATTTTCACGAGGAATTCGCCAAATATCAGAAGGAAAAACAATATGATAAATGAAATTCAATTACAATATGGAAAATCCAATAAATCAGTTCAAGTACCAAATCCTATAGTTACAGAATTAAAAAATGTTGTTGATAGATGGGAAACTGACCAATTGGAAGATGTGATGATTAGTGAAAGAAAATTAAAAGAAATTTTGGCCAATATTAAAAATACAAAACATAAAGTATCAGAAGCTAAGAATAAAGAAAGAGTACTACTATCCACGATAGCCAAATTAAAACAATAAGAGAGCAACTATGTTATTTGAATTTTTAATTAATGAGTCAAAAGCCTTCAGAAACGAAGAAACATTGCAAAAATATACTTCACAAGAATTGAGTGATATATTGTTTACGATGTTATTGACTCTGCAACTGTTGCATATTGCTCACTTCAATAAGGATATAGATAGATATGCGACAGAAACTTTGAAATATCCAATGTTTGATAGAGTGTATCTTTCAGGTTCAGACATGGCCAATATTATTGCAACTTTAAGAAACGCGAAAGAAATTCTTGGAGATAAAAACGTTGATATTCCTGTAATGGAATTAAAACGTTGGTTGCGAGATATGCATTATAAAACAATGGATGATACTTTGAAAAGAATGTTATTTGTCAAACTTCAAAATAAATTAAAGATAAAAGATAGCGCATTAACTTCTTTGAGAAGAGATATTCTTGATTCATATGATTTATCATGGAGTCAGAAAAAACGTTTTGGAGAAAAACTTTATCAAATACTGAGAAAATATCAATATAAGTGCGATATTTTGGTTTTATTACAGAAATTGATGGATAGCAGAGATGAACTGAAAGAGCATATAATAAAATTACCTTCTGGAAAATATCAACTCAGGTCAGTTAAGAAAAACAAGAAAGGCAAGACAAGAAATCTTGGAACTTTTGATAGTAGAGGCGCTGCTGAAAAACATGAATCAGAAGTAGAATATTTCAAGAACAAATAATATATTAGTTGCAGTGTTATCAGCACTCACCAATTCAGAGTACGCCAGCTATAGATTTGTACATATGAATTTGCTATAGAGAAGATAATAAAGAAAAATTACTTAAATTACTGAAATAAAAATGGAGCCAATTTAATTGGCTCCATTTTTGGTTATTTGGTTGAATTAGAAAGTGAAATTGGCTGCGGTTACTGCTGAAAGATTAACATTAGCAAATCCAACTGTTGCATTACCAACTACATAAACTCCGAGTCCCTGAATTGCAGTTGTTAGATTTGTTACGTTTGCAGCATTGACACCAGAAGTAAACATTCTGACACCAACGTTAGAGTTTGCGCCATTTGCACTAATAAGTGCAAGATTGGCTGTTAAATTTCCGAGAACTTCGATGGTGGCAGTCTGTTCAATTGTTTGAATAACTGCTGGCCATGCGCCAAGAGGACCAGTGCTAGTTAGAATACCACCGCCGTTGGCTCCGAAGTTTAGTTCAATACCATCAACTGCTTTTCCAAAAAACGCACCAGCATTACCATCTGGGGTTGGATTTACTTTAGGGAATTGTGCCATAATATTATATCTCCATACTACATTATAAGTTTTGAATCTCTCGATTCATTAATAGTATTTATACAAAGCATTAAAAATTTGCTATTTAACTCAAAAACTTAGTGTGATAATATATCATCTACTTTTTCAACAAATTTTTCGGTTTTGTTTGATAATTGCTCTTTCCATTCTGAAACTAACTTTCTCATTTTATTTGGATTGCGATCTGACCAATAATATCTTCCAGAAAGAGAATCATTATTGCTTTCTTGTTTTTGATTATACCACAAACGATGCTTTCCTTTAGTATCATTTTTTCCTTCAGCAACTACAGTTGGGTGCCATATATGCAAAATTTGGCCAGCCAAAGTTTTATGAGGACTATATAAAGTATCCATAGCCGTCATTGCTGCATGATCTTCTCCTCCCCAACCACGGAATCTAATATCCCAGCCGCCAACTATTTCAAATGCTTCTTTTGACATAAGTTGAATCATTGCTCCATACCAATGACCTATTTGTGAAGAAGGAGTACCTTTAAATGCTGTTTTATTTAAATATTCATAATCTTGCAAAGTGGAATTCAAATAAAATTGACTCTTTGGGTTAGAATTTAATAATTTTTCTGATGCTTCTTCAGTTAAACGAAATAGTTTTCTATAAGGAACAAACCATAACTTAAATCCTTTCTTTTTTGCTAATCTAATTTCTTTAGCACACGTAATTATTGAATCGGCTGATATATATGCATCAGCATCTATAATTACAAAAATATCTCCATGTGCTTTACTAGCAGCATTATTTACTGCCACTGATTTTGAAAATGGCAAAGAATTTAACTCTGCTTCTTTATCTTCCCCAATAATAATTTCTGCACCTGGCAAACACTTCTTCCAATATTGATTTAACCAATTCCAGTTTTTTGATCTTTGGTCATTTTTGTCAGCAGAATGAAAAGGAACTAAAATACTAATACCATTCCCTTTTCTTCGTAATAATTTTGAAATAAAAAATTTAATATTTTTCATAAATATTCCTCAATTCTATAAATGCATCATATATTTCAAATTTAACATCATCTACTCGATTGCGATCAGCTTCAATCATTTTTCCGATTTCAAAAGGACAATGTATAGCAGCATTATAATCAAGAAATTTAAAAATACCTCCGTCATTTTTTAAAGCATTACATTCTTCGACGCGACGAGGAATTCCTATAGAATCAGCAACAATCATTCCATGCAACGATGAAGTTACAATTCTTCTGCATGATGCAATTTCTTCAATTACAGTTAAAGGATCATTCATTGGGTGTATCACTTTACAAGTAAATTTCTTTGGAATAATATTAAGAAATTTTTCAGCCAATTCAGTATCTTGCCAATGAGGTACTATACCCAAATCCCATTTTTTTTCTTGGTACTGAATAAGTTCATTTGATAAAATTGCTGGATCACCCAAAGCAAAATTTCCTGGTATATTTTTAGATGACAATGGCCCGCGCAGGGCCAGAATTTTTATGTCATTAGAACAAGGATTAAATTTTAGTTTTGAAGATTCTCTCAATAATCCAGATCCCAATATGATACCTTTCCAATTTTCTGGAACATGTTCAAGTATAGACCCAACAGAAATAATATCAGCATTCATAATGGGAACCCATTGAATGTTTTCTAAATAAGCAAATCTAGTCAACAGCAAAGGAGTTAGCCCATCTCCAAAATTTTCTACTTTCTTCCACCAATATACTTTTGTTTTTTTGTGATTTCTCATCAAATCTCCCAACAATATTTAATCATTATATGATTATTTATGTGAATAATCAGATTTTAACTTCATAAATATATGCATGATTGTGAAATTTTATACGTTAATTGATATAACTAAAACAAATGTAACAAGAAATTTTAAATCGCAGGGATCATTATTGTCTCAGCGAGAATGGGATTTTTTGCGCAATAAGCAACGAAATTGGGAAGTAGTTATACAATTGTTAGGATTAAGATTTCAGCCAATGAAAATTTCTGATCCAATAAAATTAATAAATCAAAATTATAATGATTATTCTTTTGGTAATGCTTTTTCTGAAGTAAAAAATTTATCTATATGGAAATTTTATTGTAACTATGACATAGAAACATCTATAGATTTTTTAATATCTGATTTCAATGATATTCCAATTATAAGTGGATTGGATGAGACGATTACTTTAAATAATTCATGTTTCACTACAATCAATGAAAAAACAAATTTGTTAGTAAAAGTATAAATATATATATAGATGTAGGACGAGGGCTATAATGTCACCAGAATTAGAAAAAACAAACTTAGAAGTCCACATAGAACTAACAAAAATTCGGGATCAAGCAACATCAAAAGCTATTGAAGATATCAATGATAAAATAACAAATATTCTTGGAGAAATTATAAATTTAAAAAAAGATATAAATATACTAAATGAAAAGAGAAATTCACAAATTATTCATGTTGGAGCAGCAATTATTACACTATTGTTGGGTATGTTAGGAGCATTACTAATAAAAGTATTAATTCCTTTGTTTTTGGGGAAATAGGACAAAATATGTTATTAACTGATTTTAAAAATAACGTTACGATAAATGATTTGAATTCATTATTGCAGGAATATTTTAACTATGATATTCCGTTAGAAAAACTGAATATATCAATAGCTATAAATTTATTAGAATCTTCTCGAAAAAAAATTAATGAAGTTAAAAATAGTGAATTATTTCATACGAGTGAAAATAGTCCCTCTTATCTTGGATTACTAACTACCGAAAAATTGTTGGAAGCTTGGATTGATGCATCTCAAATACACACAGAAGATATTATTAAATTACGAGGAAAGAGCTATTATTTTAGTGGCGGCGATGGCGGCGATTGGTATAGAGTTAATAAAACAAGTGATGGAAAAATAGTTTCTAAAATAGTTACTAGCGGTGATATAATTTCTGATTTAAATAATGCTAAAGAAGATAAAGATGAACTAAAACCAGAATCAAAACCTGAAGTTGGAGATCAATCAGAACAAGAACCAGAGCAAACACAAGTAAATAATGTTGTGCCAAAACAAGTAGATTCAGTTCCAACAGAAAATAATCAAGATTGGAAAGATCATGCAACAAATAATATTACTCCTGCTGCTTCTCACGTTGCAAATTTTCTAGGTGCAACAGTTGGAGCATTTAAAGCTGGTTTGAAGGGAGAAGGAATTCATAAAGATTGGGGGAAAATGCTACCGTCCGTTAATCCAAAAAATATGAAGGAATTGAAAGGTATTATTGATAAGGATTTTTTAAATCAAAACACATTTTCAAAATTAAAAGCACCACAAAAAAGTACACTTGAAAAATTTTTCGCATCAATGTATACTCCTGGAAAAATAATATCACATGATGATGTGATAAATACAATCAAGAAAAATAAGTTATTCTCCAATATTCCACCTGATGTAAAAGCACAAATTGCTGCTATTTCTTCAGTGTTAAACAAATTTGCACAAAAAACTAATGAAAGCATCATAAAAGACAAAGCAATAAATATGTTGTATGAGAATTTTAATTCTAATATTTCTTATAATTCTTTTTCAAAACAGCAGGCCAAATTAATTTTAGAAGATGTATTTGATATTATTGAAGAACTTCATGAAAATAAGCAATATAATAATTCATTAGAAAAAATGATTAAAACTGCTAGATCAGTTATTGATTATATTAGAGAATAATATATGATAATTTGTAACACAAAAATTTTATAAAGCGATCAATTATTGTTCATAACAATTTTAGATAAATACATTATGGAATTAAATATTTAACAGATTCAGGAAAAATATATGAAAAAATTGGTTGAAAATGTAATTAAAAGTAGAGCAAGACAGATGTTACGAGAAGGCGAAGTAGAGAATGCTGAGTCTGTATTGGCTGCTAAAGATTTGGTTGATCGCCTTCAAGATACTATTGAAGAACTTGGAAAAATGTCTAATGATGAATTGCCCCATCTTGTTGACGCCATCAGAAGCAGTTTAGGAACTGACAAAGCTACAGCTTATCAGCAATCCGCTAGTTCTGTAATAAATTCTTTGCTTGATTCTGTTAAAGAAAAGAAGACTGAATTAGAAAATGCAACGCTTGTTCTATCAGGTGATGCAACTGCTGATACTTCTTCTGATTTAACATTACCTGATGATGAATCTGGGGAAGATGTTCCAGAAATGGATTCAGATGCATTAGATAATGATTTCGCTGAACCATCTAAGACAAAAAATCCACTTGGTCGTGAACAAAGAATGCCAGCAAAAGAAAGTCTTCGTAGAAAATTTAATAAAAAATTAAATGAAGGGTTGGCGGAATCAAAGAAAATGCTGAATGCAAAGATTATTGCAATTTCTGAAGCTTTGAAGAAGACAGATAAAAAGAAAAAGCCAATTGTTGCAAAAAGACTGGCTGAAGCATTGAGAAGTCTTGTAACTGAAGCGATTAAGAAAGAAGCTAAAGATATAAAAAAAGTAAAAAAATTAGATAAGAAGAAAAAAGTAACAGAAACACGAGTTGCAGCCACAGTTGCAGCAAAAAAGAAAGAACAACCAGAAAAATATTGCAAAAATAAGACCTGTTTATATAGAACTGATGCAGATTATTGTCCAAAACATAAACAAACAGAAAAGAAATAATATAGAGGAAAAATGAAATTTATTTATTTGAGTATTGTTGGCTTATTATTTTCGATTTCTATGTTATCTGCTCAAAATATTTCACCAAAGCAAATTAAATGGCCTCTTATTACCGGTAGTGGTTCTCCCAGTGTTGTTGGGGCCATATGTAACTCTTCTAATTATGCTCAATCATATCAAGATATATCTGAGACTCCAAATGTTCGTTATCATTGCTCAACTGATGGATGGGAATTGGAATTTAATATCACCCAATCAGGAATAGAGTATTTGCGCCCAACAGTCGATACTAATAACCCAACATTAGTTGGAAATATAACCGGTACTTGTAGTGGTATTGGATTTAATGAAGTAGCAATAGGTCCATTAGATGCTGTATATACTGGAAAATCTGGCAACGGGCCAGTTGGACCATCAGCAACTCAAACCATAACAGGATTAAGTACATTGCCTACATATGGAGGATCTTACACTTCTATAATATTTTCAAATTGGCAACCAACAACCAATACTTACAACGGATTAGTACTGAATGTTGTTGCAGAAACATCAGGTGGGTTTGGAACAGGATCATGGTTAGCATATAGTACTGATGGTGGGGTTACTTGGAATTATGATCATATAAATGGAGGCGCTTTATTTCCAACATTAACAACTAGATCGTTTATCATTACTGGGGCTACACTTTCTAATCTTCAAGTATCTATTTGCGCTGAAGCTAATGGTACTTTGTCGTCTCATAATACAACCAATACAATTGAAGATGTGTGGACTACTGGAACCTATGGTGGAAGTGTTGTTAAAGCATCGTTATTTCAATCTTCTATAATTTATAGTGCTGCATTAACTCCATTGCCAGCATGTTCTTCTTCTTTGGTTGGATCACGAGCAGTGGTCAGTGATGCAACGATTCCTACATATATGGGAACTTATGCAAGCGGTGGAGCAATTACAGCAGAAGTGATATGTAGTTATGATGGAAGTTCATATGCGTGGAAAACAAATTAAATCGGAGTTATTCAATGCCTCAAAATAATAAAAAAATTGATCCAATTTTGAAAAATACTTTAATTTCAGTTCTTGCTTTTTTAAAACACAAAGCAGAGGATAAAGGATTATCTCCAGTTATTAGTGTAACCAAACTAGTTGATTTGCTTAAATCTTCTGGAATGACAATTACTTATCAACAATTATTGGATATGACTCATGATCAATCTATTTCTAAATCTATTAAATCCATCAATAAAAATCAAGTAACAATTTCTTTGGGAGGAGAGGAAAATGAGGAGCAACCATTGCAAGATTTTGGTGGAGAGCCAGAAAGCAGCGAAGATGAATTTAATCCAGATGATTTTCAAGCTCCTGAAGAAGATGAAGAGGGAGAAAATCCAGAAGCTGCTCCTGTTGAAAATGAAGCTGAACCGAATCAATATGGAAGACAAAAGAGCATAGTTGGCTCAATGGCTCATAGAGCTATGTCTCGACCAGATTAATTAAATAACTCTTGACTTTTATGTATAACTTGTTATAATTAATTTATGTTAGTAGAAAAATTCCCATATAAACAATTATCTCGTGATACTATCAATGGTAAGAGATTTTATTCTTGTCCTGATGGTAGAAAATTGCCCAGCGTAACAACTATTTTATCTGCAACAAAAACCTCAGAAACACAAGAAGCATTAAATAATTGGAAAAATAGGATTGGTAAAGTCAAAGCTGCTGAAGTATTGGTAGAATCATCTGGAAGAGGAACACGCCTTCACTCTTTTTTGGAAAAATATATTTTAACTGGAAATACTGGAATCCCTGGAACGAATCCTTATTCGATTCAAAGTCATAGTATGGCAAATCATATAATTAAAAATAGTTTATGTAATGCAACAGAATTTTATGGCTGCGAAATTGGATTATTTTATCCAACTATATATGCAGGATCAACTGATTGTATTGCATTATATGAGGGAGAAATAGTAATCTTGGATTTTAAGCAAAGTAATAAATTAAAAAAAGAAAGTTATTTAGATGAGTATCGCGCACAACTTTGTGCATATATGTTGGCGCATGATGAACTATATGGAACAAAAATAACTCGTGGAATTAATATGATTTGCACCCCAGATTTACAATATCAACAATTTGAAATTAATAAACATAATTATAATAAGTATGCCGACTTGTGGTGGGAAAAATTAGAACAATATTATGAACAGGAGATTCTCAATGGCGAATGATAAAATTAAATGGCTGGGAAAACCTGAAGAAAGAATTTTAAGCATTAGGAAATTTAGAAAATATATCGATACAATACCATTCCATCAAGCAGTTAAATTTACGCAAGAAAATTGGATCAATTGCCCAAGAATAAATAATTTACAGTTTGATATTACTGAAGTGGACCAATGGCCAACTCCTTGGGAATTATTTGGCAACTCAGTATTTTGCCAAAATTCTCAAGTGCTAGGAGCATTTTATACATTAATTTTAAGTAAACACATTGACGTTCATACAATTGAATTGATCATTGTTGATGATATTATTAATGGTGTCAAAGGAGCAATTGTTTTAGATAAAAGCCCATTGAAATTGATTCAAGGAACACCATTAAAAACAATATCAATATCTGACTTAACAAACAAATTAGGAGAATAAATATGGAAGATGAAATTTATAGTTTTAAACTTACAACTGGAGAAGAAATTATTTCAAAATTAATAGGAGAACATTGGAACAATGATTATCTCATTTTGGATGAACCCAGAACATTAATGATGGGACAAAATGGAAATTTGAGTTTAGCTCCAGTATTATTTTCGGCTGACCCCACGCATCATATATTTTTATCTAAATCTGCTATTGCTTGCTGGTCTAAATACATTAGAGAAGAATTAAAAACTGGATACTTGAGTTCAGTATCAAAATTGGTAATTCCAAATAAAAATATTATAATGGGGTAATATGCCTTCTTTGGCTAGAATAACTGATAAAGATAGTAATGGGGATGCTATTACTAACGCATCGCTGTCTGTTATATGCGATAATCTTTATGCAGCCAGAAAAGGAAGCATATTGTCTGGTGGAGATTCTATATTAAGTGGGAGTTCATCAGTTAATATAGAAAATCAACCAGCAGCTATTGTTGGATCGAAAACTAAAAAAGGTTATACTATAATTAAAGGAAGTCAAACAGTATTTGTGGGGAATTAAATGAGTAATTCATTGTCAGGTTTTCAAATTATGGCCGCGCAAGGTTTATTAAATGGTAATGGATTGGCTCCTCCAAATATTTCAGCAAACCTTGCGTTATATAATTCGTTTGCTCCTGTAAATAATTTTATTACAATTTATAATAATGCAAATGCAGCCAATGTAACTTTGCCAAATACATTATTATTGCAAAGTATTGGAGCTAATACATTTCCTCATATTTTTGGGCAAGTACCGTTTGATTTTAGTTCTGCTTTGACTCCAGGACTTTTATTTAATAAAATACCACCTAGAATTTCTTATTGGTTCGGTAATGTTGCATCCAATAGTATTTTAATACAAGTTTTAAATCAAGCACAAGTTTATTCACAGCAATCTTCTGATTTAATTAATAGTGCAGCATCTACTCAATGGCCAAATGGTCCTTCTTCAACTGCTTCTGGAGGATTTTCATCAATTGCAGGAAATAATATAACTGCTGTATCATTAGCTTTTCAACAATTGGGTACATTGATGGATATGTCTGTTCCATTAAATGGATTTAGTAATGCTGGATGTTTTAAACAAATTTTGGATTCAGGTAATGATAGTATAGGAAACTTGCATTTAAATTTTTTTGGAAAAACTTTCATTGATCCAATAACAGGAAATTCATATATTATTAATGCTGATTTACTAAATTTAATAATTGATAATCCAATGGGAAGAAACGATGATGATTCATTTCAAGTTGTTGCTCTTAATCCATTGGATTTATTGCTGGGAACTATGGCAAATTCTGCTTTAACTGCAACTGGTGACTTGGATGCTGTTGTAACATTTTTTAAAATTAATGGTTCTGCTGCATCATTAATAAATCAGTGGACTGATTGCTTAAATATTCCGTTCATGCTTGGAACACAAGCAGCTACAGAAATTAGAACATCTTTAAATTTAAATTCCACTGATATTTTTGATGCATATGATTTTATAAAATTACTAATTTCTAATATTAAAGGTCTAAGTAATTTAATATCATTGGCTGATCTGGGAACAATAATGAGTCATATTTCTTTATTGCCAAACTCAAATTTATCAGCAATGATTTCTCCATTATCAAATACAGATTATAGTAATTTGCAAGCGACTATGGGAAAAGGTTCAGGGGCCAATGGCAATCCAACTGTTGCTGATATATTGGGATCTACGAATCTAAATGATGCATTAGTTAATACAATGATTGGCTTTTCTCCATTACTTATTACTTCTTTATGGGCTAATATAAGTTCAGACACTGGAAATATAGCAAATGCATTATTGCATGGAATATCTTCTCCAGTGTTTTTAAGTAATGGAAATTCTTATACTGATATAAACTCACTGAGTTCAAATGCTGTAATATTAATAAATCAAGAATCTTTAACATTAACTAACGAAGTGTCGAATCCAAATTTATTTTCAGACTATAATGGAATAGCAGAAACTCATAATAATAGTATTTTACTATCCCCAATTGATGGCGTTGATACTTGGGATTTAACACCAGATAATATTTCATTATCTGGATTTCCTCAGCAATTAGCTTCCATGGCAATAGAAAATGTAGAAATATCTGGATTAGATGTCATTATTCCTTTATTTGACTCAACTGTTGTTGGGCAAGCATTAAATGCAATTGTTATTGAAGCTATTAATAATAGAGCATTATCTAATGCTGGATTAATGGGAAGTAGTTTCGATGCAAATCCAACAACTTTGGCAACTTCTCCAACCGGCACAAATACTATAGGTGGCGGCAGAATAAAATAATTCTTGACTTGCTTAACTATTTGTGTTAAAATCATTAAATGACTAGAAAATACATAAATCTCGCAATATTGGGAAGTTTTTTGCTTTTTGGGATGACTGTTAAAGCAGAAACTTATACCTCTAAAGACGTAACGTGTCTAGCCTCTGCCATTTATTATGAAAGCAATGGAGAACCATTAAAAGGGCAATATGCAATTGGTGAAGTTATTATGAATCGACTTCACGCAAGAATCTCAAACTCAATTTGTGGAATTGTTAATCAGCATGTTGGCAAGCATTGGCAATTTGGATTCAACTCTCAAAAAAATAAAAGAATTCCAAATAATCATCTTGATTATTTTTTAATGATTGCTCAGCATGTAATAGATGGGTCAGACAATTTGATTTTGCCCAAATATGTTCTATATTTCAATAATCTTCCATTTCACTCTAAAAAATATCATTTATACTGCAAAATAGGACACCAATTATTTTTCGTAAAGCATTGAAAACAATAACTTTAAAAAATAGTTGACATTTTTAATTTTTTGTTGTAATATTTAGATATGAATGATACTGACTCAAATAAGAAAATCGTGAATGTCAATCAGATTGTCGAAGCAATCGAAAAAGCCAATATTGTACTCGAACGAGCGAAAGCCTCTGGAAATGTTGAAGCAATTTCCACTTGGACTCGAATCTTGGCTAGTCTTCAATGGCGCTGGCGTGATGCTAAAATTGAAATGGATACTCATGGTAGATATTCATTTCAGTAAAAGATAATATGACCAAAACGCTAACCTATATTGTGTTGGCATCAAAATGGCGTCAATTTAAGAATGAAGATAAACTTTGGGAACTGTCTTTGGAAAATATTGAAAAGTTTCTTGAAGAAAGATTGGCAAAATAATGGAATATAAAGAATTAGTATTATCTGTATATTCTGATGCTAAAATAGTAAACATTACAGGACAGCATCGCCATGATTTACGAGATGTAACTCAAGAAAATAGCAATTTTGTTGGAATAAAGACCGCAAGAAAATATCTTGCTTATGGATACGCCTGCGGAAGCGAAAATGAACTTTGGCATCGAGTATGGATTAGAATACAGCAAGAATTGGAAAGAAAGCTTTCAAAATGAAATCTTATAAAGCAAGAATTTTACAAATTTATCCAGGTGCTTTATTAATGGCTTCTATGGACGGCGAAGGACTTGTTTATATTGTTGATACTTATAAAGGCGCTTTTTCTATTTTAATATTTCGGAATGCTTTTTATGATCAGAAGCTATTTGAAGAATATAAAACATCAATATGGAAGAGTTTATGGTTAAGACTTCAAGAAGAGTTGGAAAACAAACTAGCAGAATGAAAGTTTTGTCAGTTTATCCAACTGCTATTCGTGCAGAATTATCTGGCTGGATAACCATTTGGGATGGAAATGGTACTGGAATGTTGGCAAAATGTTATCCATATGAAAAGACTAAAGCTTGGGATTTTGCTTGGGAAGAAGTTAAAAAAAGATTGGTGAAAAAATTGGAAAAATGAAAACTGCTGAAGATCGCGTTATAAAAATGTTTCGTACTGCTTATATTTCCATTCACGAATGGGAAGTGTCCATATGGAGTGGATGTGGAAAGGGACGTTTTGCAACAGTAAAACGACAGCCAATTCTCGGAGAATTATCATTGGCAGATGACACCAAAAAAGCTTGGGAAATGGCTTGGGATAAGATTCAAGAGGATTTAATACAGAAATTGTCTGAATAATGGCAGGCAAGATGCTGAAAACAAACGATTTGTTTACTATTGACATTTAGTGCAAGATTTGATATACTTTATATAGTGAAAGAGGATATAAACGATGAATATTCAAGGACTTGTGAGCCAATTGAATGAGCAACTTCAGACTGCGCAGAAAGATTATTATGTTGGCACTCCATCAATTTCTGATGCTGAATATGATGCATTGGAAGTGCAGTTGATTGCTCTCGTTGAAACGAATCCTCAGTTTGCTTCGATTGCAACCGTGTTAAATTCTGTTGGCGATTCAAAAAACTCAGAAACTCGAATCCTTCACGACCGACCAATGCTTTCAATCGAAAATTATTATACTTCAGAAAGTTTTTGTGAAGCTGCCAAAAACTATGGTTATTTTCTTTTGGAAGAGCCAAAGCGAGATGGAATTTCTTGTGAATTGAAGTATGAAAATGGCAAGCTTTATCAAGCTGTCACTCGCGGCGATGGCGAAGCGGGCGAAGATATGACTGCTCAAGTTAAGCATTGCAAAGCAATTCCTCAAACAATTTCAGTAAAATATAATGTTCGTGTTCGCGGAGAATTGGTTATGCGTAATTCAGAATTAGCGCGAATTAATTCTCTTGGTGGAAAAATTCATTCCAACACAAGGAATTTGACAGCCGGTACGATGAAACAAAAAGATTTGAGTGTTGTTGATTCTCGTGAAATTATTTTGGTTCCATGGGATTTGTATTCTCCCACTGAAGATGCAAAACTTCCTGATAGTGCATATGATCGCATGAAGTTGACTGAATCTTTTGGATTCCCAAAGTATGAAGGTGTTCGCATTCCCAGCGCAGAGATTCATTCAACACTAGTATCTTTGCTGGCTACACTAAAGAATTCAGATATTACTGCTGATGGAGTTGTGATTAAAGTTGATAGTCACAAGCTTCGCAATAAGCTTGGTGTTGGAAACAAGTATACAAAGTATCAGCATTGCTTTAAGCCGCAGAATCTTGCTGCTGAAACAACATTGCTTTCAATCGAATATGGTCTTGGTCGCACTGGAAAGATTACGCCAGTTGCAATTCTCGCTCCTGTAAATCTTGGCGGAGCAATGATTTCCCGCGCTACTCTTTGCAACGAAACATATATGGAAAATTTGGGAATTATGATTGGAGCGACTGTAAAAGTATTGCGCTCTGGAGATGTGATTCCATTTATTTGTGGTGTTGTGAATTCAAAGAATGCAAAGCCATATGTTTTCCCAACCACTTGCTTGTCTTGTGGAACAAAGTTGAAGACTGATTTGACTGCGAAGATTGTTCAGCGTTTTTGTGAAAATAGTGCTTGTCCTGGAAAAGCTGCGGAGCAGTTTGCATACATTTCTCATCGTGATACTTTAGAAATCGATTGTCTTGGCGACAGTATGGCAATTGAACTTGTTGAGCATAAAATTGTTGATATTGCAAATTTATTTGAATTTGGTAATGATATTATTTCTAGTCAAAATAGAAACCACGGCTATCCTACAACAAATGATTTGGCAAATACATATGGTTTTCGCTCTGGTGTAAACATTCTCAAGATGGTAAAGAGTTTGGAAACAGCCAAAAAAGCAACTTGGGATCGCTGGTTTGCTTCTCTTGGAATCGAAAATATTGGTCATTCTCTTGGAAAAGATATTGCAATTGCATTAAATCTTACTTCAGAAGATATGAAGTCATTGCCAAAATTGCTTCTCAACTTGCCTGCATTAAATTTAAATAAGTTGGGGCCAGTTAAGACTGGCGCTATTATTGATTGGGCCAAGAATGCAAGCAATATCACTCTTTGCAATCGTCTGTATAATGCTGGAGTTCGCCCAAGTGTAAAAAATGTTCCTGTAGTTGCTTCTGGCGCTAAGTTGTCTGGTATCAAATTTGTAGTAACAGGCACTCTTTCAATTGGAACTAGAAAAGAAATTTCTGCTCAGTTGGTTGCATTGGGTGCTGAAGAATTGAGCGCAGTATCTTCGTCTTGTAATTTGCTTGTAGTAGGAGAAGATGCAGGAAGTAAATTAGAAAAAGCACAAAAGAAAGGAATTAAAATTGTTGATGAAAAATGGGTCAAGGAAGTTTTGGGACTTTAATTTGAAAGGAAATATAATGGCGTATTAAAAAGCTTCAAAAACTGGTCCTATTGCTGGCACAGTAGTTTGTGCAACTGGAACTTTTGAAAACTGATTGTGTGCTGAAGATATTAAATGTTGAATAGAAGATGAGGGAGCAATTTTATGTAAGTGTCGTTACAGATAAATGTACTTTATTGATCGCTAGAAAGCTGGCCAAACAACTGCAAAAAGCGATTGATAAGGGAATGAAAAATGGTATTGTGATTATATGGATAAGAAATATTCAGAGGTAATATAATATGAAGAAATATATTTTTTTAGGATTACTTTTATTTACAGGTTGCGGCCATAACAAATTAATGAAGATGTATGGATATTTTTATATTCAACCGAATTATGGGACTTATGTTGTAATGTTATCAACTAGTGATGGATATGATAGTGATGGAGATGTTACTGTAACCAAAAATCTTTCTTTTGAAGAAGCAACAAATGTATGCAATAATTTAAATAAAGACTTGTCTCAGAATATAAATGTTGGCCTTAAATATAAAGATAAATAACATCGTTACAAGAGTTAATATGAATGGAGAAAATTTATGAAGAGATATTTTTATATTATTTTTATTCTAATTTTTTCTACTCACTATGCTTACGGAAGACCTGTGCATCATTCGCGTGGTCATTCTATAAATCATTTATTATTGCGTTCATTCATTCATTCATTCTGGAACCCAATGTTTCCTCCAAGTCATGCATCATTGATTCGACAGAACAAAGAAATAGACAGGATTGGCCTTCATCGTATCAAGAATGATAAAGAACTTACAGAACTTGTCAATTCTGGCGCGTTGGTTCCTCTTCCTCTTAATTCACATTTGACTGTAGATCCTCGTCTTCCAGTAAATAGACGATATTGCAGACCATGGACAGCAGAATTTCTTACTAATTTAAGTGATGATTTTTATGCCAAATTTGGTTCTCCAATTAGAGTAAATTCTGCTGTCAGAACAGTAGAAGTACAAAAGAAGCTTTTAAAATATAACCCAAATGCTGCCCCAATTTCTGGAGATTCAGCATCTTCTCATTTGGCAGGACTCACTGTAGATTTGGAGCGTAAGAATTTAACTATAGAGCAAGTTAGATTTATTGAAGTTAAATTATTGCCATTGCAAAATCAAGGACTTATTGAAATTGAAGAAGAACATCGTGAATTATGTTTTCATATTATGGTATCAGGCCGGTATGGAGATTTTTCAGAATCAAATGAAAATTTTTATAATTTAAACTAAATATTTAGAGGATTCAATGAAAAAATTATTTATTGCCATTGCCTTGCTCAATCCAATAATTGGATTGAGCCAAAATTTATCTTTTCCAACTGATGAAGAAATATTAAATGTAATTTCAAATGAAGAAACAAGTATTAATAATTATGAAACTTTTTTAAATACACATTCTTTATTAATTGATGCCAATGTAATAGATGAAAATAAAAAAGAAATAAAAGCTATTCGTTATGAAATTTCATATTATAAAACCCATGGTGATAGTGCAATTTTATTAGTTTCATTACTATCTTCTATAGATGATTTAACATTATCATCTTCAATAACTCGATCAGACATTATTACCAATGGAATAGGATATTTGGGGAAAGATAAAAATAAAGTATCAGAATGTATTGAAGCTGCCAATTTAATTTTAAAAGATCAAAAACTATTACTTGACTCCTCAGTTGATTTATTACAACTGACTTTAAAATATGTTGCAGTTGAAGAACTTATAATAAGTAGCAAATCATCCATTAAAAATAATAGTTAAAAGGATTATATGAATTTTTTACAAACAAATGGTGATGAGTGCAGTGTTACTGCATTGGATATTTTATCTGCTGCATTCTTTTTTAAAGGAATGGTTTTCGGGCAAATTGAACGAGATATTCCAGAAACATTCATTATTATGGCTGACGATCAAAATAATACATTTGAATTAATTACTACTGATAATTATATTGCTTGCGTTCTATCTGAATTGGAAGAATCAATAAATGAAAAAGGTTGGAGGCCAATTGCAATCGAATTTTGTGAAGATGACGAAGATTTCACTATGATTGATTTGCATTATTTTGGTGATCCTTCAGAAAAAGATATTGCATTGATTAATTCAATGTTTACAGAAGATAAGGAAAAATAATGAAAATATTTTCTATTGGTACTCGCAGTATGCTTTTTGGGGCACACTGCTTCTTTTTACACCCGTGGTTTGTAGCATTTTCTTGGTATAAACTTTATGGTTTTCCATTTGATCCCAGATTGTGGGTTGCATTTTTCTTTCATGATTTCGGATATTTTGGAAAAACCAATATGGATGGTCCAGAAGGCGAGACTCATCCTGAATTTGGTGCAAATATAATGACATTTTTATTTGGAGAAGAATGGGGAGATTTTACGAGATATCATTCTCGTTATTATGCCAAAAAGAATGGTAAGCCAGTTTCAAAATTATGTTTTGCAGATAAACTTTCATTTGTTTACACTCCAAGATGGCTTTATTTACTTATGGTTACTTTAACAGGAGAAATTTATGAATATTTGGAAAATGGAAAATCTGCTGATAATGATCATTGGAAGCCAACAGGAGATGATGCGAAAGTGTGGCATTCTCAATTAAAATCTTATTTTATAAAATGGGTTAATGAACACCGAGATGGGGTAGAGGATACTTGGACTGCTAAAAGACATTTAGGAAAAGAATAACAATGGTGAAAAACAACAAGTACTATTATTTTAAATGATGTATTGGCTGATGACGCTTTTAAATTTGAGTGGACATATAGCAAATAATAAATATAGGATAAAATATGAGAACAGATCGAACCGATTTTAATGAATCCTGGTTAATGGAAATGCCAGAAAGTATTGGAACTTTTGAATTATATGATATGATTGAATATAATTATTATAAGGTTGAAAAAATCAGAATTTGCAGAATTTAGATATGTTTTATTATGATACAAAAAATGGATGCCACACAATTCGATTGGATTATTTGGAGAAATGGTAACGTTTGGGATGATTTTCATATTCCTTGTAGAACGCTTGCGTTAATTGCAAATCGTGATATACTAAGAACATATGCAATTGGATGGTGCTACGGAGAAAATTTAATTTGCCGCCCAAAAGAAAATCATGTCGCAATAATGTTTTGCAAAAATGAAAAGCAATTTTGGTTTCATTTGAGACTAAATGAATTTGAAAAAATATTTCAGGAAGAGAAATAAAATGATTGATGATTTAATAAATATAGGATTCTATACACTTTCAGATAATCGCTGCTTAAACTCATCTTCAACTTCAGATTTGCAGAGATGTGAATTATTAGTCTCTTCAAGATGCAATTTCAAATGTAGTTATTGCAGAAATATCGGTGGGCCAGATATGCCTTATTCGCAGGCAGAAAATGTTGTACGTTTATGGGCCTCGCAAAGATTAAAAAATATAAGATTTAGTGGCGGAGAACCCACGCTGTATCCTGGCATTGTAAAGCTTGTATTGCTGGCAAAAGAACTTGGATGTGAGCACGTTGCAATTTCAACCAATGGTTCTGCATCGAAAGATATGTACGATTCTTTGTTGCAAGCAGGATGCAATGATTTCAGCGTAAGTCTTGATGCTTGCTGTGCTGCTGACGGCGATGTTATGTCAGGCACAAAAGGGCAATGGGATAAAATTGTTAGCAATATTAAGTATCTTTCGTCCAAGACATATGTGACTGTTGGATGTGTATTAACAGATGCTAATGCAGATAAAGTTAACGATATTATTACTTTTGCTGATTCTCTTGGAGTGTCAGATATTCGTATAATTCCCGCTGCCCAAGATGGAGACAGGTTGAAGAATGTTTTTGTGGCAACAGAATTACTTGATAAGTATCCAATTCTAAAATACAGAATTGAAAATCTTCAAGAAGGGAAACCAGTTCGTGGGTTGGGAAATGATGACACAGACAAGTGCGGGTTAGTATTGGATGATATGGCTGTTTGTGAAAACAAACATTATCCTTGCATAATTTATTTGCGAGAAGGCGGGCAAGCTGTTGGCTTTGTGAGTCCAAACATTCGTAAAGAAAGATTGGAATGGTATAAGAATCATAACACCAAGACTGATCCAATTTGTTCTAAGAATTGTTTGGATGTTTGTGTTAGCTTCAATAATAAATTTCAGAAATATCATTCTAAGTAATAAATGGGAATTACTCCCGTAATGTCGATGCAGTGACTACAGTGCTTGAAAGGAAGCAGCAAATGAACGATGAGAAGTTCCCACTGAGAATCAGTAAATCGGTGGCTCCATTCGGCTATTCGATGCACGCAGATAGAACAGTTAACACCGACAGCAATGTGACTTATAGATGCACTGGAATGATTGTTACTATTGCTGAAGATAGACAAAGAGCAAAACGGGAATACTGCCCATTTCAAGTGTCTATCGACCCGCGAGACATGGCTGTAGACACTGCTTGCACCTTGTTCTCTCAGCATTGGGATCAGCAGGAACACGAATGACGATCAGGCGAAAATTATTAAAATGACAAATGAAAAATTTGTAAATCAATTTATCTAGACTGTTGTGAAATATATGGAGGATTGGTGTTATATCTCTCTCTCATAGAGACAGTATTTTTATGAACGAATATTACTGTCAAATCTTTGTGATAGAATAATCTTGGAAACAAGCATAAACTTATCTAAAAGAAGTAATGATATTTGAATTATCATCATAAATAGTAATATGAAACTAAATGAAATAATTTTAAACGAGCATGTAGTAAATTTATATTCAAGCGAAGATAAAAATAAATATGTGTCTAAAGTTTGGGATATGCTACAATCAAGTTACGAAAAATCAGGAGGATTCAAATCAGCTTCATCCCCAGAAGAACTTATTAAAAAATCAGGCTTATGGAAATTAGTTACTCGTAATGGAAATATAACTGCTCTTAGAATATATAAAAATCAATTTGGAAAAAAAGCAATTGCGGCTGGAACAAATGGAACTACTCAAGGCAAAATAGATTACATGTTTATCAATAAAGAAGATATATCATTAGGAAGAGCATGGGCAGAAGTTAGTGGAGCACCAGAACATATAATGAAACGATCTGGAGCAATTCCAATTCCAGCCAAATTTGCAGAATTTTTAACAAAGAAGCTAATATTAAAAATTAGTGATGATGGCTTTCATTATATTAGATTAATAAAAGGTGAGCCATTTGAAAAAATTATTTACGGAACTGCTTCATTGACTGATTCTGAAAAGAAAGAAGCTGAAAAATTGGATATAGATTTCAAATTAATTTGACTTTTCTATATTGGTGTTATAAAATAAGAGTAGAGGAAAAATAATGTTTGTGATATATTTGCATGGTTTCGCTGGAATTGGAATGGGAGATAAAAGTCAAGCATTTGTAAATGCTTTTGGAAAAGAGCATGTTTCTTCTCCAGATTTGCCAGTTAATCCCATTGAAGTTGAAAAAATTATTAATAATATAGTTAGAAAAAATGAAGATTATCCATTAATTTTTGTCGGAACAAGTCTGGGTGGATTTTGGGCAAATTACTTTTCTCAAAAATGGGACACTCTATGTGTAATTGTGAATCCAGCAACCAGACCAAGCAAATCTTTAAAAAAATATTTAGGAAAAACTATTAGCAAATATACCAAAAAAGAAATTATTGTAACTGAAGAAGATTTATTGGAATATGCAAAAATAGAAAAATATTTGTCAGAAAATACAAACGAAAATAATATTAGTATGTTCATTGCCAATGATGATAGTATAATTTCGCCAGAAGAAACATTAAAAAATTTGCCAAACACATCATATGTCGAATTAAAGAATGACGGCGGCCATAGATTTGAAAAATATTGGAATGAAGTAACTGCAAGAATTCAAGAATTACTTAAATAAGTTTTAGGAGAAGCAAATGAGTGTTTTTAAAAATATAAGTGCTAAATTAGAATCTAATGAACAATTTTTTCGTTGTATGTTAAGGAAAATTTGGATTTAAATAGGATAGAGATTCGATTATTAAAATATCCATTTACTGATACAACTAATAATATTTGGGATTATTTAAATTTAATTAACATTGAAACTATTATACCAAATTCAGATGAATTAGAAAAATCTGGAAATTTTATAACTGTTTACCAAATAGAACGAATTTTGTTCAAAGCCATAAATCAAATTTTTACTAATACGCATCGTGGTTTTGGTAATATTATTTTATGTGGGAAAGAATTTAAAGAAGCAATCAATAATGTAAATATTAATAATTTTAGAAAAAATTTAGATATTAAAATCATTGAATCTTCAGAAATTCCATCTAAAGAAGCAATTATAACTCGTGTTGGTTGCAGCAATAGTGATTTTCCATTTTTCTATTATGAAAATGGTGATGGTAATATTGAATATAAAAACCATCCATATTTTCAGAAATATGTTGTTCGTTTGAAACTGTTGTAATATACTAAATACATACCTGCACCATAATAAAAATTAAAATATAGAGGAAATATAAATTGAACGATTTTTTAGTTAACCCACACCCATCCCAAGTTACAGTATTTGAAGACAGCTTTTCTGAAGAAGTATGGTCAAATACATATAAAAATTATAAAGACAAAGATATTAATGATACTTTTAATCGTGTTGCACAAGCAATTGCAAGCGTAGAAAAAACAGAAGATTTAAGAAAAGAATGGGCAGAAAAATTTTATGATATGATGTGTAATTTTTCTGTCGTTCCTGGTGGAAGAATTTTAGCAAATGCAGGTACAGAATTTCGTGGAACAAGTTTAATTAATTGTTTTGTTGGTCCAACTCCAAAATATGATTGCGATAGTTTATCTGGAATTTTAGAAGTTTTAAGAAGCCAATCAATTACTTTAAAGAGCGAAGGTGGGTGGGGAAAGAATTTTTCTTTTATCCGACCAAGAGGAACTTTTATTAAAGGAATTGGTGTTGAAACTCCTGGAGCAGTAAAGTTTATGGAACTATTTGACAAGAGTTCTGAAATTATTACAGCAGGTTCTGGAAAGAAAGCTTCAAATAAAAAAGCAAAAGGAAAAATAAGAAAAGGGGCGATGATGGGAATTTTGGATATTTCCCATCCTGACATTATTGAATTTATTACTATAAAGCAAACTTCCAATAGATTATCTAAATTTAATCTTAGTATAAACTGCTCTGATAAATTTATGGATAAAGTATTGTTAGTTAGTAAATTAAAAAAAGAAAGTGGTAGCCAGGAACAAATCGATGAAATAACATGGGATCTAATTTTTCCAGATACAACTTATGAAAAATATAAAGAAGAATGGTGCGGCGATATTCAAGATTGGCAAGAAAAAAATTATCCAGTAATTGTTTATCAAACAGTAAAAGTAGATTGGTTATGGAACCTTATTACTCAATCAACTTATTCAAGAAATGAACCTGGAATTTTATTTTTAGATCGTGCAAATAAATTTAATGAATTAAATTATGCTGAAAAAATATTTGCAAGTAACCCATGTGTTACTTTGGATTCATGGGTAACAACAAGTCGCGGAGCAAAACAAGTTAAAGAATTATTGGGAATTCCATTTACTGCTATTGTTGATGGTATTTGTTGGAATAGTTCTGAAAAGGGATTTTTTGTATCAGGAAATAAGCCTATTTTAAAAATAAGTACAATAAATGGCTATACCTTAAAAGTTACAGAAAATCATAAAATAAAAATTTTAAGAAATAATAAAATTGATTGGATTGCTGCTGGAAAATTATCTATTGGTGATCAAATTTTTATTAATAATCATTCGTCAGTAGATGTTAAAATATCTGAAAAAAATGATGCTATTGGATATGCGTTAGGATTGCTGGTTGGGGACGGAAATATTAGTGGAAAAAATGCTCATTTATGTTCTTGGGGAAATACAGAAGGAGTTAAAAATGTTCGTAATAAAGTTATGCAAGAATTGCTTCAATATGCTTCTCCAGCAAAAACTTTTAAAGGATGGCATGAAGTAAAAGGAAGAAATGAATATCGAATTCAATTTAAGGATTTGCATTCTTATGCAATATCATATGGACTTACTTCATCAAATAAACATGTAAATAAAACAATTGAAGAAGATATTTATATCAGCAAAGGATTTATTCGTGGGATGTTTGATGCTTATGGGTCTGTTCAAGGAAATAGAGATACAGGTTTGAGTATTCGTCTAAGTCAAAGCAATTTAGAAGATTTGCAAGCAATTCAACGAATGTTAGTTAGATGGGGAATTGTTTCTACCATATATGAAAACAAGAGAGATGAATGTTTGAAGGATATGCCTGATGGAAAAGGTGGAAAAAAAGAATATCTATGTAAAGCAAATCATGAATTGGTATTATCTAAAAGTAATATAGAAAAATATTTAAATATTATTGGATTTTATGATTCAGATAAAAAAGAAAAATGTGAAAGACTTTTAACTGAATATGTTTATGGATTACATAAAGAAACATATTTAGCAGAAATATCCTCAATTGAAAATTTTCCAAATGAAATTGTAGCGGATTGCGAAATCCCTGGAATTAATGCATTTGATTGTAATGGATTGGTAATTTCAAATTGCGGAGAGCAATTACTTTCAAATGAAAATATTTGTTGTTTGGGATCTTTAAATCTAACTCAATTTATTAATAAAAATAGAACTGGATTTGATTTACATAAATTAGCGAAATATACAAAATATTTAATAAGATTTTTGGATAATGTAAATGATTATTCAGATGCTCCTCTTCCAGAATACATTAATTCAATGAGAAATAAACGAAGAATTGGCGCAGGATTAATGGGATGGGGAAGCGCATTATTTATTCTCAAAGTCAAATATGGTTCCAAAGAATCAACAAAGCTAAGAACTGAAATTTTAAAAACTTATACATTGGCTGGTGTTGAAGCGTCATTGGATTTAGCTGATGAAAAAGGAATGTTTAATTTATGTGAGCCAGAAAAACATGCCTTTAGTCCATATTGGGATAATATTGATTTGCCAGAAAATCTTCGTAAAAGAATTCTCAAGAATGGTATTAGAAATTCTTCACTATTTAGTTGCCAACCAACAGGAAATGCTGGTGTAACAGCTCAGATTGTATCGGGTGGAATTGAGCCCGTATTTATGTCTGAATATATTAGAACAGTTATCGTATCTTCAACGCCGGATCATATTAAAGATGTAACTCCAAATTGGAATCAAGGAGAATGGGCTGAGACTAATATGTTTAAATTCTCCCAAGAAGGAGATGAGCAAATTTTACGCGGTGTGGATAGTAATGGAGTTGTATATAAAATCGATAAAAATAGAGGATTAACAAAAGAAGTTCTATGTCAGGATTATGGAGTTAGATATTTAACTAAATTTGGAGAGTGGAATCCTTCTGCTGATTGGGCAGCAACAACTACTTCTTTATCAGTCAAAGATCATTTGGTTGAATTAGAGGGATTTGCAAAATATTTAGATAGCAGTGTATCAAAAACGATTAATATTCCCAATGATTATCTATTTGAAGATTTTCAAAATATATATTTAGATGCATACAATACTGGGTATATCAAAGGATGTACCACATATCGTTCTGGATCAATGACTTCTGTTCTTTCAGCAGTTGATCAAAAAAATGATGATATAGATGAAGAAGTTATTTTAGAAGATGTAAAATTGCCTGATAATATGTCTGCTGAAATGAAAGTTCTGCATGATCATGAAGGTGATAGTAGTCGTAAATGGTATGTAACGATTAGTTTGAATGAAAATAAAGCACCAGTGGCAATATTTGTTCAAACCAATGCAATGGAAAAATCAGTAACAACGAATGATGCTATTGAAAAATTATTTGCGTTGGCTAAAGTAAAAGGTATTCCAGAACAATATATAGAATCAACATTTAAAAAATGCAATAATGATTCTAATAGTGTTAAAATTGCTAGAGCAATCGGATTATTATTACGTCATGGAGTAAGAATCAAATATATTGTTGCTGAAATAGATAAAGTTGATGGCGTTACTTTTTCAAGTTTTCTATTTCATATTAAAAAGATGCTGGGAAGTTTTGTGAAAGATGGCGAAAAAATTGATGGGGCCAAATGCACAGAATGTAATGGTCAACTTGTTTATGAATCAGGGTGCCAGAAATGCCTGCAATGTGGAAATTCAAAATGCGGATGAAGGGGGAATTATGGGTTGGACTCAAACTATGGATGGGGACTTTGTGTGGAATACTATGAGAAAACCAAGAAAGAAATCTACAAAAAATCTGTGGGAGTTCATTTTTAATGAAAATCCCACAGAACAGGAAAAGTTAGAGGCTGTTAAACAAAATGGTTTGCTGCTCGAATTTATTGAAAATCCTTCATATGAAATAATGACAGAAGCTGTACGACAAAATGGAATGGCGATTAGATTAATTGACAATCCAGATGATGATTTAAAAATTGTAGCAGTTAAACAAAATGGTTATGTTTTAAAATTTATTGATATTCCAAATGATAAAATTATAAAAGAAGCAATAAAAAAGGATTATATTCTAATTAAAACACAAAAAAATCCAAGTGAAGAAATTCAATTAATTGCTGTTAAAAAGAGCAAATCGGCATTTAAGTTGATTGGGAACCCAACAGAATTGGTTCAAATTTATTGTGTTGAGAAAGAATCAAAGCTAGTTGAATATATAAGCAATCCGTCTATGGCAGTTCAACTAGCTTTGGTTAATAAAAATCCATATGGTATTAGATATATTAAAAATCCACCAGAAGAAATTCAATTAGCTGCGCTGGCAAAAAACAAAAATGTATTAAAATTAATAAATAATCCCAGCGAAAATATACAAATTATTATGGTTAAAAAATGTGGAAGTTCGCTTTCATTATTTCCAAATGCAAGTAAAGAAGTTCAAATGGCAGCGATCAACAAAGCTGCAACAGCCATTAAATATGTTAAATTTCCAGATGAAGAATTACAAATGACTGCTGTGCAAAAAAAGAAAAGTGCATTGAATTTCATTAAACATCCAACTGCTGCTGTGAGAATGATGGCAAAAATAGGCTACTAATATTTGGGTTGACAATTGCAAATTTATTTGATATACTCTTAATATGTTCAAGAAAAAGAGTCTACCACTGACGGATTTCTTCAGCGATACAGAGAACGCTCCAAAATTTAAAGTCAAGCGCGAATATTGCTCTGGCCCATCGCGCGGGATGATAACCACTGAGATTACTACTAAATCCTTTAAAATCAACAAGTTGGTTAAGAACAAAAAGAGCGGAAATTATCGTGTTCTTTCTGTTGAAAAACTCTAAGTTGTTGATTTTAAAGGATTTCTTTTTTGTTGACTTCCATCCCAAACTTTGATATACTATATTTGTTAGTGAGAAAGAAGAGAACAAAATGGCAAAAGTTCATCGTGGTTACATTTTTAAGACTGACGGGACAATTGTAAAAGTCCGTCCTGCAAATGGCAAGAAATTTGACTACAAAGAATTGAATCTGGCAGTCGGCGGATACATTGAATCATTGGTCAGCGGCATCAAGAATTGTAGACAGATGTACGCAAACGAAGAGGGTATGCTGAAAAATTTGCCTCCCAATCCACATACGCAAAATATTTGCAATATGAAAGTTTACGCTATGAATGGATACACGCCGTATTGGCGCGTTTCTGGAAATATAATTTCCATTCTTTCTGAAGAGTCAACTACTGATATTCTTCCAACTGTTTCTGAAGTTCTGTAAACCAGAAAGGAATCAATGAAAGATACACAGAAGTATAAAGTCGAAGGAAATGTGAATACCATCGCTGTTTTGTCGAGTGCTACAAAAGCTGAAAAGCTTGCGAGAGATCATTCTGATGAACACCAATATGCTGCGGTGTATTCGCGTGAATATCCAGGAGCTGAATATATGCTTTATAGTTCCTTTAGAAGTGGAAGGAGAAATTAATGACAAGCGTATTTCCAACAACAGGAATGGTGATAATTAACTCGAATTGGCGTAAGAGAAATGTTTCTGTTCATCCTCTTGAGCAAGCTGCTGTTGACGTTATACAAGCTATCAATGATCTTCCTGTTACAGATTATGGAAAGAGGCAAAATGAAGGAAATGGGATGGCTCGGTCTGAATATTGCTTGCAGAGAGCATTAATATTGATCAATAATCAAATTAACAAAGACAAGTTGCCAGTTCATCCTCTTAGCATGGCTTGTAATGATATTCTCACTGTTTTGACAGAATATGCAACAGTCGATTATGCAAAGATTCAGTATGATGAAACTGTATTGAAGTCTACTGATACTATTCTTCACAGTACACTTGATTTGGTTATTGATCAAATCGCAAAAGACAATGGAAACCAACTACCGCAGCATATCATTGTTACTTGAGGAGTTAATTATGAACAAATCAAAAATTACAAAAGAAATTCTCCCAATCAATGATGCAATTGATCATCCTCTTGTAGTTGGAGATTTTGTGACTGCTGTTTGGGATAGTGGCAATCTTTGCTTATTCAAAGTAATGGGATTCGCAAAAAGAAAACGCTGGCTGTTATCTGGGGAAACTTATATTAAGCTAGATCGTGTAAAAAATACTGCTGCTTGGACCAGATATGAAAATGTAAAAAGGAAGCCTGTGCTCAAAAGAGGAGAGCAAGTGACTTGGGTTGATCCAAACTATGTTTTAATTCACTTTTTGAGCCAGTAAAACATGGAAATATAATATTGAGATATATTACTAGAAGAAAAAGACAATATACTGCTTTTTATAAAAAATGACAGTGATGAATTTCTTTAGATGAAAGCATGAGAATCAATTCAAAAAGATATTGAAGAAAAATTGATGAGGCAATTATGACAGAAAAAGATTTTTCAAAATTCACAGGATATGATGCTTTCGGTCAATCAGTTGTCGCTGGAGATTATGTTTCTGCTCCTTTTGGAGACAATAGCGATGCTACTTTATTTGTAGTTGATCGCATACTTCCTAATTGGAAAGGAAAATATGGCTCTGGTGGAGGAATATTACTATCTATTCATAACAGAGAATCAAAATATTTGTCTGAATGGCAGCGAAGAAACACCAAATTTACCACTGTTCGTGTCTATAAGCAAGTTGTAAAATTGCTTCCGAGCCAAGTGATGCCGTATTTGCTTAGTAAGTAAAGGAGAAAATTTGGAACTAAATGATAAAACATTAGCTGAATTAGCAGAATATTTGCAAATGAGATATGCTCGTTGCAATAAAAATATAGAGTTATTAGGGGACGTGCAAACTACATTGAGTTGGTTTACCCTTATATGGGAAAGAGATTTTTTCCGTGATAAATTTTTGGAAAAATAATTATGAATGAAAAAGAACAAATGGCTGCTGTTCGACAAGATGGTCGTGCAATTGAATACATCGACAATCCAAGCGAAGCTGTGCAACTGGCTGCTGTTCAACAAAATTATCGTGCAATTCAATACATCGACAAGCCAAGCGAAGCTGTGCAAATGGCTGCTGTTCAAGAAACTAGTCGGGCAATTTGCTACATCGACAAGCCAAGCGAAGCTGTGCAACTGGCTGCTATTCAACAAAATGGTTGTGCAATTTACCACATCAGCAAGCCAAGCGAAGCTGTGCAACTGGCTGCTGTTCAACAATATGGTCGTGCAATTCAATACATCAGGAATCCAAGCGAAGCTGTGCAAATGGCTGCTGTTCGACAAGATGGTCGTGCAATTGTATTCATCGACAATCCAACTGAAGCCATGCAAATGGCTGCTATTCAACAAAATGGTAAGGCAATTGAATATATCAAGAAGCCAACAATTAATGTCAAATTAGTGGCTAAATTGGTGTCTTAAAATATTCAAAACAAAGCACTTATTTTATTGTTGACAAACAACCCAAACTTTGGTACTATTTAATAGTGAGGGGAAATATGACCATTGAATTGACTCGTGAAGGGATCAATGAACAGCTCAGAACGAATGATAGAGCAGTTGCTCGTGCTCTCATTGTAATCAACAACAATCAGACTTTTGATGAGCAAGCGTGTGAGCAAACCACGCATCACAATGGAACTGGATTTACCAGTTTTGACGCGAAAATGGGAACTTCAATGGCTAATTTCTATGTAAAGTATTGCTATCTTTCGCCTAGGCAGTTGGCGTATTGGCGCAAACTTGACAAGAATGGAAACATTCGCATTGGCAAATATTGGCGGCAACTAGTTGACGCTGCAAATGCCAAGAAAAAGGTGGCTGTTTAATGAAAATTAGTTTTCCGTCAATCGCCAATGAAAACTCGTATGTTTATACGTTTGACAGTTATAGCTATAACAATTCTTCAGCAATTTGTTCTGATTTTTTATATAAGAAAATAAATGACGAAAAATGGTCCCTCGACCATTCAGTAACAGTTGATTTGTTGGGAGATTATTTGGCATCATTATCTCTCGCCATGCTATCAAATGATGATTTGAGTCGAGAAATTTCTTGGAAACTTCCTTCCGAAGTTAACAAAAATGAAATTGAATTTGCATCGTCTATAACTTATAAAAGTGGAAGCAAGACGCGCTATTATTCAATGGAATTGAGAAAAATTTCTTCAGTTCAATCAAAGAAATATGATCGCAGATTTGAACAAATAAACAGTGATATGGATGGCTCCCCAAGATCAATTTTTGAATTAATAACTGGCAATAATGGCTGGTCTAATTTATATAAATACGGTCTTGCCGCTGAAATTCGTGACTGGTTATTTAACAATGGAAACAAACGCACAAAGCGCAAGAGTTCTTATATGCAGCCACCGGCTGAATTTTTGAATTGGACTTCTGATGATACCAAAGTTCATGAAATTAGAAATGGTTGGGAAGCTTGTAAATTTGCTATCGCTTCTTATCAAGCAAAACAAAATGTAGCGTCATCCATTTCTTGTTTTAAGAATTATGCACTTCAATCAAAGTTGGAGAAATAATGAAAAGATCAGAACGCCGTAAATTTATTTCCAAACTGTTTGCAGATTTGAATTGGTTAAAATCAAAAGAAAATGCTGATCGAATGGAGTATAAAGGAATCATAGCAACTGGAATTGCGCAAGACGCAGCCGCTATGATTTTTGATTTTGCTGAAAAAGAAAATATATCTTTAATTCAATTATTGGATTGGTTAGTACTTGGTATTGCCATGCAGCGTGATCCAGATAGCCAACTTAGAAAAGATTTTATGAAAATATGGCAAGCGATTGAACCACTGGCAGTAGAAGATTTCAGAAAAAGAATTAAAAGAGGAGAATAATGAATGATATTACTAATTTATGTCTTGTGTGGTTGCATTTACTATGGATTTAGTTATGCTTCTGGCTCTACTTTTCACTTAATGTCAACTAATTCTCAAAGTGAAAAGTTACGCGAATATTCTGAATCAGATAATAAGATAAAGCAATCATTTGCAAAATTTATGGTGATTCTAACAGTTGTTCTCAAATGGCCAGAAATTTTATTTAAAGAATTAACACGATAAGAAAGGAAAATCATTATGATGGGATTACTCTATAAGTCCAAAAAGTTATTGAAAGAATCAGTTGGTAAGCCTCTGCGTTATGAAGAGACTTCGATGTTTGGCGAAGAATATAAATCAAACGGAAAGTTTTGTGGCGTTGGCCCAAGTCCATATGAGCGCAAGTGGTATGCAGAAGTGACTATGGAAAATGGTTTAATAAAGAAAGTCTCTTGAAAGGAGAATTTATGTTACCGCCAAAAGGTTTTAGAGTTATAAAGATTAGACAATCTCCCACTCTTACCACTCTTCTTAAAACAGTTTTCTGTATTTGTGGAATGGCGACACTTGGAATTATTGCTTATCTTTTCATCATTTTGAGTTAAAACCATGACAAATAAAATTTGGTCATGAAAGGTAATCGACATATCTATTTAATTTTTTATTCAGATAGAATTGAACAGATTACTCCAGAATAAGCATTTATTTACAAATTATCAGAATAGAGGGAAATTTTAAATGATTAATTTTTTGATTTTGTTTTTTGTTCCATTGACTGTGGCAATTATTATTCATTTGCTGTTGCACAAAAATGTGTCGTGGATTGATGTTGCTATTCAATCTGGAATTGTTGCTGCATTCATAGGAATTTCTTTGACTGTTTGCTATTATTCTACTATTACAGACACAGAAATTTGGAATGGACAGATCACTGCTAGATCAACATATCATGTGAGTTGTTCTCACAGTTATAGGTGTAATTGCTATATAACAAGTGATAGTAAAGGAAATACTACTGAGCATTGCTCGACTTGTTATGAACATAATTATGACGTGGATTGGGAATTGGATTCTAATACTGGAGAAAAAGTTTTAATTGATCGAATTGATCGTCAAGGACTTAATATGCCTGATCGATGGGCCAAAGCATATATTGGCGAACCATTTTCAAGTTCTCATAGTTTTCAAAATTATATTAAGGCTAATCCTGATTCTGTTTTGTTTGGATCAACTGGTGATGTAGAAAAGTACAAGCAATGGATTCCAAAATATCCTGACACTATTTATGATTATTACCGTCATGATTCAGTAATTAATATGGGAGTTCCAAATCTTGATTTAAATGTTTGGAATTGGTTGATTCAAAATGACAATAAAATTGTGGGACCATTAAAACAAGCAAATATCATTTTGATTTTTGTCCCATTGTCAAATCGTGACTATGTTGCTGCATTAAAAGATGCATGGTTTGGTGGAAAAAAGAATGACATTGATATTATCATTGGCTCTAAAAATGGGCATACTATTGATTTTGTGGATGTAATGAGTTGGACAACTAATCCAGCATTTAAAGTTCAATTGAAGAATGAAATATCAACGATTGGCACACTGGATCAACGAGATCAAATTAACTCAGCAATTTTTAATACGACTAAAGATAAATTCGTTCGTTTGCATATGAAAGATATGAAATATTTAATGCGTTCATATCAACCGTCACGAAAGTCAATGATTATTATTTTTGTGATTAGTTTGATTTTTAGTATTGCGTATCCAGTAGTGAAATGGTTCGCGCTCAACAACAGTGATCCAAATGACTATTAATTGGATAAATCATGAATGATTTTGACATTTTATGAAGCTGTAGAAATTCATGTTATTGTAATATTTTTGATTCTTATTGGCGGAATTAGAATTGGACAAGGTTCTGTAAAGTAATTTAACTTTTAACTTTGAAAAGGAGAAGAATATGAAGTATGCTTTGATTGCAGTTGGTTTAGTAGTAGTTTTGGCTGTTCTAGTTTTTGGATCATTGGGAATTGGTTATGTTGGATTCAGTAATGATGCGAATCGTTTTGAAGCTGACATTCCTGCGCAGTATGTTCAAATGCAGAATGTATATGATAATGGATGGAAGGAAGTGATGGAAACATCGCAAGTTCCTGAAAATTATACTGAGGATATGAAGAATGTTTGGCAAGCTTCTTTAACTGGTCGATATGGGGCGAACGGAAGTCAAGCAGTACTTCAATTTATCAAAGAAAGCAATCCCAACATGGATGCAAGTTTATATAAGCAAGTCCAGGAGAAGATCGAAGAGTTCCATAGTACATTTTCAACTTCGCAGACTCGTATTATTAGTTTGAAGCAATCATACAATCAATATTTGACAGCCACAACTTCTGGTCGATTTTATAATATGGTTGGGCATTATCCTCATCTTCGTGTTGGTATCCCATATGGTTCTGTTGATGATTTTGCAATTTTGACCTCTGGAAAGACTACACAAGACTTCAAAAATCACTCTGCTGAGGTATTGCAGCTTAGACCAAAGAAGTAACTTGTTGAAACTAAATAACTTAAAAGCCAATATTTTTATTGACATTGGCTTTTTAATTTGATATACTTGTATTTAGGTGAGCATATGAGAGATTGCACTGGTGAACAGCTAAAAGCAGGAGATTATATTTTATATAATGCTATTTTCAATGATAATAATTATTTTTTCTGCGTTACTTCAACAAATAATTTTGTGACTAAAGTGAAAAATATGGAAGGAGGACGATATACAGTATCGATTCCAGAAAGAATCAAATTGCTTTCTAAAGAGGAAGCATTGATTTATAAGCTGGGACAATGACAGATAAAAATGGAACAGAGTTAAAAGTTTTTATTTGAAAATCAACAAAAATAAGAAGGAGGAGAATAAAATGATATTTGTGTTTCTTGTTATATTTTTTATTTGCATCGCAATTTTTGGTGAAGTTGAAAAAGGGGATAAATAATGGAAAATGAGAAGAGATTTTATATTTTGGTTCCTAAAACAGTTCAAGTGAAGACTGTAGTAAATACGCAGCATATGGTATCAAGTACAATCGAGACATATCCAGTTGAAACAATAACGTCTTTTAGAATGGTTCCTGGTCGTTTGCTGGCGCAGACTTTTCATATTGGTAGAAAGATCGAGTCGTGGCGGCGATCCTTGGGAATTCAATATGAAGATATTACAGCAATTTCTCTCAGCGTCCGTAATACTCGTGAATTGCAAAAAGTTAGCAAGGAATTGATGAGTTTCAAGCTTCGTGAACCTGCTTTTTACGATGAATTTTACGACACAAATCTTGATTTTTATGGTACGACTGATAGCGTTCAAACTGCGACAGTTATTGGGCCAGTTTTTAAGGAAGAGTTGGACAGTATTATTGGCCATTTAGAACTGTATGAATAAGAAACAAAGAACTTATTTTCTTATTGACAAATAAATTTATTTAGGATATTCTTTATATGAATGAAAAAGCACAACTGGCTGCTGTTCAACAATATGGTCGTGCAATTGAATACATCAGCAAGCCAAGCGAAGCTATGCAAATGGCTGCTGTTCAACAAAATGGTCGTGCAATTTACCACATCAGCAAGCCAAGCGAAGCTGTGCAACTGGCTGCTGTTCAACAATATGGTCGTGCAATTGAATACATCAGCAAGCCAAGCGAAGCTGTGCAAATGGCTGCTGTTCAACAATATGGTCGTGCAATTGAATACATCAGCAAGCCAAGCGAAGCTATGCAAATGGCTGCTGTTCAACAAAATGGTTGGGCAATTTACCACATCAGCAAGCCAAGCGAAGCTGTGCAACTGGCTGCTGTTCAACAATATGGTCGTGCAATTAAATTCATAAAAAATCCAACAATTAATGTCAAATTAGTGGCTAAATTGCTGTCTTAAAATATTCAAAACAAAGCACTTATTTTATTATTGACATTTAAACTTTAGGATGATATACTGTATTTGCAGTCAAATTTTAGGAGGCGTTATGGAATATGAATTAGTGGAAGATATGGATTTTGAAAATGATGTTGTTCTGTTATTTGATGAAAACAGAACTGTTGATTTCGATGAATATGACGTAAATCTTGAATATGGAGATGAACTGGCAAAGCGCGGCGTTATTTTTTTCTTAAACTACTAAACGAAAGGAAATGAAATGCTGAGCGGAAGTTGGAAGCGTGGTATGGATGCTGCATCTGCTGCGGCCCTGAGTAGCAACGGGCCGCAGAAGGGATTTCGCCTTGGCGCAGCACTTTATGCTGGTTCAAATTTGCTGGCTGCTGGGCATAATTTTTGGGGAAAGACTACTCCGATTTCCTCTTTTGATTCTTACAACGGCAATGTTCACGCGGAAATCAGTACGCTTGTGAAACGTAGATATTACGATAAGTCGAACAATCTTATTCTCTATGTTTCGCGTACTACTACAAATTCGCGCCAAACAGTTGAGCAATATGGATGTTCCCGTCCGTGTAATCGTTGCATGTCTGCTATAAAAGTTGCTGGCGTTCGACGTGTTCGATTCTTTGACGAGAATGGCGAACCTGCTGAAATCAAACTTTAACTTGTTCATTCTAAAGGTCCAAAAATGGCTAAATTGCCCCATAAACCGCTCTAAGCCTTTGGTAATGTCTAAGTACCAGAAAGCAAAAAGAATCGCTACAAAGTCCAAAATAAGTATAGTGTTTTCAACGAGATACAAATCATTGAAAACACTATACTTATTTTGTGCTTGACAAATAACCTAAAGTTTGGTATTCTATATTTGTTGGTGGAGAGAATATGCCAGAAGCAATAGATTGGTCGAGTCGAAGGGCGATTGCGTGACGTAAGAATGACTGATAATCTGTCACTGCAAGATGGCAACACAGATTACGCTTGGGGAAAAACTTGAATCTTTTGGCTGGTCAATTCAGATTGTAATTGCATGTAAGAATATCGTGATTGCTGAAGAACGGTTGGAAGCCCTGAAGATTGACAAGTATGGACGGAGAAAATAATGGACGAATTTTACAATTCGCTGAAACAGTTTGTTGATGGCTGGTGTCAGAACGAAAACAATAAACGGCGAATCAGTGACAATATTAGTCGTTCCAATTATGAAATTTTTTGGCTGAAAAATGAAATTAGCAAATTGGAATTGAATCTTTCTAAAAAACCATCTACCATTCGCCAGATCAATCAATACGAGCATCAAATTTTGGAGTTGAAAGTTAAGCTGGCGTTTGATCCTTGGTATGGTGCAAAGATTCAAGAGATGGAGAATGAAAATGACTGACAAAATGTTGAAAATTCTTTTGAAAAAACTCACGCCATTTTCTGACACTAAATAATGGTATTGTTTTGCCAATAGAAATGGATTGGCTTATTAAGAATGGAGCAAAGAATCCTTATCCAAATCAAGATAACAATTTTGGTTATTGGATTAAAGGTGTAAAGACTGGTGAAGGCAGAAGTAGCTGTTTTTATTTTATTCCGTCTGGAGAAATTTTGAAACTTCTAATCAAGTGGCATCCGAACGAACCATCATTGCTTTAAGAAAGAGAGAAAATATGTCAAATAAGATTTTTACCGCAGAGATGTTCACAGCGACGAAATGGGACACAGCACAGGATAAAGCTGATTTTGCTAACAAGTTTGTTAGTTTTGTTGAGTCAGGGTTCAAGGAAACACTCTTCACGAAGAAATTTTATACTCGTCTTTCAAATTGTTTTGGACACATCGCGTCCTATAACAAGCTTGGATTTTATGATAAATGGTTTTCAGATTTTGATTCGCAAGTGCGATTTTTAAATAACGCATTGACTCATCCAAGCTTTGGTGATGCGTCATACACTTATTCAGATGTTGAAAGAGCATTGAAGATGATAATTACCAATCGCCAGATGATTTCAGGAATTACCACCAGAATGATTATGGAAAAATTGATGCGATAATGCGCGATAAAAATTGCAAAATATTAAAAGCAAATGACTATATTTTAATACATTTTTCATCCCAAGATGTATTGGCTCAAGTTATTGAGCCACAATCTAACAAGTTTAATCAAGCATGGTGCAGAATTCATAATGGCAATCAAACAATTATTGCTTTGAGTGCGTGTAGTTTAATTACAGAAAACGATGCACTAATTTGGAAGCTGGCGCAATGACAGATAAAAATGGAACAAAGTTAAAAAATGGAGATTGGGTTAAAACATCACGTTGGCAAGAAGGTTGCTATGTTACAATAATGGGAAAAATTATAAAAATTATATACTTTGACAATCTTGCTATTATACAAGACGATAAAGGTTTTATGATTCGTAGAGTCAGTAATGAAATTGAATTGGCCACAATGGACGAAATGTTAATCTATAAGTTGGAGAGATAAATGTTAGATCGCTGCGGAAAAGAATTAAAAGTTGGAGATTGTATACGATTTTCTCCTAATCCTGCACACGATACTTTTGATGAAATTTCTTTTATATATAAAATATATACGCAGCGTTCAATGAAAGACGCGGCTATATTTAAATATAAAGATGTATTATATGCCAGAAATTCATGCGAAATAGAAAAAATTACCAATGAGGAGGCATTAATTTGGAAATTAGAAAGATAGATTGCTATAAAAAGCCAATAAGAATTGGAGATTATGTTTTATATTTTGGATTTAACGCAGTGGGAATAGTTATAGATTCAATTTCTTGCTACAACGATGAATCGTGTGTTTCATTCTTTGGAGAAAATTACAACAACAAACTTTATTGGTTGGCATCATCGCAATTAAAAATAATTACCAAAAATGAAGCTTTAATTTGTATATTGGAAAATTAAGAAAATTATATGACAGACAAAAACGGAAAAGAATTAAAAGTTGGAGATTATGCTTGGTTTTCAATAGAAAAAATTGAAACCAAATATGATAAAATTTTAATTAAACTTACCAAAGACAACTCAACTAATTATGACTGTTTATATAGTCTTGGCGAAACTCTAAGAAAAGGTGTAGCACGACCAGAATATTGCACGTTGGCAACATTAGACGAAGTGCTGATTTATAAGTTGGAAAGATAATGAAAGACAAAAACGGAAAAGAATTAAAAGTAGGTGATTGGATTATTTTTCTGGAGGAATAGAACAGATCAGAGGTTTCTCTAGTATTGATTACAACTTAATAGCAATAATTAATATTGGGATATATACTACATGGAGATTTGGAGAGGAAATTTGGCTTGCTGAGAATGATGAAATATTAATACACAAATTGGAGGCATGATGAAATATAGAACTGATGAGCGTATTAAATAATGATGATTATGGTTGGCACTTATTTTTCACTTGACTTTACTCTTAAAGTTTGATATCATTTTTATATGAAGAAATTATTTCAAACATTATATGGGTCATCTTTGTATGGAACAGCCACAGCTAATTCTGACATAGACATCAAGGTTATTATTCTTCCTTCTTTAGATGATTTATTGCTAGGAATTTCTCCCAAGAATAAAGTCAAAAACAATAATAAAAAGTTTGGAGAAAAAAACACTGCTGAAAACATTGATATTGAGGAAATTCCATTACATATGTTTGCTAAAGATTTTATGGAAGGACAATCTTATGCAATTGAGTTAGCTTTCGCAGTTGAATGTGTTGATGCTGAACAAGCAATTTACGATGGAAGATTTCCAAAATTTGTTTCAGAATTAAGAAGTAAATTTTTGACTTCAAATATTTTTGCTATTTGTGGTTATAGTTTGCATCAGGCGAATCTATATTCTGATAAAGGCGATAGATTGTGCGCTGCTTTTGAAGCTGAAAAATTGTATTCTGAATTTCCACTATTGGATAAAATTTCAGATCATTCTGAAAACTTCAATAAAGAGGCAAATATTGTTCAGAATAAATTTCCTAAATATTTTCAAGTGACTGAATATGCAGTTGACGCAACCAAAACTGTAATGCGCCCATGCGTTAAACTTCTTGAAAAGACTCTTCCATATTCAAATACTTTTGAAACAAACCTTGCAACTATCAAAAAGCAGATTGGAAAGTTTGGTACAAGAGCCAAAGCCGCTTCTCTATCTGGCGCAGACTGGAAGGCAATTTCTCATAGTTTGAGAATTGTAAATGAAGGAATTGAGTTGCTTTCTGGAAAAAATTGATATATCCATATCCTAAAGAATATTGTGAATATCTGCTTAGTATTAAGCGCGGAGAACATTCAATTGAAGAAATTTCTGCCTTAATTAGTGATGGAGTTGATAAATTGAAAACTTTGTCTTTGAGTTCTAAATTGCCTGAATGCAATGCAGAACTTACAGAAAAATTCAATATTTGGTTTTTGGAATGGTTGAAGAAATTTTACAGTTTGAAGGATTGTTGACATTTCTTCTAGATTGTGGTATACTAATTATGAAAGGATTATATGACTAGTGCAACAGATTTCTATTTCAAGATTGACAAAGGCACTTTTTATTTTCCAATTATAAGCGAAGAAATTTCTTTTGATTTGGAAGATATAATGGCTTTCGCAGAAGCATATGCAAAATATGTAATTGAAGAGAAAGAAGGAAAATAATGACTCCTGATTATGGAATAATTTGCGGCAGATTTCAGATACCAGAGTTGCATGATGGCCACAGAGCATTGCTCAATGCTGTTGGGCAGTTGCATCCTAGAGTAATTGTATTCATTGGATGTGTTCCTGCTGGTGTGGCACCGACAAAAAATGATCCTCTTGATTTTGATACCCGCCGACGGATGGTTCAACAGTTGTATCCAAGTTATGAAGTGTATCCAATTCATAATCGCAAGAGTGATGAACTATGGAGCGCAGATTTGGATCGACTAATTACTGAAAGAGTTCCATATGGAAAAGCAACATTGTATGGAAGTCGAGACAGTTTTGCTAAGAGTTACACTGGAAAGCGTAAAGTTGTTGAATTGACACTGGCTGTTTCCAGAAATATTTCTGGAACTGATTTGAGAAATGAAATTGCGAATGTGGTGCAGGACAGTCCAGCATTCCGAGCAGGAATTATTTATGGACAGTTGAACACGTTTGATCGCGTTATACCCACAGTTGATATTGCGATTATTCATCGAGGACTTCCAAAAATTGATGGAGTATCCAAAAATGATAACGGCGATACATACGTTGTAAATCCAACATGCGGGATTGAACTTCTGTTGGCAAAACGAGCAGATGAAGCTGGCTGGAGATTTCCTGGTGGTCACGCTATGGGGAAAAATCGCCCGCAGAATCAGAGCTATGAACACGATGCAAATATGGAAAGTTACGAGGAAACAGCAAGCTATCCTGAAAATTTGAAGTATATTGGAAGCACCCAGATTGATGATTGGCGTTATAAGGACACCCCTGAATCTATTAAAACTGTTTTCTTTCTTGGCGAAGTTATGACATTGGCAAGTGTTGGAGGAGATGATATTGCTACAACACGATTCTTCCCAATTGAAAAAGTAAGTGAAGAAATGTTTGAGCCAGAACATAAAATATTATTCAATATGTTAATGAATTATTTAAAGAAGGAAAAGTATTTATAGTGCAGCAGTAAGTGAAATTATTGAAAGTCTAGAAGATGAAAGAAATCTCTGATAAAGAAAAGAAAATTTATTTAAAATTCTGTGATTGGGATATTGGACCAAAAAATTATTATTCTGGCCCTGCATATTATATTCATCCTGATACAACCAAATTTATGTTTATTGATAATGCTTTCAATTATCAAATGCAATTGGATGGGCACGATGAAATATCCAAGTAAAGAAGAAATGAAAATTTACTTAAAATTTTGTGGATGGTGGGAATTAAATAATGATGAGTGGTTTCCTATTCCTTTATTGTTTCCGCCAAATCCAGAGCCAAGCGAAGCTACTGGATTTTACACAATTTTAGAAGCATTTAAATGGCAAATGAAAAAAGATGGGCAACTTGACAATTTAGACCAATAATGATATACTAAGAACATAGAAAAAGGAGATTCAAAATGCCGAGGCCGCTCGTAATTAACCCACTTTTAGACGATGATAGTTATAAAAAAACTCACCCAAAAATGCTTCCAGATAATTTAACTGAGGCAATGAATTATTATTGTAATCGCGGAGGAATTTATAGCGAAGCTGTGTTTTTTGGTCTTCAGTATCAGTTAATCTCTGAATTTGAAGGGAAGTTTTTCACTCAGGAAAATCTTGATGAAGCATATGCAGATAGCCAGATTCATTTTTATGATGGATTTCCTTATCCTAAAGAACAGTGGCAGTATATATTAGACAAATATGATGGAAGATTGCCTATTGAAATTAAAGCCATCAAAGAAGGACAGCCATTTAATATCTCCAATGATGGAGTAAATACTGTTGTATTTACAGTAGAAAGTACTGATGAAAAATGTGCATGGCTCCCAGGATGGTGCGAAACTCGTTTAATGCGTAATTGGTATGGTAGTATTGTTGCTACTCAGAGTCGAGAAGTTAAAAAATTGGCCAAGGAATATTTGACATTAACGGCTGATTCTTATAATTCTCTTCCATTTATGTTGCATGATTTTGGAGGTAGAGCAGTATCTTGTACTCATCAGGCTGCACTCGGAGGCGCGGCTCATCTTATTAATTTTAAAGGAACTGATACTGGAATTGCTATGAGTCTTTTGCATCAGTATTATGATGCACCACGAGTTTCTGCTTATAGCGTTCCTGCTTCTGAACATTTTGTTATGACTATGGAAGGACCAGAAGGAGAAAGAAGTGTAACTGGAAGAATTCTTGGAGTATATAAAGATGCTCCAATCGTAAGTATTGTTATTGATAGTTATGATGATGAATATTTTGTTCGTGAAATTCTTGGTGGGACATTTCGTGACCAGATTTTACATGGAAAGAGCAAAATTGTTGCAAGACCTGATTCTGGCGATCCAGAAATTAAAGTTCCAATTCTTTTGAATATCCTTGGTGATAGATTTGGTTATACCATCAATAACAAAGGATTCAAAGTTTTGAGCCCTTGTGTTGGCATTCTTTGGGGAGATGGAATGGATATTTTTAGTATTCGCAAATTATATGAAGCTTTGCGTCTTGCTGGGTGGAGTGTTGAAAATACTGTAGTTGGAATGGGTGGCGGTTTATTACAGAAAATTAATCGAGATACGAGTCGAGCCGCGATGAAATTTTGTAATATTGTTTTAAATGGAGTAGATACACCAGTGTATAAAAAACCAAAAGATGATCCATTCAAAGCCAGCTTTGCTGGAAGGCCAGCATTGGTTTATAGTGAAGCAACTGGTTTATATAGAACGGTTAAAGATAATGGAAATGGAGTATATGGAAATTGTCTTGAATTGGTTTTTAGAAACGGAAAAGTTCTTCGTCATCAGACATTGGAAGAAATTCGTCAGTTGGCTGATGTATAATTGCCAGAATAAAGTGGTAACGCTATTGGTGTTAAGATTGACAGCGGATTCTTAGGAAACTTGGAGGAAAAATAAATGCACCCTTATGACCAGCTAGTAAAGGATATGCTTGCTTGGGTGCATGAGCAAAGCACACCTAAATGTTCGTGGTGCGAAAGACAATTCGCTGTTAGTCAAGGTTTTTGCTCTCAGAACTGCTGCAACGAACAAAGAGAATACGAACGTAAGCACGGTATTGCAGCCGATACTCTGTAAGGTATCACTGAATGTATTAAAATAATTTTGGCTAGGCCAGTCTTCAGAGATTGGCTCTCTGATCGCAGTTGCTGACGGCAGAGTGACATAATATAGAGGGGTTCATACATAAAATCCTTGCAACAGGAAAAGATATGGATGAGTATATAAAGATGGTTAAACTCCATCCCTAGCCACCAAATTTATAAAGGAAAAATATGAAATTTATACCAAACTATTCAAAGGCCCCAGACATTGGCGAAGAAAAGATTAAGAGAAAATTTATAATTTTTCCTCGCCAATGCCCAATGACTGGGACATATTATTTTCTGCAAACTTGCACATTTCACTATAAATATGGCTCATTTTGTAGCGATACCAATGATTATTGGTATCTAGTAAAAATTACTGATTAAGAAAGGCAAAATTATGATGTGTAATTCATGTGGAAGCATAAGAATATTGGAAGTATCTGGAAAAGTTTCAGATGCGTGTTTTATTACTTTTGCAAATGAGGAGCATGATGGATATGTTCCTTATAATTTAAGAATTGGAGGCGGGGATTATTTAGAATTTAATCTCTGTATGGAGTGTGGGAAAGTGCAAGGAAAATTTCCAGTTGCTGAAGTGAATCTTGAAGGAAGATAAGAAATTAACTATGATTTCGCTGAGCCCTCAATTGTGGCTGCCGTTTTATAGAAGAAATAAAGATGGAACTATTGTATTTAATGGTTCTATTGGTTGTTTAACAGATGATTGTAAATACTGGAATGATAAAAGTTGTAATCCAGGAGTTAAAGACAATAATCCAGATTTATGTAAATTGCCACAAGATCCTTGGTGGCCAGATTGGAGTAAATTATGAGATGGAAAGCACAAAAGAATATAAAAATTGGAACAGTTAGAATATTTCATCATTTTGCACTTTTTCCTATAACTTGCCCAATGAGTGGCACTACTTATTGGTTGGAATGGGTTAATGTTTCTCAACAAATGGATTGCCCTCTTAAATGGGATTCTATAGGATTTAAGAATGATAATAGCAAAAAATATTGGAAAGTAGTTAAAATAAATTAGGAGAATTATGAATTATTGGATAATTATTATTCCAACAGTTGAAACATTTGTTTTCTATGGATGGGAAAGAGAAGCATTTTTTGAAACTGAGAATAAATCAAAATGGTATAATGTTAAAGGAAAATATAAACTTGCAGATAAAAAAGATCCCAAAGATTTTGAAATGGTTCAATTGGAAATCATAGGATCGCAGCAAGATAGAAAAGCGCAATCTGATATTCCTTATATGCCAAGAGAGGGATGGTTTTAAATGATTAAGTGGGAGATAAATATTTTAAAATAATTTTGCATTTATTAAAAATTTACAAATTCTCAGGATAAATAAATATATGAAGAGCATGATTACAACTGATACAATTTCTAAAAATATTTTACGAGAAGTGAAATATGATGCTACAGGAAATGTTATTACTAATGGAGAATTTATTACAGTGAAAGACGGCGGGCAAATATTAAATCAAAATAAATTTGCAGCCGCTGATAAATTCGGAGTATATTTGTAAACGCCAGGATTCAAAAAGATTTAAAAGATCCTGGCGAAAGTCAGGATCTTTCATTTGCAGTAAAGAATAGTTATCCGTTCCGCTTCACGTTAACCGAGCACTCTTTATAAAGAGAATGGAAAATATCAAAGATAACTATAATGTAGTAAAAATGTTTTATGGGGCAGTAGCTCAGAGGGAGAGCGCTGCGTTAGCATCGCAGAGGTCGAGATTTCAAAATTCTCCTGCTCCACCATAAAGTTTTTGCTTGGGGTGGTTACTTATTTGACAGATTTATATAAACGAATTAAAGATTGGAATGAAAAATATGGGGAATAAGTGTTGATAGGAGCACGATAGATTCGCAATTTATAAGGGTGAGGGCAGTTCTCACATTCTCCACAAGTTATTGAAAATAAAGCACTTATTTTTTACTTGACAAATGATCTAGAATTTAGTATTATTAAAGAGTAGCAAGAATATGGGCTATGGGGCTGCTAGGGTGGCCACTGGTTTTGCACTCCAGAATCATCGAGAAATCGATACAGCGGGATTCAAATTCCCGATAGTCCACCAAAAAATTTAGGTTGACAAACAAAGTAAAGTTTGATAGTATAAAAGAGTAGCAAGAAATTGGTGCAACACAGCACGAAGTAGCACTCCAAATGCAGCGAATGAGAATTCGTTCAACAGATGGACAGACACATAATGTTTACTTGTAAAAGTGTTCTGACCTTAACGTGCCTGCGATAGTGAGTTGAATGGTGAAATGCCAGAAGAAAGTTCACCAGCCAATGAAGTTTAAAAATCGCTTTAGTAGCGATCTGATAGTAAATCAGTTCAGGAAGTATTTGACAATTGAAGAGAATATTGCAGAGCAACAGTGCTCTGTTTGAATATGAAAGTTACACCCGCCTACGTGGCAGTCCTAACTGAGACAGCATCACGACTTCAGGTGGCACGATGGTTGTAACGGGGCAAGCTTTCAGACTAATTAACAATTAGCGGCTGCGTACTGCCCGTAAAGTACGCATAAAGTTTTGAAGTAAATATGCCGTAATGGTGGAACGGAATACACTTTGGACTTAAAATCCAACGCTCTTATGAGATTGAGGGTTCAAATCCCTCTTACGGCACCAAAAAGTTTAGTAGATCAATAGCTCAATTGGTTAGAGCAACGAGATTAACAGATCAAGTCGTAAAGCCACAAGCCTAAGATACTTGAAGTCACTCGTCGGTTGAAGGTTCGAGTCCTTCTTGATTTACTAGAAAAGTTTAACTCTGAGTCGCAAGACTATCGAAGTGACTAGGAAACTAGCTGGCATAACGAAATATTATGTTGGACCTTGAGAGTGACCACAGATGAATCTCAGTGAAAGCTAGAGATTTCAGAGTTATAAAGTTTTGCCGCGTTCGTATAACGGATTATTATGCTCCGCCTTTAACGGAATCGATATGGGTTCAAATCCCATGCGCGGCACCAAAGTTTAGATGTATGCGTTCGTCGTATAGCGGCTTATTATACTTGTCTCTTAAACAAGCTGACGTGAGTTCAAATCTCACCGAACGCACCAAAAGTTTTATAGTTATGAGATTGTAGCTCAATTGGTAGAGCAACGCCCTTTTTTCGGGATGCTTCTTTGAGAGAGCATTCGATGGATGCTTTCAAAAAGGCGCAGGTTGTGGGTTCGATTCCCACCAGTCTCACAAAGATTTGAAATTAAAACCATCTTCGCATAAATAAAGATGGAGGATCAATTAAATGCCATTAGTAAATTGTCCAAAATGTAATACTGAATTTGAGAATAAAGGAAAATGGGGAACCAAAAAATTTTGTAGTAGAAAATGTGCCAATTCAAAAGATCGGCCACAAGAGTTAAGAGATAGAGTTTCTAAAAAATTAAAAGGAAGAATTGGAAAAAGTATTTTTCTTTCTCCAGAGAAACTCATAAGTCGTAATCTTAAACTTAGAAAAACTTGGGATTTAAAATATGAGAATATTCCATTTGAAGAACTTTCTTGGGATTTACAAAGATTGCGAGTAATAAAAGAACAAAATAATTCTTGCGGAAAATGTGAAATTACTGAATGGTTTGAAAATCCAATAACTTTAGAAGTTGATCATATAGATGGAAACCGAAAGAATAATTGTAGAGAAAATTTAATTGCTATTTGTCCAAATTGTCATAGTATTACTACAACATGGCGCGGAAGAAATAGAAAAACTGTGGATTATAAAACTGATGAAGAAATTTTAAATGTTATTTTACAAACTGAAAATATTCATCAAGCATTAAAATTTCTAAATATGGCATGTCGAGGAGCCAATTATAAAAGATTACAACAGTTAATGGAAAAAAATAATATCTCTTACTAAATTTATAGCCGTATAGCTCAATTGGTTCAGAGCATTCCCCTTATTTAGGGCCTGTGCATCAGACCTTAAATAAGGGAAAGGTTGATGGTTCGATCCCATCTACGGCTACCACAAAGTTTAAATGTTGGCTTGTAGCATAATTGGCAATGTGTGACCCTGTTAAGGTCAAAGATGATGGTCCAGCCAAAATTTAAAGTTTCGCTGTAGGGAAAATATACCCCGCTGCATGAGGCAGAAAGATATTGAGGGGCTGGTCAACGGCTATAGACGCCCAGTGAGTAAATATTTGATGGTGCAAATCCATCCGGCGATACCAATTTTATGGGATGGTAGCTCAGTAGAAGAGCAATGGCTATGAGGGGTAGTCTAGCGACGGTTAGATGAGACTCAAGTGCAAAAGTCATACGTCGAGAAGTCTGAAGGCCAAGGACATTGTGCAAATCCCTCTCATCCCATCAATTTTAAAGAAAAGATGTTGGGTTCAATGGTCCGACTTCAAACTAACGTTAAGTCAAGTTTGAATAGTTTAAGCGGGGATAGTTTAAATAGTAGAATATCTGAGTTTCCGCTCAGAAGATGGGTTGCAAGTACCCTAACCGCTCCAATTTTATATATGCGGGAGAAGCCTACTTGGTATGGCACTGGTCTTCCAAACCAGAGATGAAAATCGCTGCGAGTTCAAATCTCGTCTCCCGCTCCATATTTATACATATGGAATAAAGGAAGAAAATTAAAATGAAATATTGGTGTAAAAATTGTGAACATCTTCTGCCATTGAAGAACAATGAAAGAACAGAAAATTTCAAAGAATGGTGGATAGAAAATCGAGAACAATTCAGAGAACTGCATCTCAATGGAGAGTGTGAAATAAAAACAACTCAGATACAGAAGGTGAATTTATATGCATAAACTTTTGTTTTTCTTAGCATTTGTTATAATTGTATTTGTGGTGCATATGTTGAAGTGTAAATAAAGTTTGTCGCGGGGTGCAGGTTGCCGTTTCAGGCTCATAACCTTGAAATGTACGTGAGTTTCGATACTCCCTCCGCATCTTTTGAGCAGACACGCCGCCATGTTAATAACAAAAGATGCGTGTGAAAGTTTAAAATAATAATTTTTTAATTTCCTCAAATGCAGTATCAGGAGAATAAACACCATCATTAAATGATAAAACTTCCCAACCCGAATTTGTCAATTCTTTGATTTTTATTTTATCTCTGTTTTGAACTTGTTTTAAAGAAAAATTTTTAATTTTTAGTTGTTTGTAATGCCATGGTCCATTCCAAAGAATAGCAACTTTATAATCATCAAGAATAATTGTTTTGCATTGAAACCTCATATAAATAAAGATATGGCAGGACAAACTTGCAAAACCTCACAAGTGAACAAATATTCACAAGATATTTGTTCTTGCTGCCAATAGTATTTATCTTTATTAAGGCACAGACAAGGATTTGCGCTCACCCTCATAAAGTGGTGCGAGTGGGATTATTCCCCACCTGTGCCACCAAAAATAACTAGGAGTTATCAAATGGCTTATTTACTTAAAAAAGGATATAAAATAGACAAAGGGATCAGAATATATGATAATGAAGAATCATTATTGCCTTGGTGTGATTTTAAAAATTGTAATACATTGGCGTCTCATAATGCTGATCAATATGTTGAGTTAAAATGCAATAAATGGTAGAATTGGTTATCATATCCAAAATTTTTATGCAAAGAACAGGAATTAATGGGATGTGATCATCATCCAGTATCTTCAGAAATTGTTTATTTGGATGGACATTCAGAATTTTTTATTAAAATTCCACAAACAAGATGGCATAAACATAAATATGAGTTTATATTAGCTTTGATTTTTGCGGTACTTTGTGCGATAATTATTTAAGTTGACAAAAGATTTTAAAAGTTGTATAGTAAAAGAATAGAGATTTGCAGCACGCCGTAAATGTCTTATGACCTACCTCCAATTTGTTATAGACAACGATTCGTGTTGCAAATAAAAGATATTGGTATAATGAGTAGTGCTTGTAGCTCAGTGGTAGAGCAGCCCCATTAAGAGGGCTGGTCGTTGGTTCGATTCCAACCAAGTATCAAAGTTATACTAGGCGCAGATAGACCATAATTGGTTCGCGGCCATGTTGGGAACGTCTCGTGAAATCCATCGCGCCCGCGATCTGAAGTAAAGTTTGTGTTAGTTGCTGTATTATTAGCCGAAGGAGCAAGAGCACCAGATGGAAAACTGGAGATTTGGCATTACGCCAACCAATTGCGTAATGTGTCTGTGATCTAGCTAGGCGAGATGGGATTATCACTATTGGTAGATAACTCCACTGACTAACACAATTAGATATTAAAAAAAGTAGTGTCGCTGTAAGTATAATGTCGTCTAATGGAAGGATAGCGTGAACGCAAGATGCGAGTTCGACTCTCGCCTTATACTGAAGACACTTGAGAGTTTTCTTTAAACGAAAACTCTCCGCGATTAGTAATACAAGTATGAAATGTCTGACTTGAAGCGCTCTCTGGCAAGGGCGTAAAGGCCAGATCGATGCAATATCCAAAGGCCAGAGTGCTGATGGAAGTGCAAAGTTCAAGTCAGACATTTCAGTAATTTTATCGGGGAGAAACTATAGAGTTAGCTATAATGGGGAGAACTAAAGCGATGGCTGGCGATGGCCCAGAAGGAGCTACTTTAGTTTTATGATCTAGAAATAGTTGCTGGTTTCAACACTAGCGCCCCGCCAATTTAGTAGTGACATTTGTTAGGCAGAGGTTAACGGTTTAGGGCACTCTGCCTGATGATGGAAAGAAATATACTAAAAAGACTGTGCCGAACGAAATATATGAAGCACTACTTGAATATATTGAAGAGTACAACCTTGATTGTGCTGACAATTTTCGATATTCTCCAAAAAATGATCCAGAAGGAATGGATGAATATTTAACTATTTCTCAACGTGGGTGTTGTGGTCGTGCTGACTTTTTAGCATGGGAAAATAATGGGCAAGAGTGGGTTATTGGTTGTAATTATGGACATTAAATTTAACAAAAAAGGAAAATATGATCACATTAGAACAATGGTTAAAAGCAATTAAGTATAGAATCACTGAGGGATCAGATTATAATTGGGAAAGCTATGGACCAAATGCATATAGTTTGGATTATTGGGATCAACTCCACAATGGAGTTGACACTTCAATAATTATCGATAAATTAACTGGAATTGTTTATCAATGCGAAGTTTGTGATTATGAAAAGAATGTTGCATATCGCATTATCAATCCAGCCTTTAAAGACAGTCATATTGGAGAAGCTGAGCAGAAAAATCTTGATCATGGTTATGTTGATGAAGCTTGGGAAAATGTTCCATATTGTGACTCAGAAGTTGATGATTTCCTAGAGAAACTACATGCCATTGTCAATCATGAATCATACGATACTCGTTCAAGTGTTTCACTAGATTTAGATGAAAAAACAACATTTACATTGATGAAGATGGCGCATGAAAAAGATATAACTTTTAATCAATTAATTTGTAATATTTTAAACGAGGTGTTTTTGAATCCAAATACAACATAACTAGATTTATATGGCTCTATAGCTTAATTAGATTAAAGCACTTCACCGTCAATGAAGGAGATGGGGATGCAACTTCCCTTGGAGCCGCCAATTTTTAAATAGTCTGGTTAAGTCCAGCAAGCGCAGGATACGCGAGAGTTAATGACTCTTCCACCAGCGCCTTAAATTTAGGAGCAAACTGCCAGAAAATTAGGAATTAGTTCTACTGCTATTAGAAAAAGATTAAAACGGCAACTTAACACTGATGGTCAGTGTGCTAGACTGAAAATCTAGAAAACTCAGATCGTTACTGAGAGTTGCCACCATAAGTTTAGGAGTATTATGACAACAATAACAATTAAGGAAGCAGCGATTCTTTCTTATCTGTCAAAACAGCCAATTGAATCTGAAAGAATTGAATTAACAAAACGCTTGGGTGTAGAAGCTAAAGAACTTGCTATTTCTTTGATAAATAAAAAATAATATGAAAATTGAATTAGATTTGACTGAAGATGAAATAAAAATGCTCAAAAAGCTTACAACTACTGGTGGAAATAGAGCCGCAGTTTGCAGACCAGTTCATGATTCAGTATATTCAAAAATTTGCAAGGCAATAAAGTTAGAAAAAGAAAATCAAGAACCAGTTAAATTTCTTGGATTTTCTGGACCATTGATGATTTTTCTGATTATCCATTATTAGCAGAAAATCATAAGAAATAAAATTAAGTTCATTCAGTAATTCATTTATCATAGTAGCGAAGTAACGCATGAGTAAAATCGGAAAAGGTTGTTAGCCAATCCATGATAAAATTCTAGATGGAATTACTGAATGTTAGTTTAAATGTTGGCTTGTAGCATAATTGGCAATGTGTGACCCTGTTAAGGTCAAAGATGATGGGTTCGAGTCCCTCTGAGCCAGCCAAAAATTTAGTTGTTGAAGGGTGTGCCGAATGGCAAGTATGACAAAAGATCAAATTAGATATAATGATCCTACAACTGGAAGAAAAAAATATCTTATTAAAAAGGTAACAGATCGCAGAATTACAATTCGCAAAAAAGTAGTAGAAATTTTGGGAGGAAAGTGTTTGCTATGCGGTTATGATAAGTGTGGAAATGCATTATGCGCACATCATCTTGATCCAAAAGAAAAAGAGTTTGGTTTAAGTTATAAAGGTTTGTGTAGGAGTTGGATTAAAGTTCTTTCTGAATTAAAGAAATGCGTTTTGCTTTGCGCTAATTGTCATGCAGAAGTGCATGATGGATTGATTATTCCTAATGAATTAATAATACAAACTAGAAAACGTGTAGAGTGTGAAGAAAGTTTAGTTGTTCCTTCGTAGCTCAATTGGTAGAGCGGGCGGCTGTGCGAGATAGATAATGGAATTTAACCAGTTCAAATCTGGAATCTCGAAAAGTAACCGTCAGGTTGGGGGATCGTGGCCCTCCGAAGGAGCCAAAAATTATAGTGGTGTGTTTTGAACGGATAACAAGTCAGACTCTATGTGTATACAACGGTGATATGACACTGATTGGGATGGCCGACTGTTGCGAACGGGAATATGACCGTGAAGTGCCCCAAAGTCTGTGTCTGCCACTATAAATAATTTTATACAATTGTCAGTCAATGATTAGGAAAATATTTCAACAAGGAGAAAATATGGTATATATAAATAATAACGGAGTTGTTTTAACAGGAACGGATGCGTGGCCTGTGAATCCATACAAGTCCGAGTCTACAACAAAAATTTTTGAAAATAATGGAGTATCAGATTTTACGACGGTACATTTTATAGCAGATGATCCTGGTATTCCGAGAAAATCAGCACGATATAATAATAAACAGAAATTAATTTCAATTTGTGAAAATAATAACATATTATATGAAGTCGTTCCTGACGAGTAAAATTATATTTTCTGAAGTTAACATACTATAATTAATCATAAATAATAGTATGAATTATAGTAAACTATATAAAAATATCATTAATAATGCGAAGAATAGAAACAATAATTTATGTTATATTGAATCTCATCATATAATTCCGCGATCTTTGGGTGGAGAGAATGGCAGTAATAATTTAATAAATCTTACTGCGATAGAACATTTTATATGTCATTTCTTATTGACAAAAATGTATAAAATAATACCGAATTGGTCTAATGGCAATGACGCTTCGCTTTGAACGAAGAAGCACAGATTCGATTTCTGTATTCGGTGCCAAAATATTATGAAAAATAAACCAAAAGTTGGACAAAAAATTAGATTAAATAAATTTGGAGTTAGGCAAATTTATAATAGTTCTATAGCTCCGTCTGGTTTACTGAGGCAAGTGTTTACAATTACTGAAGTAGACGAAGAATCAATGACAGAGCCAGAAAAACTTGGATGATTGAAGTTGATGATCCAGAGTTAAATCAATTTATGCTTGACAACTGGTGTTTTGATTTAGTGTCATAAATATTAGTATGAGATTAAATGAATTTCAAAATAACACAACTTCTACTGAAGTGACCAATTTTGTTAAAGATATAATGCAAATATTGGGTTTATCATCATTTAAATCTCCAGTAATTATATATGACGATAATTTTCCTGAAAAAACATTGGGCAATTGTTCATGGTATATTGGAGAAAAAGAAGTTGAAATTCACATTAATATAAAAGTTTTAGATTTCAATGACGAAATGATTTTATTTAGGATTTTGGCACATGAATTGTGTCATATGGCAGAATATTTATTGTATTGGATTCCTACTTTAGAAAAACAATTAAAAATTGTTCATGGAAAAGTTGGATATGAAAAAGAAAAATTTAGAGATTGGTGTAATAACGAAATACAAAAAGCAAGTCATGGACCTCAATGGCAACATTTTGCTGATTTATTAAATAGTGAAGTTCCAAATTTTGTTACAAAAACATCAGACAAAAGTTATGATTTAACCAGCAAACAGTAGTAAGCAGAATAACAGATAACAAAACTGTAATATGTAAAAAGTAGTTTGCTAAATTTGGAGAACGACTGTAGCCTGATAAAAAGTCGTGGCAGCTTGGAGAGACAGCGAAAATAATTTAATATAAATGAAGATTTATCTTGACAAAGGATAAATAAAGATGTATACTACAAGAGTAGTCAGAAATTTGGAGAATAAAATGACATTCAGACATACACATATCGAGCCAAGTGACCCACGCATTACAGTCATGGAACCCCGTTTCTGTGTCTGAAGCTAGATAGTTTGTATTATCAAACCTTCTGGCAAATGTCAGAAGGTTTTTTGATGTTGGAGTGAACATGAAAGAATATAGAATTACAACTCAGAATATAGATTACGGCCAAGAAAATGATTGCGTTATTGATGAGAATGATCCAATAAACGAGATTAAGAAATCACTCTTGCTTGGTGGGTTAGGGATGAATAAACCAAAATTGAATACTGAGTTAATTGATAAATTTTGGCCCAAGAAAGATTAGCAGTGAATTTACCTGCAACAAGTGTGCTAGAGGCAACTATCGGTTTGTTGCGCCAGATTGTGACCCTGGACTCGAAAGAGTATTACGGATTCGACTTCCGCCTAGCACCCCATGTTTAGTAGTAAAGTTTAAATGTCGGAATGGCGGCAGGCCTGGTTTGCCTCCACGTTTGGGGCGTGGCGTTCGTAAGAACATCGTAGGTTCAAATCCTATCATTCCGACCATAATATTAATAGTAATGTTTCATGTTTATATAAAGTTTAATCAGAGTGAGGGCCATTTGGAAGGCCACTTGGTCCGGAGCCAAGAAAATCGTGAGAGTTCAAATCTCTCCACTCTGACCATTTTAAACTAAATACATCTGGAGGGTTTACTATGTATTCAGATGAATTTAGAAAATATATGAAAGTAGTTGATGATAATTCTGAAGAAGATTTAGATCAATGGGGTAGACTTGTTAAGAAAATGTTTGGAGAAGATTCTTATGTTGTTAAAGAAAAAACATCATATGGTCCCAAATATAGAGTTTATGCTAGATTTTATCCACAAGCAATATTGGGGCTCAAAGGAGAAGATGCTGAAATTGAAAAAGCTGTAGAGAAAGCAAAAGATACTATAGAACATTACAAAACTCCCAAAAAAGCAGTCATAAAATATGAAGGTGGGTGGTAAATGAAACTTTGGTTAGATGATATTCGTGATCCAAAGAGATATGGTTATCATGATATGTATTGGGCTAAAAATTATAATGAAGCGATTGCTGCTTTGAAACTTGGTAAAGTAACATTTGCTTCATTAGATCATGATATTGGTGCTTGTGAAGATTGTGTAAAATCGTTGTCACACATTGGAGACATGCGCTCGCCTGAGACAACATTTTTTAATCATTGCTCACATGAAAAATCTGGTTACGATGTAATTTGTTTTATGGAAGATAATGATATATGGCCAACAGACGGTGTAAAAGTTCATAGTATGAATCCAGTTGGCAAAGAAAGAATGAATCAAGTGATTAGAAAGCAGTATGGAAGAACTTGGTAGGTATTAATTTGTGGAGTATTAGATTAACAGTGGATCGTATCCCTTTCAAGGATAAGGAGTGGGGGCAGCACCCACATACTCTACCATAAGTTCAAATGCATTTTGCGCTACCTTGCACCTGAATATGAATATACTTGTTGTACTTGTAATAAATTATTTAGAACTGATAGAAAGAGAAAAACACAAAATGTTTGTTGTAGCAGAGAATGTAGTTGGCATCAAAAATGATCTATTAGAATAGTTGGTTAGTTCGCAACTCCCTCAAAGTTGAAACGAGAGTTCAAATCTCTCATAGATTACCATAAAGTTTGATGATTTATAGGCCTATAGCTCAAGCGGCAGAGCACACGATTGATAATCGTGAGGTTGAATCTTCGATTGATTCTAGGCCTACCAAAAATTAATATGCGCTCGTATGCCGCTTCGCTTCGAACGAAGAGAAAGCTAATGGATACATACAGGTTCGAGTCCTGCCGAGCGTTCCACATTGGAGTTAGAATGAATTGTACTTTATGTAATAAAGAAACAAAAATCCAAAATTTTGTTCGCAATCTTGCTCAGCAAAATTTTCAAATAAAAATAGAGAACGATCTTTTGATTCACGAGTAAAAATAAGTTCGTCTTTAAGAAATTGTAAATCTCTTTCAACAAGTATTGAATGTTCAATTTGTGCTAGGAAATTTTATAAATTTGAGTCTAAAGGTAGAAAATATTGTAGTCTTAAATGTTGTGGAATTGCAAAGAAAAATAAATTCACTGCTGATTTTTCTCTGAATGGAAAGGGAAATCATAAAAGAGTGTTAATACATGAGCGTGGTTATAAATGCGAACGATGTAAAAATAGTGAATGGATGGGAATAGAAATTAATTTGCAATTAGAACATAAGGATGGAAATCATTTTAATAATGAAAAAACAAATTTAGAGCTTTTATGCCTCAATTGCCATAGTCAAACATTAACATTTAATCGTAAGAAAACAGCAAAACTTATTTCTGACGATGAATTTTTAAAAGTATTAAATTCATCTAAAAATATTCGTCAATGTTTATTAAAATTAGGTTTGCAGCAAGGTAGCACAAATTATGATAGAGCCAAAAGATTATTAAGAAGAAATATGCAGCCGTAGCCTAGTGGATTCAGGCACCAGTCTACGAAACTGGAGAGGAAACTCTAACGCAAGTTCGAATCTTGTCGGCTGCACCAAAAGTTTAAATGCAATTATAGATTAGCGGCTAAATCGGATGGTCTACACCCATTTCATCACAGGTTCGAGTCCTGTTAATTGCACCAAGTTTTCTCTGCATCGTGGAATGGACACGAGGCGTTTACCAGGTGATTTGACGCTAAGTTTACTGATTTGCATTGCGATCACGGCAATGCAATGGTTGGTCTAAGAGACTAGTAAAATAGTGGTAATATATCAGTTTAGCGATTGATAAGTAACCCACCAGAGAAAAATAACTTGTAGCATTATTCTATATTGTGCTATAATAAAGAAGTAAATCAAAGGAGAAATATATTCGTGAGTACTTTAAGTACTAAATATTTACCACTCCCATCAAAAGTTAATCCGGATAAATTAGAAACTCTTTTAAAGAAGCAAGGAAACAAAAATAATATTATTCAAGATGTATATTCTGAGGTTATAGATTTCATCACTCAAAATAATCTCATATCAAATGAATTATTAATACCAGAAAAACCTCCAATCCGCATGTTAGAAATAGGCAAAGTTCTATTGTGTGTCATTGAAGATTATTCCAAATTTAATACTGAAATGCTCCCCAAAAAATATGTGGAGAATTTTCATTTTTCTTGGGTTAAAAAAGGGTATCGAGTAATTTGGATTAAAAGATTTGAGTGGGAAGATTTGAGAAAGCGTAATGTATTACAATCTTTAATTCTTCATGCTTGCGGTAAAACAAAAAATAGATTTTTCGCAAGGAAAACATACGCTGAAATTATTCCTAGTAAAGATTTAAGAGAATTTTTTAACAATTCTTCTTTTTATGGTTATCGCAATGCTTCGTTTGCTGTTTGTTTAAAAGATAAAAAGACTAATGAAATTTTAATGGCTATGAATTTTGGACACCCATATTATGGAAAAAACAAGTATGGAGAAGGCGCTGTAGAATGTATCAGAGCAGCTTCTAAACCTCACACAGTTATTGTTGGCGGAATGTCAAAATTAATGAAATTTATGATTGAGCAGTTCGGAAATACTTTTAAATCTTGCGTGTATTATATTGACAGTTCCCATTATGGGAGTGGATCGATGGGGGCGGCTGGATTTACTTATTCTCATTTTGCTGGAGGAGCGTCACATAATGTTTGGAAAAAAACAGGAAGTATGTTTATGAGAACACCAGCATTACATCAGGAAATAATGTTTATGATTAAACAAAACGAAATAGTTGCAGTTCCAGATGTGGGAAATGAAACTTTTATATTTAATACCAGCAACGAAATTGGTAATGCAAGTTCAACAGATACATAAAGATTGTGTAAGTATGTATTTTCTTGGATCAAAACCAAAGGATACAAATTTCATGATAAATAATAATGTGCCGAAATGGTGAAAGTGGCATCACGAGACTCTCGTAAAGTTTAATTACGTCCTCAATTGACGTTTTCGGCTCCAAAGTTTAATATGTGGCCCTATAGTCTAGTTGGATCAGGCAACTGCCTTCTAAGCAGTATCACGGGAGTTCGAGTCTCTCTAGGGTCACCAAAAGTTTACTATGCCTCTTAATAATAGGTAGCGATTTACTTCACTTGTAATGAAGATAGCTCGGCGCAAGTCCGGGAAGAGGCTCCAAAATATTATGCTCTCGTGGTCTAAATGGAGAAGGCGCTTCTTTCCTAAAGAAGAAGATGGGGATTCAAATTCCTCCGAGAGTACCAAATTTAAATATACGCCCTTTAATAATAGGTAGCGATTTGCAACTCCAGTAAAGTTGATAGCTCGGCGCAAATCCGGGAAAGGGCTCCATTCTATTATGACGAACAAAGAATTTGTTCAATCACTATATCCGCAAGCATATTGTATTCATGCAACGTGGCTTCCTTTTAAATCGTATGTAATATGGTGTGTTAATTTTAATAATTATCTCCATAATATGACAAATTATTGCTCAACTGAAAATGATGCATGGAAACAAGCGGCAATAAAAATTCATGAAAAATTAATTCAAAAATTAGAAAAATAATCCTTGACATAAATGAATAAATGATATATCATTAATAGTGAAAGAGATAAAATATAATTTTATCATTGGTAATTCTTCCATTTGTGATACTTATATGTTTCTGAATTATTATTTGGCAAAAACATGACTCATAGTGAATTTAAAATCAGTGAAAAATTTACTTGCGGCGATCATATTTGGATGACTACTGATGTTGGCTCTCGCGTTATTGTGGCAATTCAAATTGATGAAGTTAATAAATTAAATTATGAGGATGCAAAATCAGAAGGATGGTTTGTTGGTCCTCCTTATGCTGTAAATGAAACTGTATTTGATGAGTACGATATAGTTTTTTGCAAGAAATATTAATACGGAGAAATTTTGATTATAATTTGTATATTAGTATTGGGATTAATAGCGATAATTCTTTATTATTCAATAAAATTGCGAAAAGCAAATAATTGTATAAAGAAAAAACAATTTATTATAGATAACCAATCAAAAGAATTGAGCAGATTTCATTTGTCATGGTCTGTCAATCCGCATGTATATAAAAAGAATAAAACTTCAGGGATTGGATTTTGTGATGTTTGCTTTAGTGATGACGAAAATGATGGAAACCACATTAAATAATAAAGAGAAATGCACTTGCAATTATATATCAAAAACGAGAATGAGTGCAAATTCTTAATAACGAAAAATATTAACTATAAATTTAGAGGATAATTATGAAAAATCTGTATTCAATTGTATTACTATTTTCTGCATCTCTTGCTTTGGCTTGCCCTACCCCGCCTCCCACACCAAAGCCAACTCCTACACCAAAACCAGCCCCAATTTTAACAGTTAATTCAGCATCCAATTCTTCATCAAAATCCAATTCAACTTCAAAATCTAATTCTTCATCAAAATCCAACTCAACTGCAACAACAGGAGCAAGCACATCAAATGCAACAACAGGTCCAAGCAGCGCAAATTCAGTAACTGGGCCTAGCACATCATCTGCTACAACTGGAGATCAGTCTGCGACAACTGGAGATCAAAGTGTTACTTCTGATTCAGGCAACCGAGATGCTATGCTATTCATTCCTTCAGTAGTTCCAGTAACACCACCAAGCACATTGGCAGTAGGAAATATTGTTCAAGTCACATCTGCTTGTGGTCCATTACAAAGAATTGTTCAAAATCCAATTAGTGGAACATTTTTTGGAGTAGTTAAAAAATCACAAATTATTCAAGGAAATACTGATACATTAGCTCCTTACTTAGACGAAAAAGGATTGCCACAATATTATAATGATGTTCCATTGAATGATGGCAGAAAAGGATATACTCGTTTCGGCCATCAAGTAACTCAATATACTACAATAGTTGGATTGAGTGGAGTTCGTAATGTTGCGGCTGGCGCCGGCGGAGGAAGTTCTTGGGGACAAGTTGGTGGAGGATCAAGTGCTTCAATTCAGCAAATTGTAACAACAATTCAATTGCAAATATGCGAAGTTGGTACTTTTGTTCAGCCTGCTCCAGTTGTAACTCATACTCTTACACAAGGTCCAATTACTGTCCCAGATGTAACTATTATGGTTGTGGATGAAAACTATACTAAAAAATTAACTCACAAAAAAGTATCGCCGCAATCTTCAACAGTTAAGAAACCAACCAATTGTGTTAAATAAATTTTAAGGATAAATATGTTTTTTAGAAAAATTCCAGTGGTTATAGAAGCAGTTCAAATCAAAGCATCAGATTTTAATGGATCGACATTTGATGGTTGCCCGTTTTCAGACACGCCAAAATGGTTATTGAAAGCATTAAAAGATGGAACAGTATCAATATACAAAGATGATCGAGATTATGCAAGATGGCAAATTAAAACTTTAGAAGATGGCCCAAATGGAGAAGCAAAACATATTGCAGATCCTGGAGACTGGATCATTAAAGGAGTTAACGATGAATTATATTTCTGTAAACCTGATATATTTAAAAAGACATATGTAACTCTTGAATAAAGGATTTCTATGATTAGAATGAATAACAACGATGCAGTTATCATCGCTTGTATTGCTCAATTTTCAAAAATTCCTAAAAAGAATCAAGATGAATTATTATCAGAATTGAATGATAAACAATTAAAATCTCTTTGTAAATTTATAATGCATCCTGCTTTAATTGATGGAAAACCAGACTCTGAAGAAGCAAAAGTTGCAAAATATTTTATAAAATGGGTTGAAAATAATAAAGCCAATAAAGAAAAAAGAAGGAGAATCAATGAATCAAGAATTAAAAAATAAATTATTTGAACGATTCCCCAAAGAATGGTTTCCAGCAGATATATCAATTGGTGACGGTTGGTTTCAAATTCTTTATGACTTATTAGCACAATGGGAATTATTTGTAAAGAACTTTGGCGAACCAAAATTTAAAATTCTTCAAATAAAACAAAAATTTGGCGGATTAAGAATTTATACAAATCATGGAGCAGAAGAAATTATTCGTCTAACTACCAATATGGCAGAAAAAAAATCAAGTATCACTTGTGAAGTTTGTGGCTCTCCTGGAATATTTAGAGAAGATGGTTGGCTTTCTGTTAAATGTGAACAACATAAATAAAAGATTCTTTAGGGAAGTTGCCCTGAAAAGGCATCTTTTAAAGAGTAACAAGTGGAGGAAAGTAAGCCTAGCGCGGCAGAAATCAAGAGTCTAGACAATGTTTTGAAGATGCACTACAGTCTAGCGTATAACCACAGGGATGTGAAAAAGTACCTAAATTAATCGACAGATGGCTTTATCTCCATAGCAATATGGCTAGTATCCTCCATCATCGTTAATTCAGCAAATTAGTAGCAAATTATGGTTTTGCCCACCCAGTACGAGAGGAACTGTGGGTTTGATCGAGAACAGGGATTGAAGACATCTTTACCTTTGTATCGAGACGACCATAATAGCCCTTAGAGTTTTTGGCTGAGAAGCACACCTTTAGATAAATTTAAATAACTGCTTTAATGTCAATGACTTAAAAATCATTGACATTTTGCTTTGGATTTGATATAATGAAAATATGGAACAATATCCGACAATACTTGGTAGTTCAAAAGCGCCATTAGGAAAGCCGTGTATTGCTTTCTACAAATATGATGGCAGCAATTTACGTTGGGAATGGAACCCAAAGAAAGGTTGGCATAAATTTGGGACTCGTCACCAATTATTTGACTCTTCTAACCCATTGTTTGGCCAAGCAATTCCAATCTTTTTAAACACGATGGGAGATGAAATAGTTGAACGAGTAAAGAAGATCAATAAGAAAATACATAGAATCACTGCGTTCACAGAATTTTTTGGACCATCCAGTTTTGCTGGAAAGCATGAAATTGACGAGCTGAAAGAATTGAGATTGTTTGATGTTTATTTGTTTCATCAGGGAATGATGCTGCCAAAAGAATTCGTTAAAACTTTTGGAGATTTGCCTTATACAGCACAAATTGTTTATCAAGGAAATTTAAATAAACAATTTATTGATGATGTTCGTACTGGAAAATATCCTGTGATTGAAGGAGTTGTAGCAAAAGGAAATGATTTTAGTGTAAAAATTAAAACAAATTCATATTTTCAAAAACTAAATGAAGTGTATGGAACTGCATATCGTCAGTATTGGGAATAAATAATAGTAATGTGTTCGCAAATAATATGAAAATTTTTGAAAGGAGAAATCATATGCAATAGTAAATCAATAAAGGAGAAAATTGCAAATGAGTAAATCTTATCGCAAACCATATTCGTCGCCAACTGGAAGTCTCAGTGCAAAAAAAGATAAACAAATGGCCAACCGATCAATTAGAAGAACACAAAATAATTATTTAAAATTAAATTGGGATGAAGAGGATTTTTTAATTCCAAATAAGTATGAATGCGCAAACAATGAAATTTATGGTTGGAGTAGAGATGGAAATAATCGATATCAAGAACTAAATACATCTTGGAATCGATACTGTTTATTTCTCATTGGAAATTATTATTACAAAAACTATAATATTTTTCCTCCAATATGGTACGCTAGATTAGTAAGAAAATAGGAGTATTATATGAAAAAAGAATTAATTAATATAGAAGAAGCAGTAATTACTTATTATATAAGTGAAGGAAGAGAAAGAGATTTAATAAATGGGTGTATTTGTTGGTATGACAACGGCGAGTTTGAATTTGATACAACTTGCCCAGTTCATTTTGCAAAGGAAATAGAATATGGCATTGTATGAATATAAATGTAGCAAATGTGGAAATAGATATGAAAAAGTGCAAAGCATGAACTCAAAATCAGATACTATTTGTTCTAAATGTTATGGAAAAGTTGAAAAAGTGTTATTTCCATCTGCATTGCAATTTAAAGGTTCTGGTTGGTATGTAACAGATTACGCTGGCAAATAGCAAGGAATAAATTGAGGCATAGTTTAATTGGCCAAAACATTCGGCTCTGACCCGAAAGATTCTAGGTTCGACGCCTAGTGCCTCAGCCAAAAATTAGAAAGGAAATATTAAATAGGTTTGGGTTGCATTCTTTCTTGACATTTAATTTAAAAGTTGATATAATCATTATATGAAAAGCTATCAATGGGCAAATACTCCAAAAATAGCATGAAAACTCATGGTTAGAGATTGAAATTGAATTATTAAGAAAGTTAGAGAAATGACTAAAATAGATAATGAAATTTTACAATCAATTATTTATTCTCCATCTTTAGAAGAATTTCATGGAGATTGGGATCCTCAATGTAGGTGGGTTAGTAGAATAACATTAATCCAACTTAAATATATGATAAAACAAAATTGGATTATATCCAAGTTTGGGATGTACAAAGCAAGTAATAGTTTTGCCTATTTTAATGGATACACAGAAGGAATTGCGTTTACTCCAGATAAAAACACTGAGCTTTTAATAAAATTAATGAGATGAATTGGATTATTCAAGATTCGATGACTTGGGCGGCATTGCAAAATAATTGCAATCCTCTCATTACTGCTCTTCAAAAATTGAATAAGAAATTCCATACTTGCGGAGTGATTCCATTTGATAATGTAATTACTGGTATAGAAAATATTGATTTATCAAAATCTACTATGTTTTATGGCGGAACATTGCTTCCAATATTGGCCAAAAAATTGAATACTAATTTGGAAATCTTTTGGGAAGATGAATGGTTCTATCCTGCAATATGGGCAGCAAATAGAAATGATATGCTTAATCAAGAAATTACAGAAAGAACTATTGGTGATTTAAAAACTAATTGGATTTTCGAGCCCACATTTATTAAATCAAAAGAAGTAAAAGAATTAACTGGAATGGTATTAGAAGGTGAAGATAAAGATTGGTGGCTAAAAGAATATTCTGATTTAACGTCTGATGTAGAAATATGTTGCTCTCCTGCACAAAATATAGAAAAAGAATGGAGATTCTGGATCATTGACGGAAATATAGTTACTGGATCACAATATAAAAGGAATGGATGTTTAGCAATAAAATCTCCAATTGAAAACAGTGTTTTCAATAAAGCAATAGAATTATCCAATAGCTGGCTGCCAAACCCAAATATTGTAATGGATATTGCTGAAATGCGGAATGGAACTTTCAAAGTTGTTGAATTTAATTCAATTCATTCAAGTGGATTTTACAATGCTAATGTTGAGAATTTCATCAATGCAATGGAAAATAAATATGACTGACAAGCAATTTGTAAAATCATTTTATCCAAACGTAAAATTATGTAAAGCAACAAAATTTTATAGAATGAATTTTCCAAAAGATTTAAATATTTATTGTATCTATCACTATGATTATACAATATTTTTTGATTTACCGTGGGAAAAAACTTCAAAATTAACATGGAAGCACGCTAGAGAAAAAGTTGAAAATAAATTAATTAAAAAATTATCTTATTAACCAGGAAAAAACATGAATATACAAGAGCAGATTCGTAATATATATCCAAATGCAGTCTTAATTAAAGATTGTCATAATTATGGAAAATTGGAGATAAATTTAAATTACATTGTATTACACGATGTAATTCCATCAGAAAATATTAGTAGCAAAATTAATGATGAAATAATTTTAGATTTCATGCAAATTAGAAATAAAACAGAAATACATCCTTTATCAACATGGCAATCAACATCTGAAGAAGCATGGCAAGAAGCATGGAGATTAATTCAATCTAAAATGGAATCAAAATTAGCATCATGACTTTAGAAGAAAATATACAATTTGTACGAGCAATGTATCCAGATGCAATTGCTATTAAAGGAATCAGTAGGTATGCAATTATAACTATTTCTCAAAGAACACTAGAAGAAATTGAAAATTATAAACATACTGAATTAACCTCACAAACCTATGAAATTAGCAGATGGGTTAAAACCATTGATGAAGCTTGGAATGACTCTGCGTATTGCTTAAATAAGAGATTAGAAGATAAACTTGCATATTAAATACAGAAAAGAGAAAAACTATGATAGATTTATCAAAAAAACCAGTATTGGTTCTTAACACTGCATTTGAACCTTTGAATGTATGCAGCGCAAAACGCGCCCTTAAACTTATTGTTAAAGGCAGAGCGAAAATAGAAGAATCACATTTACAAAAAGTTCATACTACAAAAATGTGGGATGAGCTAACTGGAGAATTTGTTTTAATTGATCTATTTTTGCCAAGTGTCATTAGATTACTATCCTACAGATTTATTCCTGTACGCACACAACTTCTAACTAGGAAAAATATATTTAGCAGGGATAAAAATACTTGTCAATATTGTAATCATGTATTTTCTCCAAAAAATTTAACTCTCGATCACATTTTACCAAGATCAAAAGGCGGAAAATCAACATGGGAAAATCTTGTTGCGTGTTGCCATGAATGTAACACGTACAAAGGTGACACATTGCTATGTGATCTTAGAGATATGAAATTAATTAAAAACCCCAAATCAATTAATTCTCATACTTCTAAGCATTTGCTTAGAAATCAAGGAGCTGATGACCCTTTTTGGCGCAAATATTTATTCTTCGATAATGATAGTGAGGAAAATCAATGGACAGAGGAAATAGGAGATACAAAACTCAAAAAATAGCAGAACGTAGAGCCAAACAACTGAAAGATTATCATAATAAATTTGGAGTATTTAATATATTACCAGAATCAGAACTAGAAACTGGTTATTTTAAAAAAAATAATGGATTTACCATTAAAAAAGAATCTTCCAGATTGTGGAATAAAATACTTAAAAATAAAAAAGCTAAAAGAAAATACGAAAAGAGAAACCCACTTATTGAAAAATAGGTGGGTTTCTCTTTTCGTATAAATAGTAATATGAATAATACATTCAATAATTCTATTGGTGGCTCATCAATTACTATAAGTGGCACGACTGCTACTTCTTTCGTCAATGCTGTTAATTCAGCTAACATATATGGCATAACTGCAAATGTGACTGCAAATAAGATCAATATAATTTATGCAAATCCTGGGCCATTTTATATAAATGAAACTGATACTAAAAATACTCCTCTGGCTAATGCTGGAATAAAAACAGGAGAATATGGAATTTCTTCAAATTTGACAGTAATTTCAGGAAATGTAGCAAGTCCATCTTTTAATGCCAATAGTTATTTTAGCTTAGGTGTAAATTGGAATTCCATTATAAATGCCATGCCCAAATCTGCTAGAAGAGCATTTAAATGTAGCAACATTGCTACTCCAGAACGAAAAGCAGTTGGCACAATAGGATTTCGATCATTAAATAATTTTGCTAACACCCACAGTCCAACAGCAGGCCATCCTTGGAGTACTTAACTTCTTTAGTATCAAACATATAAATCATACTTGACAAATCTATTTAAGTTTGCTATACTATATTCATAGTGTGAATTATGAATAATATTCAGCAAACTCGATATAAATACCCAAGAACTTTCCATTTCCCAGAAAGCCCTGGTGCCATGAATGACGATAGGATTCTTGATCCAATAGAGTCTTATGCAAAATGGGATCATGAAGTCGTGATTACTGAAAAGAGAGATGGCGAAAATTTTTCAGGATATAATGACGGCTAGCATGTGAGAAGTTTGGACTATGAAGCGCATCCAAGCAGAAATCGAATCGCTGCACTTCACGCTCGTTTCTCTTATCTTATTCCTGATGGTTGGAGAATTTGCGCAGAAAATCTTACAGTGAAACACAGCATCAAGTATAAAGATTTGCAAGAAATTTGTGAAGTATTTGGAATTTGGAATGGAGAAACTTGTTTAAGTTGGGACGATACTGTGATATTTTCTGCATTATTGGAATTACCAACAGTTCCTATTTTATGGAGAGGAATTTGGAATCCTGAATATTCTAGCGTGTTTGTAGATCAAATTTCAAGAATGATAAATCCAGAAACTCAAGAAGGATTTGTTGTTCGCCCAACAGCATCATTTCAAATGAAAGATTTTAATCATTTGGTTGGAAAATGGGTTAGAAAAGGTCACGTTACTTCTGGAGAACATTGGATGCGTTCTCAAATTGAATATAATGAAATCAGTGGTTGACAAAATTTAAGAAAAAGGATAATATGAAATATATAGCTTGTATACTTTTACTATTAATTTTGGGATGCACTACTAGCTGAGGCTGGTGAAGGAGCAGAGATGATTCAGCAATACGGGTTTGTTGCAGACTTCGATAACGAGACAGAGAATCTAGTTCCTCAAGAATCTGGCGAATGGGTTACTCACGCGGATCACGTTGCGAAGTTGCAGCGGTGGAAGGATGCGCCGAGCGATCTGGTGGAACAGATGTGCCACGCATACGCTGGGGCTACAGGAGATCACCGCGCAAAGATGACCGCTGCACTCTCTGTAGAACAGTCGCATCCTCCTTCTGGATGGGTATCAGTGGAGGCAGTGCAAGAGGCTATTGTGAAGTGCTACAAAACATATTGCGGTGAAAGCGAGATCGTATTTGCTGAATATATGTGTAAGTATCTCTCCTCTGCCAAACCGAAGTAGCGTGTGACAGTGGAAGCAGAGACAGAGGAGTGCCTTCCATTTGATATTGTTTTGAAATGGAGAAAGATTAACCGCAAGTAACCGCTCCCAACGATAAATATTTTAATTTTCATGATGTTTTTATATGAAAAGTTTTCAAAAAATAACAAAATAATGAGTTGACAAGGATAAATAACTATGATACTATAAATACAGTAAAGAAACACACAAATAATATGATAAACATCAATCAGTAGTGTAAATTTAAAATAAGAAAAATAACTAGTATAATAAATATCAATCAGTAGTGTAAAATTAAGGATAAAGAAATGAAAAACAAAATGCGTAATCTCTACAATAGTTTCTGTGTATGGTATTTGAGTTCACCGCTCTATTGGCTAGTTATGCGTATCGGGATGGGGATGTAAAAGTTCATTAGAACTTTAAAAAAGCCCCAATAATATTGGGGCTTTTTAATTTTGTAGCTGAATAGCGCAATTGGCAGGAGGCAACAGACTCAAAATCTGTACAGTGTGGGTTCGAGTCCCACTTCAGCTACCAAAAGTTTAAATGTAAAATGTGCCGTTGTAGACCAATTGGAAGGAGTCACTTGACTTAGAATCAAGACAGTATGGGTTCGAATCCCTTGGACGGCACCAAAAGTTTTAAATGTATGAGTGAAGGGCAATCCGGTTTGGCTCAGCAGTCTCCAAAACTGCCGTCTCTGAGAAGAGCAAATGTAGGTTCAAATCCTACCACTCATGCCAAAGTTTTAAATGTGCGTTAGCTAGTGAGACGATGGACACTGACTGGCCGTAACCCAGTTCTCTCTTTGAGAGCGATGGAGGTTTGAATCCTTCCTAACGCACCAAAAGTTTTAAAATACGAAGGGGAAATATAATGACACTGGAAAATGAAAAGCTTATTGATTTAGCAACTAATGGATTGGAACTTTCAAATAAAATAAACGATCTTAATGACAGAATTAATATTCTTCAAAGAGATTTAAACGAGTTAAATCAAAGAAAAATGAATGCAACTTTTCAAAAGCAAATTATATTAACAGAATTAGTTCGCAGAAAGTGTCATGATATTGGCGGAGCGTTAACATTAATTAACAAAGGCGAAATTGACGGAAATAGCACTGAAATTTTTGACAGAGAGAGAAACAAAGTTAAGAAGTAAAATAAGGGCAGTTGGGGGAGTGGCTTAACCCAAAAGTTTGCTAAACTTTCGGACCAGAATTAAATACTGGTTCCATTCGTTCAAATCGAATACTGCCCGCCAAGTTTAAATTTATAAAAGGAGAAAAAGACATGCTCGATTATCGACTGTTACATTGTGAATGTGCCTGCCACTTTTTTCCAACAGTTATCAAACATACTGAACCTTGTTGTGATGCAGTAAAATTATTTAAAAAAGACATTGAGATAAAGACTAAGAAAGAAAAGGTAAATACAAAGAAGAATACACAGATGGATGCGTGAGTGGTTTATACGATCAGTTTATAAAAACTAACAACCCATTCCATCTGATACAAATTAAATGGAGGTATTGGGCATTGGCAAGCCCTTCTGTCTCGAAAACAGACGTACCGAAAGGACTTGGGGATTCGACTTCCTCTGCCTCCGCCACTTGGAGAAATAATGGCTTGGACAAATAGAAAATTTTATAAACGACATTCAAAAACGAATTTTTTAATGCTTTATTTGGAAAAGATTAAAAATGAAGAAAGAAGATTGCATGACATTCTTTGTGAACAACTTGCTTATTTGGAAGACGAAGAATGTATAGAAAATTTTAATGATGATGATTGGATAAGTTGCTAAATGAAAACTATTTTTTTATTTCTGTTAATATTATCATGCTCTGTTAGCATAGCTCAATCACCAGATTTTTCTGTCCCTAAAAAACATATTATTCCAATGATTTTTAATTATCCGGGATATAATATAACCAATGATAATAAACAAAGAAAAATGTTATTCATTGAACGATCAACATTTTTGCTGGATGAAACCACAACTTATATTGCAATTAATAAAACACCAAAGATAATAACATTAGCAGATGGTTCCAACCATACTTTTCCATTGCAGGAAGGTAATCCCATAATGTCAATATTTGGTAATAGAAATACTATTGGAATTTTGGGTTCTGGTATTTTTTGGGATAGTGTTTATAATATTAGCACCAGCGAATTATATAAATATTCTGATCATCATTATAGCAATAAAACTAGAAAAGTTATCCATGCTGGAATAATTATTATTGGATGCTATTACACTGAAGAACATATTAGGGCTGGAATTACGAATATTAATAATATTAAAAATTATTAAATGGAGAGGTGGCAGAGAGTCTTATTGCGATAGTCTAGAAAACTATTGGGCTTACTAATAATAAGTCCCGTGGGTTAAAATCCCACTCTCTCCTCCATTTTATGTGCTGATACGGAAGTGGCTTAACCGGGCGGTCTGCAAAATCGCTATAATCATTAATTTGATTCGTGGGTTCGAATCCCACTCAGCACTCCAAAATTCAAAAAGGAAAAATAATGTTAGATTATTTGCTTTTAATAGTTGCATTGCTTATCAGTTGCGTTTCTGGTTTTTATTCCATTAGCGGATTAGTAAGCATTTTCTCAGGAGCATTTATTCCTGTAATTCTAATGGGATCAGTTCTTGAATTAGCAAAAGTAGTGATCGTTTTGTGGTTGCATTCTAATTGGGCAAAAACAAAAACATTTCTGAAAATTTATTTAACATCAGCAATTTTTATCCTAATGCTTATTACCAGCATTGGGATTTTTGGTTTTCTCAGCAAGGCGCACGTTGCTCAATCAATCACAGGTTCTGAAATTCAATCTAAAATTTCCATTATTGATGAACAAATTGCAAGTATTAAAAATGAAAAAAATGCAAATCAAGCAACATTATTACAATTAGATAATGCAATTACTCAAGTAGTTTCTCAAAGCAAAAATGAAGAAGGGGCAGCAAAAGCATTAAGAATTCGAAATGACCAGCAAAAAGAAAGAATTCAAATTAATATTTCTTTGAAAGACGAACAGGAAAATATTGTTAAACTTCAACAACTAGAAACGCCATTACAATTACAATTGGAGAAAAATGAAGTTGATGTTGGCCCAATTAAATATATTGCTGCTATGATTTTTGGAGACAATCCAAATAAAAATCTTCTGGAAAGAGCAGTTCGATATATGATTATTTTGCTAGTGGCTGTATTCGATCCATTGGCAGTAGCAATGCTTTTAGCATCTGATTTACACAAAACACCAATTGAAAATCCAATTGATATTCCATTAAAAAAGAAAAAGAAAAACTTTGTAAATAAAATTGCAGATAAGTACACAGATGATTTAATCTATAAATTATCCAATGAAATAATTACAGTTGATGAACTTTCTGAATCTGAGCAGAACGCGGTTTTGAAAAAATTGAGTAAACAAAACAATGAAAATCGTGAGTCATAATGAATATATTTTGTAGTCCAAAAGAAGAGACGCTGGCAGTACTCGAAAGACGAAACTGGGGCTAAAAATATCAAATGGTAATTTGCAGTATAGCGTAACGGAATGAGGGTGCAAGACCCTTCGAAATATATTCATTATAAGTTGTTGATTTTAAATACTTTATTTTCTTATTGACATTTAAATTTATTTGGGATATACTTTGTATATGAATGAAATTGAACAAATGGCTGCTGTACAACAATATGGCTGTGCAATTCAATACATCAAGAATCCAAGTGAAGCTGTGCAAATGGCTGCTGTACAACAATATGGCGAAGCAATTGAATATATAAAGAATCCAAGTGAAGCAATGCAAATGGCTGCTGTACAACAAGATGGCCATTTCATTCAATACATCAAGAATCCAAGTGTGAATGCCAAATTAATGGCAAAATTGCTCTCATAAGTTGTTAATTTTAAAGACTATATTTTCTTATTGACAGTTGAATTTATTTAGGATATGCTTTATATATGACATTGAAAGATAAACTCGAAAAGTATATTGATTCATTGCTAACTGAAGAATGCTTTGATCCAATTAGTTATTCCAGTGATGCTTATTACAAGAGATGTGAAATAAAAGCAGAAGTGTTAGAAGATGTAATTTATTGTCTGAAAGAGATTCTGAAGGAGAGCAATGAAAATTAATTACACCAAATTAAGCTATGAAGAAATGGCAGCAATTGTGAAAAACATTTCTGAAGAAACGAAGAATCGAAATCCTCTATTTGTTAATTCATATATGCAAGATTTTTATGAAGTTGTGAATATTCTACGTTACTTTCATGAAAGAAAACAAGAAAGCCCTGGATTTGACGAACAATAGAATTCGAAAGGAAAAATAATGTCAATAGCTGCCAAAGATTTTTGTCGTGTAGTAAAACATGGAGACATTGCTGTTGTTCGTCTCTCAAATCGAGACTCTGCATGTGGCTGCGCTCCTGATTGGTCGCTCACCCAAACTGTGAAATTACACGTTCAACGTAGAGAAAGAGCATATAAAGAACGTGGCGTAGTTCACCCCGCTGGAGAAATTTGTGTTTTAGCCATTCAAAATGGTGGATGGGCAGAATATCGTGAAGAAGATTGGGAACCAGATTTTGCTTTATTCATTACTGAAGAATATCGCATGGAAATTCAGAGTCTGAATGGTGAAGATGTTATTCCTGCAAAGCCCTCAATTAATATTCAAAATGAAATTGTTGCCATGCAAAAATCAATTCTAAAAAATTTGAAGGGACAATTATGACATTCACAGATGAATTGCTCAGAGTTTTTAGTCTTGCAGCTATTGTAATTGGATTTTTTTGCCTAGTTTCTCTATCGTCATTAGCAATCATGCCTTATCCTGGAATATGGCTATTATTTGCCATACCAGGAATTATTTCTGGACTTATTGGTTTAGCATATATTTACTGGAAGGATAAAACTGAGGAATAAAATTATGTATGATATTATCATAACAAATGCAGATTCCAACAAACCATTAAGAATGTTTGATAGTAATGGTATTACTTGGAATCTATTTGACTGGTGTGTTGAATATTTTGACGAAGAGCCATCTATTCTTCGCTATGAAGAATATGTTCCAGAAAATGAACAACCCAGTAAATTTATTCATGGCAAATATGGCCCATTTATTCTTGGAAATCTCACTGGAGTAGTTTGGTCAAGAAAGAGGAAATAAATGAGTGTTGGAAAGTATTCACCTACAATTCGAGAAATTTATCCTACTCAAGAACTTTTTGATCTGCAATTTCATCAGTCGGATAGTTCAATTTATGACGATGATGGTTATGACATGTATGGTTATGATGAAAATGATCTTGATCGAGACGGCCATGATCAATTTTATTATGAGCAGGAAGCTTTGCGTGAAGAATTGGGAGAGGATTATGGTTCTTTTTAAAGCAAAAACAAATAAATTAGGAGATAAAAGAACTGTAATCAGTTTTGCATTATTTCCTACCAGAGTTTCTCAAAATAATACATCATCTGGTCCTATAATTTGGTTGGAACGATACATAAAATTTCAAACTTATTTTATCGCCGAAGGTGTAAATGAATGGCAAACTTATGATAAGGTAAGATATGACGAAGCATTAATTGAAAAGTTGAGCGAATAAAATGATAATTAAATCTCGAAAAATAATCATAAAAGTAAAAAATGACCAAATTCGACAGCGAATCAAATTTGCGTGGTTTCCTACAAGAATGAAGTTATCAATAGAAGACAAATATGGCGAAATAATTTGGTTGGAAAAATATATAATTTTTGAAAAATATCAACATTCTCCATATGATTCTATAAAAGGATGGAAGTTGCATCAGAAAGTAAGAATTTCCGATGCAACTATTGAAAAATTGAGCGAATAAGGAGAAATAAATGTTTGTAGCATGTTATTTACCAGTTCTATCACCGAATCAAACCGAAGACCCATCACGAAAAGGGTTTAAAACTAAAAAAGATGCGTGGAAATATGTATTTTCTCAAATGTGCAACATGTGTAAAAATGTTCGGCAAAATGCATTGAATGGCGAAACTTCCAACTCCAAAGAAGATTGGGAAGATGGACTTGAACCTCCAAATTTGTATCCTGCTTGCACATGTGAGTGGGCAGTTTGCACAGAGCAAGAAATTGATTCAGTTGAACTTGAAAAATTATTGGTTATTGACATTTAATATATTTTAAGTTATAATATATTTAGGTGAATAATATGAATGAAACTACTTGCTCTCTCGAAAATTACCTTATTCTTCCTGATAATACAATGGATGAGAGAATCGCCAATGCTAAAAAACAGCTTGGCGATTCTCTCATTATTTTGGGTCATCACTATCAAAGGGATGAAGTCATAAGATTTGCTGATGCAATTGGAGATAGCTACAAACTATCTAAAATTGCTGCCGAAACAAACGCAAAATATATTGTATTTTGCGGCGTTCATTTTATGGCAGAAAGTGCTGATATTTTAAGTAAACCTGAGCAGATAGTAATTTTGCCTGATTTAAATGCTGGTTGTTCCATGGCTGATATGGCGGATATTTCTCAAGTTGAACATTGCTGGGAAGTTCTTGAACAAATGGGAATAGCAAATCATATAATGCCTATTACATATATGAACAGTTCTGCGGCAATTAAAGCATTCTGCGGAGAGCATGAAGGATTGGTTTGTACTTCTTCCAATGCTGATAAAGCATTTGCATATGCTTTTGCACATGATAAAAAAATTCTGTTTATTCCTGATCAACATCTTGGAAGAAATACTGGATCAAAAATGGGAATTTCTTTGAATGAAATGACTATTTGGGACCCTTGGACAATTCAATATGGCAAGAATTTTCTATTCAAAAAAATTATTTTGTGGAAAGGCCATTGTTCAGTTCATCAGAGATTTCTTCCTTCTCACGTTGAAACAATTCGTGAGAAGTATCCCAACATGAAAATCATTGTTCATCCTGAATGTAGAATAGAAGTTTGCGAGAAAGCTGACGATATTGGCTCCACTGAAAAATTAATTTCTTTGATTGAATCTGCTCCTGATGGATCATCTTTTGCAATTGGAACTGAGATACATCTGGTAAATAGGTTAGCTAAAAAATTTCCAAATAAACATATTATTACGTTGGATGACTCTGGTTGTGGATGCCTTTGCACAACAATGTACAGAATCACTCCTCAGCATTTATGCTGGGTATTGGAAAATCTTGTTGATGGAAAAGTTGTCAATCATATCAAAGTTAAAGACAGCGTTAAACATTGGGCAAACATTGCTCTAAATAGAATGTTGGAGGTTTAAATGAGTTATTTATATGACAATTGGTTGAATATTCAGTATTCATATAGCTCCTCTTCTTGGTTTATTTTAAATCAAGCATACTCTGAGCGGCATCGCGCATATCACACTTGGGATCATATCGAAACCATGTTGCGAAGATTAGATGAATTACAACATTTAGCTACTGCCCCAAACATAATTAGAAGCGCAATTTTTTGGCATGATTCAGTTTATAACACTGGATCAGTTATTGAAACCAAAAGTGAAAAACACTATAATCTCATTCCTGATTCTGTCAATGTAATTCAGAGCGCTGAACTTTTTATGAATCATGAAAAGGCAAAACTTTCTTATTATAAAAATGCTGTCCTTTCCATGATTTTGGGAACAGTAGATCACATTCATGCAAGCCCAACGTTTGAATATTATCCTGGATTTTCTAACGACTATAAACTTTTTCTTGATCTTGATCTGAGTGGTTTTGCTGATTCATACGATAAATTTATGGAAAATGGAAATAATATTCGCAAGGAATTTTCATTCGTATCTGATGAAGATTTTATTGTTGCACGAAAACAAATTTATATGAAGTTTTTACATGCTTTTCCGTTATACAAGCTACCAGAAACGAATGAACTTTGGGGCAAAAAAGCATATGATAATTTACTTAAAGGATATAAGGATATAAAATGACAACTGTTACTTGTGATACAGGAATTGGAGCAGGAACAAAAAATCAATTTATCTGAATCAATTAATATTGATTGTGAAGACGATCCCACAGTATATAGTGATTATATTTCTTTAAAAATTGTATCTCAAAATTATTTTAATATAAAAACTGGTGAAAAAGATTGATTAAAAAATTTAAGCATATTAGACAGCCAAAAGATTCATTGTTGTGTGGTCAAGCATGTTTAGCAATGATTACAAAACAGTCATTGGAAGAAAGTATTAAACATATTGGTCATTCACATGGAACTATAACAAAGGAATTAGTTAAAGTTCTTAAAAAATTCAAATATAAAACTCCCAAAAAACTACTTAGATTATCATATATTCCAAAATATGCAATTGCCAAAATCCCTCATAAAAATATTAAAGGATATCCAAAAAACGCTCGTGGATGGCACTGGGTAGTTTATTGGAATGGAAAACGTTATGATCCAGATTGGAATTCTCCTTCATTTTGCTATAATGTAAAAGCATCATCTTTTTTACCAATTTTAAATTTGAAATAAATACAATATGAACTTAATTAAATTTCCAATTGATTAAAAATGAAATATTCAGAAATTAAAAACGGAGATAAAAGAAGCAAATATGTTGATCAGAATGATTATTCTTCTGCTCAAATATTTGCTGCTATGAAGGAAAATGCTTCAGAAGCTATCGCTGCTTTTAGCACTGGTCATGCAATATTTAAAGGACTGTTTTCAAATAAAAATACTCTTTCGGATATAATGCTATCTGATCCGAAATTGATAGAAAGAAAAAGCCAAAATACATCAAATCATTATACGGTGTTATTAGACAATTTGCCAAGTTGGAGAAATTTTCCAAAGAGAAGTAGAAGTTTGATTTGCGCAACTAAAAAATATATTGCATCCGGATTTGGAGACGTATTTTTGGTGTTGCCATTCGATGGAGCAAAAATAGCAGTGTGCCCCGCAGCAGACATTTGGGCAATTAAATTTGAAAAATTAGGAACTAGTCTAGAAATTTTTAACAATATCATGAGTAAATATCATATATCAGATTATGATTATGAATCTGTAATTACTACAATATTAATGAACAGAAAAGATATATTATCTAGTACTTCAGCAGAAGATACCTTAGAACCAACCTTTTTGGCTGGGTTAGCTGCATGTAAAAATAGAAATGATTTAATTTCTTTGTTGAATGATGCGTTGAATCCTATTCCTAATGATTTTGAATTGACTGATATTTTCAACACTCCAGTAGATGAAAATAAAGAAGTATGGACTGATAGCAAATCATATCTTGTTGATATTGATTCTAGTTTTTATCAATTAATTCTCGAACATTGTATGTTGATATAATTTTCTTGACATTTATATCAAGATTTGCTATTATATACTTAATGCTTCAAACAAATATAATGTGACCAGCAGGTGAAATTGGTGAGGATGGCAACCAGTATTTTTCTAGATTATTCTCCAATTTCAAAAATTTCATTGTGGTGGAATAGACATGCTTGCAGATAATAATTGCCTCTTAATATGGTTAGAAGGATAAAGCAAGCGAAAGTAGACGCAAGGGTTTGGCACCACGAATCGTTTGGTCAATGGCAAACGGGCCCAAAAATTCCAGAGTGAAACGGTGGAAATCTCTGGCAATGAAATATCTTCTTTATTTTCAATAACTTAAAAATCATTGACATTTATATTCAGATTTGCTATACTGGATTTGTGATGGTTATCTATGCATGATTTTACTGAAAGACTCAATGAATTGGCAACAATAGTAGTGGCTCGGAATAGCCCTACTATAACCGAAAAACGATGTAAGAGAATATTTAAAATATTTCCAGTTCCATTGAAAAAGTTGTCAAATAATTATTTTGAAGGCTATCACAATTCCCATTGGTTTTCTACTGTATATATTTTTCAAGAAAAATTTTCAACTGGTAGAGGCTGGTACACAATGGCAGTTTTGGACAAAGATAGAGCAATTGAATATTTGCTGGAACGATAGGAGAAACCAATGAAGCAAGATTTTGAAAAGATCAGAATTGCGATACGACATTGGCAACTTGGTCGTAATTATTTTACTGCTGTTCGTGCAATGAATTTTGCTCAAAGCAAACATGTTGGATTGCGTAAAGATAAGATCACGCCAGAATTTCAACATCAAGTATCTCAGACAAACTTTGCCAGAACTTTGATCAATTCATATATGTTTCCAGAAGAAACTCTAGCAACAATCTGGCTGCACGATGTAGTGGAAGATTGCGGCGTTACTATTTCAGAAATAGAAAAAATGTTTGGGGCGCGTATTGCTTTCAGCGTTGAATTAATGACCAATCAAGTTTCTGGAGTAAAGAAACCATTAGATAAATATTATTCTGCGATGATTGCTGATCCTATTGCAAGTTTAGCGAAGGGAATTGATCGTATGCACAATCACCAATCAATGAATGGAGTTTTCAGTATTACAAAACAAAAGTCATACATTGAAGAATCTGAAACTTACATTTTTCCTATGCTCAAAGCTGCTCGTAAGACTTTTCCAGAACAGGAAAGTGCATATCAAAACATTCGTCATATCCTGCAAATTCAAATTGAACTTGTAAGAGCAATGATTGAAAACTCAGAAAGGGCATAATGAAAAATTTAGGTAAATTCGCATTTCCATATTTCGGAGACTTTTTTCTTCTATTGAAATTTGGATCAGTAGTAGCTATATCGTGGTGGTGGCTAGTCCCGTTATTTATTCTAGATCAAATTATGGGATCGATTATTATCAAACAAACAGAATCATATTTTAGACTTGCATTTCCATTTTTCTCTGTAATATTTTTGGTGTTGAATTTAACTGCAACTATTTCTGTGCCGTATTGGTGGCTTATTTGGTTTTTTGCTACTGATTTAACGAGTGTTGGCATTGGGTATATAACTAAAAAAAATAAGAAAGATGCATTGAAAACTGCATGACTAGCACTCCACAACAAAGACTTGAAAAATCCAAAAAGTTGCTTTCGATATTAATCGGAGACAATAAAGAATACCTGTTCAGACGAAGACCAAGAACTCTTCCTTCTGGCATGAATTTTACTAACCATGAATGGCTTGCTATTAATATGGCTCGTACAGCTACAAACAATATATCAATTAAAACCATATTTGACTTAGAAGAAATGGTCGAAAAATATAAAAATCCTTTACTTATGGTAAAGTTGGAGAGTTAAATTGGGCAATTTTTTCTATTTTTTATTTATCGTTACTTTTATGACTTGGGAATTAATCAAAGAATGTATTTGCCATCCCATCAAAACATTATATACATTAATAGTTCATGGCTTTGGAAAATTAAATTAAAGGAGAATTAAATTGAAAATTAGAGATGGTTTTGTATCAAATTCAAGTTCAACAAGTTTTTCGATTTATGGTATTAACATCGACGGATCAAAATTGCGCAGTCTATTATGCGGTGGACCAGAAGAAGATTTTCCAGATGACGATGGAATTTATGAACTTCTTGAAAATTTAGAAGGATTAAATACCTATCATGATTATGAAAGCGGCGGCGCATATATTGGTCTTCCTTGGGATTCAATTAAAGATAATGAAACTGGAAAAGAATTCAAAAATAGAGTTCATGATCTTATAAGAGAACAACTGCACGAAGATTTGACTTGTAGCACAATCAGCGAAACAATTAGCTCATAAAGGAAGAATAATGAATCGCATTAAAAAAATTTCGTTTCCCGATTACAATCGCATTTTTGACCGCAAAACTGGTTTAACAATTGAATATGGAAAAACCATTGATGAAGACCCACCAATGTCTCCTGATGGCCCATCTATTGCTGATATTGAAATTTCTACTATTTGTAATGGATTTTCTCCTGATGGTGATATTACAAAAAGCAAACCTTGTGCTTGGTGTTATAAAACAAACACAGCAAAAGGCACAAATATGTCATTGAATGAATTCAAACATATTTTGAAATTACTTGGGAATGTAGACCAAGTAGCATTGGGGTTAGGTGATATTGAAAGTAACCCAGATATATGGAATATGTTATCCTATAGTCGTTCATTGGGAATAATTCCGAATTTGACAGTTAATGGTATGGGAATTACTCCAGAAATTGCAGATAAGTTAGCAAAGTTTTGTGGGGCTGTGGCGTGTTCTCATTATTCTGACAAAATTTGTTTTAATACTGTAAAAGCACTAACTGATGCTGGGTTAACTCAGGTGAATATTCACGCCCTTCTATCCAAAGAGACACTATCAAAATGTTTTGATTTGATTGATAAAGTATTCGAGTCAAAAAATGGTGGGGAAGATAAAAGTCTCTCTGGATTAAAAGCAATTGTTTTTCTATTGCTCAAACCGAAAGGAGCTAGAAATAAATTTCATCCAGTGGAAAAATTAGAAGATTATAAAAAATTAATGGATTATGCCAGAGAGAAAAATGTTGCAATTGGAATGGATTCATGCTCTGCTCCAATGGCGTTGAAAACATTGCCATCTGAGTGCATTCCCTCCATTATTTGTTGTGAGTCAACATACACTTCAATTTATATTGACGTGAATTCTGAAGTATTTCCGTGTAGTTTTGCTGCTGGAACCCCAGGTTGGGAAACTGGTATCGATATGAAAAATATCAATAATTTTTTAAATGATGTATGGTTTCATACCAAAATGATAAAATGGAGAGATGGATTAATAAAATCATCCAGTGATTGCTCAAATTGTTCAACTCAAAAACATTGCAGAAGTTGCCAGATTTATGATGTGACTATTTGCAAAACAAAATTAGTTAATTTGGAGGTATTATAAATGAAAATTCGGAGCAGCTTCGTAAGCAATTCAAGTTCATCGAGTTTTTTAATCTATGGAACTTTTATTGAAGATTATAAATTTGATGAGTTAAATGTAAAAGAGAGTGATCTGAAAAAATCCGGTCTTGAAGTAATTTCGACTCCTGGGGACGATGATAAATATATTGGGCTATCGTGGGATGCCACAGAAGATAACGAAACGAGGTTGGAATTTAAAGATAGAGTTAAAAATCTTATTATATCTTCTTTAGGAAAAGATATGCCATTGGCTACTTACAGCGAAGCGTGGTACGATGGTTAAAGGAGATAATTATGGCAAAAATACGCAAAGGCTTTGTAAGCAACAGTAGTTCAAGTTCATTCATTATAAAAACACAAAATTTAACTTGTGAGCAAGCAAATATGATTTTAAATCATATGGATTATGCAGAAGAACTGGGACTCAAAGATGAATATGTTAATGACTATGATGAATGGCACATCTCTTTTATAGGAGAGTCTATTACAGGATATACGTCTATGGATAATTTTAATATGCACGAATTTTTAATTAAAATTGGAGTATCTCCAAACAATATTGAAATGGAGTATAATGGCTAAAATTATTAATGATTTAAAACTTAACTTTGATGATGTATTAATTGTGCCGAAATCAAGTTCTTTAGATTCTAGAAAAGACGTAAATTTAAATGTAAATTTTAAATTTCCTCATTCCAAAGCAACTTGGAGTGGAATTCCCATAATTGCTTCAAATATGACGACTGTTGCAAGTTTTGAAATGGCAAATGCTTTGGCAAAGCATAATATTATGACAGCAATTCACAAGTATTATTCTATTGAAGAGCTTAAAAACTTTTTTAATACTAAAATTGCTTGTGACTACGCTTGGTATACATTGGGAACCAGCAAAGATGAGTGGGAAAAACTTAAAAAAGTAAATACAAATAAGCTAAGTATAGACAAAATTTGTATCGATGTTGCAAATGGATATCGAGATTCATTTGTTGATGCTGTTAAAAAACTTCGTGATGAATATCCATTTGTAACTATTATGGCAGGAAATGTTGTTACTCCTGAGCAGACTGCTGTACTAATTAATGCAGGAGCAGACATTATTAAAGTAGGGATTGGCGGGGGATCAGGCTGTCTTTCAAGAGTCAAAACAGGAATTGGTTACGGGCAAATTAGCGCAATTTTAGAATGTTCAGAAGCTGCGTATGAACTGGATGCATTTATTTGTAGTGATGGTGGATGCAGAAATCCCGGAGATGTTTGCAAAGCATTTGGGGCAATGTATGGTAAAAATTTTGTAATGCTTGGTTCAATGCTTGCTGGTCATGATGAAACTCAAGCAAAAAAATTTATCAAAGATGGCAAGGAATTTGTAGAATTTTACGGTATGAGCAGCGAAAAAGCAATGAGAGAACACAATAATGGAATGGCAGAATATCGAACAAGCGAAGGACGGCATATTTTACTTCCTGCTCGTGGCCCAGTAGAAAATACCATTTTGGACTGTCTCGGTGGAATTCGCAGTTGTTGCACGTATACAAACACAAAAAATTTGTCTCATCTATCTGAAAACACTACTTTTATACGAGTGAATGAGACTCACAATAAAATCTATGAAAAACTTGACTTGAACAATCAAATATGATATAATTAATACAGATTGGAGCAAAAATGATTGAAAAAGCAGTCAGTCTGCACAATGATATTGGCAACCACGATAAAGTTTATTACATTCAAATCGTGTCGGCTGAAAATAATAAGTTTACTGTATGTTTTCAATATGGCAGACGCGGAAAGCATTTGACATATGGCACAAAAACTGACATCCCAGTATCTCTTTGGGAAGCTGAACGACTTTTTAGTGACAAATTAAATCATGAACTGAAAAAGGGATATCACGTTATTCCAAATCCTGTCGATCTGCTGACAATTATTGGATTTTCATACTAAAATATGTTGAAAATCCAATTAGAACTTTAAAAATTACGTTACAAAATATTTCCTTAACCAAAATAAAGATGAGGACAACTGAATGAATATTACATGGCATACTGAGCAAAAATCACGACCATATCAAGAGGATAGATTTTTTGTCCAGAAGCTGACTTCTGGAGAAACCATTCTTGGAGTATTTGATGGTCATGGTGATTCTTGGACTTCTGAGTATGCTGCAAAACATACCCCATATATTTTTCGGGCATTATTGAAGAATAATCCTTATTCTTATTATTTAACAATGGAAAAAGTAATTAATAGACTTGATAAAAAAACACAAAATCATTATTGCGGAAGCACTGCATCATTGGTTTTGATCGACAAAGATCAAAAATTTGCATACGTTGCCATTCTTGGCGATAGCCCTGTGATTATTAAAGATGCAGAAGAAAATATTTGGATTGCTCCAGAGCACAATGTTCGATCAAATAAAGCAGAAGCTGATGCTGCTATAAAAGATGGCAAAGCATTTATTTCTGATGGATATTTATTTGATCGAAGCAAAGGTCGTGATAGCACCGGCTTACAAATGTCCAGAGCATTAGGGGACAGAAGTTTAGATAATATCTTAAATCGAACTCCAGAAGTTTTTGAAATCGAATTAAATAAAAATAGCTGGATTTTATGTGCATCTGATGGCTTAACTGATCCTGGCCATTCTTCATCTAATTTTGATAATATCATTGCAAAAATTTCAACCGCAACTGCTAGAAGCTTAACTAAAGAAGCCGGAATTTATGACAATGCAACAGCTATTTTAGTAAAACTGTAAAATTTTTACTTTACGATAAATAAGTATAGATTCAATTTATTTCATAAGCGAGAATTAGCAAGAATGTTACTTTCAATTTTGAAACATTTACCAATATCTATTTTTATAAGTATATCACTATTATGCCAGAATACTTTGATTTTCAGTATATTGGTATTTTTATTAATTTGTTTATGTAGTATGTGGTTTTTCTTAGCGTATAAGTTTATTAAATTTCCTTTATTCAAAGCGACTATGTATGAAAAATACTAATCTAGATATTAAATGTATTTTCTGTGGCAAAACTAGGGCCGAAAGTTCCAAAATTCTCGTGAGTGGAGAATTTTCAATTTGTGATAAATGTGTGTTACTTTTCAATGGTCTTTTAGAAAATAGTAAACCTTCAGAAAAAAAAGCTAAAGAGAAAGAAATTAAGCAAGAATCTGAATTAATATCTGAGGAAATTATTCCTCAATTAAATTCCATTGAAATTAAAAAATTTCTTGATAAGAATGTTATTGGGCAAGAAGAAGCAAAAATTGCATTGAGCGTTAGTATAGTAAATCACTATAAAAGAATGCTATATGAAACAACTAATTATACACAATTAGACAAAAGTAATTTAATTATCACTGGACCGAGCGGAAGTGGAAAATCTCTTCTCATTAAAACAATTTCTAAATTTTTAAATGTTCCCTTCGTATCAATAGATGCTACTACATTGACCGAAGCTGGTTATATTGGAGAAAATGTAGACACTATCATTTCTCGGCTTCTTGCTAATGCAGATGGTGATATTGAAGCTGCTCAACAAGGAATTGTTTTTATTGATGAAATAGATAAAATTGCCACTGGAAAAACTAGAAGTAGCACAAGCGACAAACATGTATCTGGAGTTCAAGCTGCATTATTAAAAATGGTAGAAGGATCTATTGTAAGAATTCCATCGCCTTCAATTAAAAAATCATTTATTCCCCAATTAGTCGAAGTTGATACAACAAATATATTGTTCATTTGCGGCGGGGCATTTGAGGGATTAAATGAAATAGTTATTAATAGATTGAAAAAGAAATCAGGAATGGGGTTTACTGATGCTCCTATAAATAATAAAACTTTAGAAACAGAATATTCTACAGAAGATTTTATTGAATATGGAATAATTCCTGAATTTATTGGAAGATTTCCATTACATACATATACTACTGCATTGAGTACTGAAGAATTAATTAAAGTTTTAACAGATTTAGACAATAATATGCTTTTTCAATATAAATTTTATTTTGAAATTGATGATATTGATATAGAATTTACTGATGAATTTATTGCCAAATTAGCCGCAAAAGCAAAAATGAATAAAACTGGAGTTCGTGGCCTTAAAGGATTGTGTGATTCAATAATGTCAGATCATTTATTTTTACTTCCTGAATATAAAAAACGTGGAATTTTTAAATTAATATTTGACGAAAGTTGTATAGATAAAAAATCTATACCCAAATTTGAATTCACTACATTCAAAGAAAAAGTAAAAACTTCTTGATAGAAATATTTCAGATACGCTAATACCATAAACAATTAAAATAAACTGAAAGAGGATATAATGACAGTAAATACTTTGAAAAAGGTAAAAATTAATATTGATGTAAAAGAACCAACTCTATATCAGGTAGTTTATTACAATGACGAAATCACTCCTGCTGTTTTTGTTGCAGAAACATTAATCCAAATTTTCAATTATGAAATTGAAGATGCTGTTGCATTAACTACAGTTATTAATGATTCTGGGTCAGGTATTGCTGTGAGCGGAATATCAAAAGAATTAGCCACTCATCTGAAGGACCTAGTGTTGGTATCTGCGCAAGTTGCAAAATACCCACTCAAAGTAGAAGTAAAAGCGAAATAAAAATGGAGAGTTAAACTCTCCATTTTTATTTCTTTTTGGATGTAGTTTTTGCTTTTTTTGTTTTACTAATTACAGTATTGTTTGCAATAGCATTAATCGCGTCTTTTTCAATCTCTGCAACTGTTTCAACCACAATTTTTTTTACTTTTGTCTTTGCAGCCGTGACCACTTCTTTCGCTGCTGGGGTCGCAATATCAATTAATTCCTGCTCTGCAACCAAAAAAACTTTTGTAGCAGAATTTTTTAAATCTGATTTTTCAGTTTCTTCTGATTCCTCGGACCTAATAAACTTAACAATTGCTCCTGCTACTACCAATAAAACCAAAATTATGATAACTGTATACATTTTGCACCACCTTATAAAATAATTACAAATCTATTTATCTTTTTACTTGACATCATGCATCAAACTTGTTACTATTATATATATAGAAACATATATTAAAGGAGAATTAAATTATGGCTTTTACAAATATTCAAGGAACACAGACTGCGTTTTTGCACAACTATCTTAGGGGTACAAATCGCACACTAACAGAGAAGCAAGCACTTAGTTTGTTCGGGATCAAAAATCTTCGTGCAAGATTGAGTGAACTTCGTCTTCTTGGTCTTCGAGTTCGCTCTGAAAAGACTCTTGATGGTCGTGCAAAGTATAGCGTGAGCCGTCGAGACGTTTACGGCAGTGAATTCAGCTTGGTTTCTAAGTAAATTTTTACTTCGATAATCATAATGGCGGGCTAAATTAGCCCGCCATTATATTGTTCAAAACAAAGCACTTATTTTCTTATTGACAAATAAATTTATTTAGGATATTCTTTATATATGGATGAAAAAGCACAACTAGCTGCTGTTCAACAAAATGGTTATGCAATTCAATACATCGACAAGCCAAGCGAAGCTGTGCAACTGGCTGCTGTTCAACAAAATGGTTGTGCAATTGAATACATCAGCAAGCCAAGCGAAGCTGTGCAACTGGCTGCTGTTCAACAAAATGGTTGTGCAATTGAATACATCAGCAAGCCAAGCAAAGCTGTGCAACTAGCTGCTGTTCAACAAGATGGTTGGGCAATTGAATACATCAGAAATCCAAGCGAAGCTGTGCAATTGGCTGCTGTTCAACAAGATGGTTGGGCAATTGAATACATCGACAATCCAAGCGAAGCTGTGCAAATGGCTGCTATTCAACAAAATGGTTGGGCAATTGAATACATCGACAATCCAAGCGAAGCTGTGCAAATGGCTGCTATTCAACAAAATGGTCGTGCAATTGAATACATCAGCAAGCCAAGCGAAGCTGTGCAAATGGCTGCTGTTCAACAAGATGGTTGTGCAATTAAATACATCGACAAACCAAGCGAAGCTGTGCAAATGGCTGCTGTTCAACAAAATAGTGCGGTAATTCAATACATCGACAAGCCAAGCGAAGCTGTGCAACTGGCTGCTGTTCAAGAAAATAGTGCGGTAATTCAATTCATAAAAAATCCAACAATTAATGTCAAATTAGTGGCTAAATTGCTATCTTAACATATTCAAAACAAAGCACTTATTTTCTTATTGACTTTACTCTTAAACGTTGATATACTATATTTGTAAGATAAATGGAGTTTTAGGTGTAGTAAAAATCCAAATGCAATTTAAAAGCAGATTTCGCCAAAAACTTATCATAAAGCGTCCACTGCTGCCAAAGTTTGGTCAGAACATGTATCTTTGTATATAGCACAAGATTTTGTACAGTTTGTTTGGGATTCTGTGCAATACCAACTAGCGTATCAGCGTAGTATCAAGATTTTCCAACAAATTCTACCATAATCAAAGGGGAATAAACAATGAAGAAATCAAATCTTGTTGTATCGTCAGAGAATCAAGAACGCAAGCCAATTCAGACTGAAATAACTGTTGGCATGGCTCATACTATTCGCGGTGAGGGCACTCACATTATCATTCGTCCTGATGGAAAGATCAATCCACTCGATCCAGATAACGATTTGGCAATTCTGATCAGCTAATTTATATCAATATCAAATAGTGAAAGGAAAAGATGATCGACAAAATATTTCCGCAAGATGAAGTTTGGGCTGCTGCTGTAGCAGCTCAAAGAATCAATGGCGTATATGTCAAGAGAGTAAACCACTTATATACACGAAATGCATCTTTTATTTCTTTTGATAACCCAAAAAATATCGTATCAGAAAATGATTCAAAGCCAACTAATGTTTCTTTAATAAGAGCATTTCTAAATTCTGACAAGTCTAACCTCACACTTGAAGATTTTGAAAATGGTCAAAAGATTCGTGAATATTTTTGTACTCTAATATCTTTGATATTTTCTGGTGAAGCCAGAGAATATATTAAGATGGCAGTCGCAGCGGCTGCATTGCAAACAATTTCTTTGACTGGAAAAGAGCTACCTTTAATTGCTTCAATGCCAGAGGCATATCAAAAGAATATGGAAAGAGAAAAAGTTCGATCTTTTCTTTCAGTAATGCAAGCAAATAGTGTTTCTATACCAAATTGTTCTAGTGCTTCCCCGAGTAGTTTTATATTTACAGTAGTTGATTGCAAATTTAATAAAAAGTTTTGCCATACTCCATGGGCAATTAATGCTATCGTTTCAAACAAAGATGGCAGCAATTCTTTAGTGTATTTTTTTGATTTTAAAGAATGGAAAGTTGGACAAACATATTCTGCTAGTGCATATGTAAAAAGAATAAATGAACAAATAACACAACTTGAATATGTAGCTCTGGAAAGTAAAATAAATGACAAAAAATAAATCATATGTTCAATGGTCAGTGGCCGCTGAATTTTCATTTGAAGAATTTCTAGAATTCTCTGGAGAAGTTGCAGTAAAAATTGAAAATGATTTATATCATGGCAGCACTGATTCTACCAGAATCAAATGTATTAAAAGAAGTTGCAAATGTGTCTTGTGTGGAATTACTGCCACTATAGTAAGATTGGAGAGACAAAAAGAAGCAACTGCTGGCAAACGAGATGGATTTCATTTCAATGTTTACGCAAAAGTTGAAGATAGGTCCAACGAAATTGGATATCGATATGTGTTATTGACTCAAGATCATATTTTTCCAAAATCACTTGGAGGGCCAACCACATTGAATAATCTTCAAACAATGTGTTCTGCCTGTAATCATAAAAAAGGAGATATCATAGATTTTAATAATCTTCCAGTGTTGGATGAAGATACGAAAAAGAATATCTGGGGGAAATTATGCCATGATGGAACGACTTTCAAAACTATCGCATATCTTTTATGCTCTTCAAATGTCAAACTAAATCAAGAATTTGCAAAAGAATTGGGATGTGTTAGTTTATCCAGAATGAAACAACCAGAACATCTATTAAAATTGTTTTTAATTTAAGAGGAATATAATATGGCACACACTCGAAAATTACTTTTGATCCAAGGAGAATCAGGATCTGGAAAATCAACCTTTGCTAAAAAATATGTCGAGGATCATCCCAATTATATTAGAATAAATCGTGATGATTTACGCATCGAATTGGCTGATGAACCAAATGCCCCAAAAGGCGGAAAATTTGAACGCTTTGTTTCTTTGGTTGAAAAAAGCAGAGTTGATAAAGCTTTAAAGGAAAATAAATCAGTAATATTAGATAATACTCATTTAAATTCAAACACTGTCGATGGATGGCGTAATTTCGCTCGTCATAAAGCAGAATTTGATATTTATCGAATGCAAACTCCAATGGAAGAGTGTATTTTGCGTGATTCAAAAAGAATTGGCAAATCACATGTGGGAACGGCTGTAATTCATCGTCAATTTCTTATGTCTGGTAGATTGCCCATTGATCTTTCAAAGAAAATAGTGTTGTCTGATGTGGATGGAACTTTGATGGATTGCCATGGAATCCGCAGCCCATATGATGAAAGCAAAGTGTTGTTAGATAAACCTTTTCAAAATATCATCAATGAAGTTAATAAATATCATGATGCTGGAAATACTGTTATTATTGTTTCTGGTCGGCATAGCACTTGCGGAGATGATACCATCACTTCACTTACTAAACATGGTGTAAAATTTGATTTTATTTTTATGCGCCACATGTGGGATAATAATCACGATTATATCGTGAAACAACAAATTTTGGACCAATTACTTAATGTTGTCCCAAAAGAGCAAATTATTAAAATATGGGATGACCGTCCACAAGTTGTAAAACAAGTGTGGCTCAAAAATAATTTACCAATTCAACCAGTTTTTAAAAATCAATTAATTCCTATCAATGAATGGACTACTGTTCATGATAAGAATTGCAAATTCATTGCAACCAATAGATTTGGTCGATGCCCTGATTGTGAAGCATTGGAGGATTTTTAAATGGAAGGAAACGCAGTGGTTCCTTGCCCAAATTGCAAATTTATGCTTAATGTAGAAGAAGATAAACTTGCAAAATCATATGGGAACATTCTAATGGATGATTTTTTGGCTAAAGAAGCAAAAATCAATGTAGACCGTCGTGGGGTACTGGATAGTTCTTTGTCATTAACCTCAGAAGTGAATTTTAATTATGATAAATTTAAAATAATCATTACTGCTCATTGCGGCAGATGTAAATATGACTACCGCTTCAATCACGAAGAAAATATGAAAGATTTGATCTTAATACAAAAATTGGCGAAATAAAATGGCAAAATTTGTTGTAGATTTATGGCTAGATGGATATGATTCTGAAGAAGAAATGATCGTGGCTTGTAAAGAATTCATATATGAATCACTTAATATGACTGCTAGTTCTGTAAAAGTTGCAGATTTTTATCAATATACAAAAACAGCATGTCCTGCTTGTCTTGCCAATGATCATTCCCAGCATGATACTAGTGTCTATAAATTAGGTTGTCAAGATCAAACTACAGAAAAACCATGCGAATGCATGGTAGAATAAGAGGATATTATTATGGCTTTGTGGCGAACTTTTGCTTGTAAAATTCAATTGCTTCCACATCCAAACGCAGATAGAATGGAAATTGCTCGTTGCAATTTCAATCAACTTGTGGTTGCTAAAGGAAATTATCAAGACGGTGATGTTATTGTCTTCGCACCAGAACGAGCAATTTTGCCTGATTCTTTGAAAGGCGAATATGTAAATTCTGAAACTGGAATCAGTTATCTTACTGGATCAGAGAAAAATAGAGTCAAAGCTATCAAACTGAGAGGAGAACCATCAGACGGAATTTCCCTTCCTATTGAATGGGTATTGGAGCAAGTTCCTGAATGGAATTCTGTCAAAGATATTCCTTTGGATATTGACATTTCAGAAAAACTTGGTATTTCAAAGTATGAACCTCCAATTCCTTATAATATGAGCGGAATTGTAAAATCTGTCGATACTTTAAATTTTGCACCGAAAGTCGCTCATCACGATGTTGAACAATTTCGTTTGTTCGCTGATGAATTTGATAAAAATGAAGCTGTAATTTGCAGCGAAAAGTTGCACGGAACGCAAATCAATGTCTTTTTCTCTAAAACTGGAGAAATTGGAGTGTCTAGCAAAGGATTCAATTCCAGAGATTTGATCATTGAACAGGATGCAAAGAATCTCTACTGGCAAGCACTGGAAAATTCTGGTCTAATTAATTTTGTTAAATGCGAAATTCTTGAGTCAAATGCTCCAGAACTATACAAATCAGATGTTCAATTGGTTGGAGAAGTAATTCCTTGCCAAAAGAATTTTACATATGGTCAAACCAAACCAATTCTGAAGCTATTTCGTTTTATTGTAAATGGCAAGGAATATTCAGTTCTTGATCTTAACAGAATTTATGGAAAACAGTTCTTGAAAGATCATTGGGTGCCAATTCTTTATCACGGAAAATTTGATCCTGAAATATTTGCAAAACTATCTTCTGGAAATGAAACTGTCTCTGGAAAAGGTTTGCACATCAAAGAAGGCATTGTTATTGCTCCAGAAATTCCGCGAGTAGCGCGAAGAGGATTTCTCCTTCTTTTAAAATGGCTAAATAAGAATTATAAACCAACAGATGAGGATTTTTCTTAATGTTTAATATTTGTGAAGACGATTTGACCAATTCAAATTTATTAACTTTAAATTATACTAGAAGTGGAAAAATTGCATGTGCAATTCGTCAACTGTTTAACTGGTATTGCCATATTCAAAATAAGGAATATAATCTTCCTTATAATGATGGGTATATCAACTATATACATGCTGATAAAAATTGGATTAAAGTTGATGGACTTATTAGTGGAAATGAATATCGATGGAATATTCCGATCCCATATAGAAATGAAATGAATATCCCTACTAAATGGTTATTTCAGGAAAACTGGAAAGAATTAATTGAACAACAAATTAAACGAGATAAAAATGAATATCTCATAAAAAAATTAAGTGAATAATGGAGAGTTTTATGATTTTATTTTTAGTAATTTTATATCTAATTTCTACAATTGAAGCCACGTATTTTTTCAGTAAATCTTGGTTATTCTATAACGATTTATATTTGGGAAATTTGATTTTTTGTTTTATACTGGGACTTTTACCTTGTGCTTTCGTTCCAGCGTTTATATTATATTTAATAACATATTCCAAGTTGCCAGCCCTTTTAATAAAGAAGAGATAATGATTCCAGACGAATTAACGAGAGCATTACAATTGGTGGGGAAAGATCATCAATTAATTAATAACGAAGTTTCTATAATTTATAAAAAATTTCAAGAACTCAAATTGAAAATTTTGGGATATTCATGGAACAATAAATGTGTGTCTATTTTTGATGTAATTGAATTAGATTATAATAATAAATTATTTTTCATTAATAAAAAACGTGGATGTTATTTATCATTTCCAATTCGTTGGCTCAGCGATCCAAATTGGGAAAAAGAAGCAATAGAAGGGATCAAAATTGAGAGAGATTATGCTCTAATTGACAAACTACAATCATAAGAAAACAAATGATTTATTTTGACTTTTAGGTTTATATTTGCTGTTCTAGATTAGAGGATCAAAATGATTGTTTTAAATAAACTGCTGAATGTCGAGACTTTGGAGCAATTAATTGCTGATGGATATATTTCTCGAAAATTTCACTCCAAATTTCCTTTGGCAATTTTGAACTATTCTCATAAAGCCAACTTTGATCCAAACTTGATATGGGGCAATGAGTTAAATTTCTGCCGAGGATTGATTTACAATACTGAAACTTTAGAAATTGTTAGTCGTCCATTTTCCAAATTCTGGAACATTAATGATACTCGCCATCCTGAAACTATGGAAGAGAATCTTCCCAACGATATTCCTCTAATCACATCAAAGATGGATGGGAGCATGGGAGTATTTTATCACTGGGATGGTGTAAATTATATTGCAACTCGTGGAAGTTTTGAGTCTGACCAATCAAATTGGGCCAATGAATGGCTTCATAAAAATTATCCTAATTTGATTCTTCCAAAAAATTATACTCTGCTATCAGAAATCCTTTTCAAATCTAATAGGATAGTCGTAGAATATGATTTTGAAGGACTTGTAATTTTGGGAGCAGTTCATAAAGAAACTGGCCAGGAATTATCACGTCAAAATCTTGTAGATTATTGCGATATTACTAATCTAAACATCGTTCAAGACCACACCAAGTCTTTATCTGAGTGTGTTTCTGAAGACTTACCCAATTTTGAGGGATATGTCTTAACTTATTCAAATGGGTTAAAAGTTAAAATCAAAGAATTGACTTATTGCACCCTCCATAAGATTATTACAGGTCTCAATCCTAAAGCAATTTGGGAATTGAAGCGTGATGGAAAAAATGAAACTATTGATAGTTGGTTGAATGATAAAATAATGCCGATTGAATTCAAGAATTGGCTAAACAAGTGGGATGATCAATTATCCAATGATTTCTACAAAATATTGATGACGGCTGAATCTATTTTTAATAAGCAACCAAAAACTAATTCTCGTAAGGAAATTGCAACATATTTCTTACAAGGAGAAAACAAAGAGTATTCATCTATTTTATTCGGATTATTGGATGGCAAAGATGTTTCTCAAACAATTTGGAGAATGATTGAGCCAAAATTCAATGACGTATTTAGAGAAGATGGAGAGTAAAATCTCCATCTGATTTTTTATGTAATCCAATATTGATAAAACAAATTATCAGTTGTTGCTGGAACAGTTGTAAATGTTATTGTTGTTCCGATTAAGGTATATCCAACACCAGGAATTAATGGAAAATTTTGCCATAAAATTAAAGTATTTGGTATTGGAATTGAAGGCAAAGAAAATATATTATTTATGCCATCTTGACTACCAACTGGAACTCCAGCAACTGGGATAATATTTCCGCTTCCCTCAGACACTGTTGTTAAAATTTCTGTATTTCCAACAAATGGCGCTCCATCATCGATATCACCATTTCCAATAAAAAGTCTCTGAGAATCGATTGCCCAACCAAGTTCTCCAGTAGAAAGTTGCGGCAAATTTATTTGCAGTCCGTGGCGAACTTCAATTTTGCTTGTCTGTTTTATGGCCATTTGTTAAAATCCTCTATTGTATTTATTCAGACTTGACATTTTGATTTGATTTTGGTATACTGTATTTGTAGTGAGAAAGAGAGAAAAAATGGAAAGTGGAAAGTGGAAATATGTATGGTTCGATTTATCTTTTATTTTGTTCATCTTTGCATGTACATTTTTGGCGTTTTTTCCTCCTATTGTGGCTGGATTTTGCTTGGGATTTTCTATTTTATGGGCTTTAATGGGAATTGGCGCAACTTTGCAAGAAATTCTTGAGCATCTAAAGCGTTGATTCTATTCAACTTAAAAAATACTTGACATTTTGATTTGATTTTGGTATACTGTATTTGTAGTGGAAAATAGGAAAATATGAAATTTCTACTTGGAATGGTTATTGGATTTCTTCTGGTACTATTCATTTGGTTTTTCTTGATACCTGTCCTCGAATTTCTTGCAGTAATGGTAAGTTTGGCTATTATTTGCCTACCTAAGCACCGTTTTGATTGACAAACAATTTGGATTCTGTTATACTAATTTTGTATTGTAATATTGCCTTGGATCAACGATTGATTGGCCAATGAGCAAAACCTCAACTGAGCAACAAAGTTGCTCCAAACCATAAAGGACAAATTATTTATGAGTATTGTATTGGATGCACGCACTTTTTCGCACGCTGGCTCAACTCTTCACAACGGCACATATAAGGCCCGTTTTGCAAATCATCCTGCTGTTCGCACCAAGATTCTTACTGGAGAGGGACACACAGAAATCGTTCTGGTTGAACTTCCAACTCCAATGAGCAAGCTTGAAGCAATTGCTTGGCTAAAGGAAAATAAGCCTGCTGGTGTAAATTTGGCATCACTTGATGCCAAGGAAAATTACATCAATAACCAGATTGCAACCATCACAAAGCAAAGTCTCCCAAAGACACCAAAGGTTGCGAAGGTGCCATCTGGTCGCAAGCGCGGTCGCCCTCGTCTGAGTGATGAAGTTAAGGCTGCTCGTCTTGCTGCGAAACGTGCTTCAAATCCAGTAAAGTCAGTAACTCCTGTAGTTGCTGAAGTTGTTCCAACTGTTGCAACCACCTCAAATCCTGTCGTAACTTCGATTGTTTCTGCTGTGAAGAAGTCGCGGTCAGGGTCAATTCGCGCCAAAGCTGCTTCTGTGGCTGCTGTAGCTACTGCTAATACAAAGTAAATTCAAACACAGAGCCAGTAGAATTCACTTTCTGCTGGCTCTGAAAGGTTATATATGAAACTATTTTGGGGATTAATTGAAACTGAGCCTAAACACAAACATACTTTTGATGGTGGTAAGTGGAATAATACAAATACATTGACCATGACTGCTTTTGGACAACCTGCTGGAAGCATCGATTATTATCAAAATACATGCTTGACTTGCGGAGAGTTAGTTGAAAAGGGATATAAAAGAGTGTCTTAATGGAAGATTATCAAAAAGCAGTTGAATTAAATTTGACAAAAATCGATAGATGTAGTACTGGTCAAGATCATCATCCAATGTCTGAGCGCATAATGAGATTTTTAGCGGAACATGCTTATAAAGATCATAATGATTACTTTTGTTGGAAATTGGGCGGGGATGGAGATAACGGAGAAGAACTAATGTTTGAATTGGATACATTTTTTGAATTATTAAATAAAATTGAACATAAATTATAGAGGACAATGAATAGAGAAATTTTTAAACCTAAAGTAAGTTTGATTTCAATTACTCCAGATGCTGAAAAAGTTATTACTTATATTGCCAGAGTTTCAAATCCAGATAATCAAAATAATCCAAATATTGCAAAATTATTAAAATATTGTCTCGATGAAGGCCACGTTTCAATTTTTGAGCAAGCGTCTATTACAATAGAAGTCGAAACACACTTGGCAATTGCAACTCAAATTTTACGACACAGAAGTTTTTGTTTTCAACAGTTCAGCCAGCGATATGCTGATGTTGGATTGTTAAATGAAAGTATTCCTTTATTTGAATTAAGAACTCAAGATACAAAAAATCGCCAAAATAGTTTAGACACACTAGACGAAAAAATAAAAGATCAATTCTTGTTTAAAATAGAAAATCATTTTGTAGACGCAATGAGATTATATAATGAAATGATTGTATCAGGAATTGCAAAAGAATGCGCTAGATTTGTACTGCCTCAAGCAACAACAACTAGAATGTATATTACTGGAAATATTAGAAGTTGGATTTTTTATTTACGAGAGCGTCTCAAAGATGGTGTCCAAAAAGAACACCGAGATGTTGCAAAATTATGCCAAAATATTTTTATAGAACAATTGCCTGTCGTTTCGACAAGCTTAGGATGGAATAAATGACTATTGAACAGCACGAAAAAATTGTTGGAAATCGATTCACACTCACGCATTTAATTATCAAAAGAACCAAAGAACTAATGAATGGCGCTAGAAGTTCAAAATCGATATGCCAAAAATTTGGCATTCGCGGAGAAATTCCTAATCATCTAATGGCCAAAATTGCCTTGGAAGAATTAAGATTAGGAAAGTTACATTGGACTCAATCAAGTAATACAAATCCAGAACCTCTTATTTCAGATATTGCCAAGTCAAATAGCATTATTTTTGAAGGTTAATAAAATTTACAAATTAAATTACTTTACATACATCGACAATCCAACAATTAATGTCAAATTAGTGGCTAAATTGCTGTCTTAAAATATTCAAAACAAAGCACTTATTTTCTTATTGACAAATAAATTTATTTAGGATATTCTTTATATATGAATGAAAAAGTACAAATGGCTGCTGTTCGACAATATGGTCGTGCAATTAAATACATCGACAAGCTAAGCGAAGCTGTGCAACTGGCTGTTGTTCGACAATATGGTCGTGCAATTAAATACATCGACAAGCCAAGCGAAGCTGTGCAACTGGCTGCTGTTCAACAAAATGGTTGGGTAATTCAATACATCAGCAAGCCAAGCGAAGCTGTGCAACTGGCTGCTGTTCAACAAAATGGTCGTGCAATTAAATACATCGACAAGCCAAGCGAAGCTGTGCAACTGGCTGTTGTTCAACAAAATGGTTATGCAATTTACCACATCAGCAATCCAAGCGAAGCTGTGCAACTGGCTGCTGTTCAACGAAATAGTTGTGCAATTGAATACATCGGAAATCCAAGCGAAGCTGTGCAACTGGCTGCTGTTCGACAATATTGTTATGCAATTCAATACATCGACAAGCCAAGCGAAGCTGTGCAACTGGCTGCTGTTCAACAAGATTGTTATGCAATTCAATACATCGACAAGCCAAGCGAAGCTGTGCAACTGGCTGCTGTTCAACAAGATGGTCGTGCAATTAAATACATCGACAAACCAAGCGAAGCTGTGCAAATGGCTGCTGTTCAACAATATGGTCGTCCAATTAAATACATAAGGAAAAGATAATATTATGATTGTAATTATAGGCGATGTTCATGGAAAATGGAATGAGTATAGTAAAATACTCAATAAATATCCAAATGAAATAAGTATTCAAATCGGCGACTGTGGTGTTGGCTTCCCAAAATCACCAGAATTAATATTACCAAAAAATGCATTTTGGTTTAGAGGAAATCATGATAATCCTGATACTGCAAAAAATCACCCCAATCATTTAGGAGACTTCGGATCAAAAATTATTGACGGAATAAAGATTTTTTGGGTGGCTGGAAGTTGGAGCATTGATCAACAATTTAGAATTCCTGGATGGACTTGGTGGGAAGACGAAGAATTGTCAATCAGAGAACTTGAAACTGCGATGGAGCAATATCTAAAAGTCAAACCAGATGTCATGCTAACTCATGATACTGCTGGACCGTTTGCATCCAAAATATTGTCAAAATATTCAATTATGGGTGACGGACTTGTTTATCCTACGAGAACTGGTCAAGCATTATCTGCTATGTTTGAAGCTTATCAACCAAAACTTTGGGTTTGCGGTCATTATCATGCTTCTGTTACTGAAATTATCAAAGGAACAAAATTTATTTGCTTAAACGAATTAGAATCACTGGAACTTACAAATGTTTAAGAGTTTTACATTTATTTCCGTGAAATCTTGTATAACTTGAACAATATATTGTATTATTGCAATGTTCACAAATTTTGGCATTTTTTATTTCTATTGCTTTTAATTATTAAAAATTATTAATGAATTGGAGTAGTATGAACTTACAATCATTTGAAATTATTAAAAAAAGCTATTATAATGATAATATTTCTTTAATTTTATCCATTGAAGAAATTAATACTCTTTGTGCGGCAGTAAATGAAGATCCGAGTTTATTAGCATGGATTTATAATTCCAATGATGATATTCAAATTGCAGCAATTAATTCAACATCAACAAAGGATTATAAAGATGGAAGAATTCTTCAAGTTATTAAAAATCCGTCTGAAAAAGTTCAATTGATTGCTGTCCAAAAAGATGGAGAATGTATTCGTTATTTGAGGAATCCATCTGAAGCTGTTCAACTAGTAGCGATTAATCAAAATAAATTGGCAATTCGATATATTCGAGAACCATTCCAAAGTGTAAAAAATGCTGCAAAAATTTTTGTAGATAAATAATTATGAATTTTATATCTGAAGACGCATTACGTTATCGTGAATTAATGAAAGTATGGCACGATCAAACAGCGTATATCAATCTTTCTGGCATCAATGATCATCCAACATTTTATGAAATAATTGAGAATTACTCTTTTGAAGGAAAGAAACGATGATTAAGTACGTGGCAGGATTTTTGTTTGATGAAGAGCAGAACCATGTAGCGCTGATTCTTAAAAATCGTGGCCCTGCGGTGCTTGTCGGAAAGTGGAACGCTATCGGCGGCAAGCGGATAGACAATCACGACTTGGGCCTCCCTGACGAAAGCAGCGCAGCGGCGATGTGGCGCGAATTCGCAGAGGAAGCAGGTGTCTATATCGAGAATTGGGAACCATTTTTGATTCTCAAGGCGAGGGGGCCGAACCCTGAATGGCAAGTGGATTTCTTCCACGCTTTCAGCACTGAAAAACTCGCTCAAGTTAAGACAATGGAGCAAGAACAAGTGATGGTTTGGCACCTCGATGAGCTACCGGCTATTGTTCCTAATCTTAGTTGGATCATCCCAATGGCTCTAAACCACAAAAATGAGCATGTTTGGGTGTACGAAGTGATCGAAAAGGAAACTTTTGCAGCGTAAGGAATCAAGTATATAAGTACCAAATCCCAAAAATAAATTATAGATCAAAGTGAAATACTAGAAATTTGGTATATTTGAGGTAAAAATAATAATTACTTATAATTAAAAATTTAGGTTGAAAATCATTCCAAACTTTGTTATATGTAATTTACTGGAGAAAATTATGAGCAGATCAAAGAAAAAAGACGTTTTCAGCAAAGTGGCGGCTGTGAAATCAAACGCCCGTGATAGAATAGGTATGCCAAAGTCCTCTTTTGTCATTACTCCCAAAAGTGAAAAACCTGCTCGTTATAAGCCATCACTGAGAGATTTGCTGCGTGATGATTATGAAAATGAAGATAATAAATGAATCTAATTTATATAGTATTTGCGATTTTAATACTTATCAAATTGCCATTTGAAATCATTTCTTTTCGTCGTGATAAAAATGATAAGTTATTCAGAACAAAAATTATAAATCATTGGATTACAACCATTGGGTTAATATTAGCTATGTTTATATTAACATTTCTTTAGGAAAGACAAAAATGATATTTTTTCTCACAGTTTATTTGATGGTTGGTGCAGGAATATCTGCGACTATTTTAGATGGAGTCATTGATTATTTAATTAATCTTGACTCAACAAAGTATACAAATAATTTTTCATTGAAATTATTTGTAGTTAGTTTAATTGTATTTTTTTGGCCAATTATTTTTATGTCTGGGAGAAATTAAATGCATTATATTCTTGCAAAATGTTGGAATAATCATACATGGGAAGGCAGAACAACTTCTCTGGAAAAATCAACATCTTTTAATAATCGAGGCGAACTAGAAAAGATGGTTCCTAGATTATGCCCAGAATGTGGCAACGCATGTTATAATTATATTCTGGAATATAATGATCCATCATTTATTATTAATAAATTTAATGTTAGGACATTTGCTGGTGTTTTACATACAGATATTCAGGCCTTAAAAAATTATCCCAGTGATGAAATTTTGCGTGTTCTATATTCTGAAAATTTTGTAATTACAAAAACAGAAGGAAGTTATCCAACCAAAATCTATTTAGAAAATAATAAAAAGCAAACTGCAATGATTGAATCTGAATATAGAAAAAAAATTGGAAAATTATATTTGGCTACACCAATAAATGATCCAATTATTAAAAAAATAAAAGCATCAGTAAAACTTGAAAACCAAAAAATAATAAAAACTAAAATTAAAATTACATCGATGCCAGATGTTATTGGCACTGATTTAAAAATTGGAGATTGGGTTGCATTCGTTAAACACAACACTATTAATGTTGCAAAAATTATAAAATTCAATGAAAAGACTCTTGGATTAAAAGATAAAAAAGGGCGCACATATTCTGCATATTCTCACAATTCATCTTTGTTAAACGAACAACAACTTTTAGTTTTTCTATTATCTAATTAAATTTAACCGACAGCAGAGAAGCTGTATTGAAAGGTATTATGCGAAAATTATTTACAATTATTATGTTGGCTATTGTATCATATGGAGTTATGGGATGTTCTGTTGCTACACCAGATGCTGGGCATCAAGCAGTATGGATGGAAAAACCAATGTTTTTGGTCATGGCGGAGTTGATGCAAATCCAGTGCAAGCTGGGCGTGAATATGGTGCTTTTACGAGCGATGCTATTGATGTAAATATGCTACCTCAGCGAATGGATATGGAATTTGACGACATGATGACCAAGAGTGGTGTTCCAGTGAATTTTCATGTGGTCGCAACATTTACTATTATTGATTCTGTAAAGCTTGTAAGCCATTATGGTGCTGACAGGGAATGGCTATCTTGGCAATGTCCAAAAGCTGGAGAGAGTTGCAATGGAGAGCCAGAAGGCTGGGGTTTCTGGGATCGAAACATCGATCAGCCTCTTCGTACTGCTGTTCGTGATTCAGTGAAGAAACGCGATATGCAAGAAATGGCAATTTCACAAACTGCGGCAGATGTAGTTGGAGTTGAAATTTCAGCAGCAGCTATTAAAATTGTTCAGCAAACTGGAGTTCCAATTCTATTCTCTGCCATTAATGTTGGTCGTGTAAATCCTCCTGATGCTATTAAAAATTAACGAATTGAAACTGCTGCTCAGGAGCAGAGAGCAATTACTGAACAACAAACTAAGCTTGCTGAAGATCAACGAAAAGCAGCAGAGCAAAGTAGAGCCAGCGCAGACAACGCTTACAGGAAAGATATGGAGTTGTCACCAGATCAATTTTTACAACTGGAACGTATTAAGATGCAGCGCGATGTTTGCTCACATGGAACAACTTGCACATTTTTCATTAGCGGCGGGCCAAATCCAGTGATCGATGTTGGCAGAAAGTAATTAAAAATAACCAAAAAAATCCCAGCCAAATGGCTGGGATTTTTTTGGTTATTGAAAATTTTCCTGCTTTATCCTTTTCATAAATTTTCTACCAAAAGTAATATCTTTAGCTAAAAAATGGTATATTCAACAAAATAAAGAACTTATTTTCTTATTGACAAATAAATTTATTTAGGATATTCTTTATATATGGATGAAAAAGCACAACTGGCTGCTGTTCAACGAAATGGTTGGGCAATTCAATTCATCAGAAATCCAAGCGAAACTGTGCAACTGGCTGCTGTTCAACAAGATGGTCATGCAATTGAATTTATCGACAATCCAACAATTAATGTCAAATTAATGGCTAAATTGCTGTCTTAACATATTCAAAACAAAGCACTTATTTTCTTATTGACAAATCACCTAAAGTTTAGTATACTTATTTTAGTGGAGAAAACTATGACCAAGATGAATCAAAATGCGCTGGCAGTAATGGAGACTCTTGAAAATGCAGGGTACGATGCCTTTTTATGCGGGGGCGCGGTCAGAGATTTGCTTCTTGGCTTGACTCCACACGATTGGGATGTAACTACTTCTGCCCCTGCTGAAGTCGTGGATTCTCTCTTTCCCAATACAAAGATGGTGGGAGAAAATTTTGGCGTTTCTCTTGTTGAATACAATGGAGAAACATTTGAAGTTGCGCGATTCCGTCGTGATGGAGATTATAGCGATAATCGCCGCCCAGATTTTGTGGACTTCACTTTGTCTGCTGAAGAAGATGTTGCTAGAAGAGATTTTACCATGAATGCTTTGCTCATGGATCGAAACGGAAATGTTTACGATTTTGTTGGTGGACAGACTGATTTGCAGAATGGTTTGCTCCGGGCTGTTGGAAATCCTGAAACTCGTTTCACTGAAGATGCATTGCGTTTACTTCGAGCTGTCCGTTTCGCAGCGCGATTTAATCTTCGATTTGATCGGGAAACTCATGAAGCAATAGAAAAGAGGGCTTTTTCTGTTGAAACTCTTCCGCCTGATCGTGTTAGCGGAGAACTTGTCAAGATGCTGACTGGTGGCAATGTCAATGTTGCTTTCAAGCTTATGGACAACACTGGATTGCTTCAGCATGTTTTGCCTGAAGTCAATGCAATGCGTGGTGTGGATCAAAATAGCAAATTTCATCCAGAAGGAGATGTTTTTCAGCATACTCTGCTCATGCTGTCTAAGCTTCCTGCGAATTGCAGCGTCACTCTTGCCTTGTCTGTCCTTCTTCATGATGTGGCAAAACCAACAACTGCTGTTCGTAACGTAAAGACTGGTGAAAATCAGTTTTTTGGCCACGAAACAGTCGGTGCTGAAATGGCTGCAAAGATGCTTCGCAATCTTCGATTTTCAAATGAAGTTGTAGATGCTGTTAGCAGCCTTGTTTCTCAGCACATGAAGTTTTTCAACGTAACGAAGATGAATGATTCCAAGTTGAAGAGATTCGTTCGTCAGGAAAATTTCAGCGAATTGCTTGAACTGAATCGTCTTGATAGTCTTTGCAGTAATGGTGATCTCACTGATTTCAATTTTGCTGTTGATTTTCTTGCAAGTGTCACTGAAGAGTCTTTGAATCCTGTTCGTCTGCTTACTGGAAACGATTTGCAGGCAATGGGGTTGAAGCCTGGCCCGATGTTTAAGACTTTGCTTACTGCACTCGAAAATGCGCAGCTTGACGGGCGTGTAACAACTCGTGACGAAGCTGTATTTTTCGTTGAATCTTTGACTGGCGGAGACAGGTAAATCCTGTCTCCGCTTTATTTTGGAGGAATAATGCTAATTAAAACCAATAAAGATTATTCATACTTCTTGAATGTGTACCAAAACAAGACTGGAAAACATCCCACGTTTGTTGAGAGAACTGAAGCATTTTTCTGTGCAAAGGACGGGACTTTGCCAAATTGGATGTGGTGGTAATATATGAGCCATCACTTACGTTGAGTTCAAAACAGTTAAAAGGAGAAACAATGCTTTATCTTGTAATAATTTATGTATTCATCGGTTTTACTGTGGCTGGACTAGCAACTGATTTGACTATTAAAACTACGTTGGATCAAAAGCCTGAACTGACAGAATTAGTTCAAAAATCCATTTTTATATATAGATCAGTTTTAATTTTGTTTTTTGTAGTTGGTTGGGGGCCAATTCTCATTACATATTTTATTAAAAATAAACAATAATTTGGGATATCATTGACTTTCACGATAAATACTGATACACTGTTAGTATGAGGTGGAAAATGAATTGGATTGACGCTATTACCATTGAAAGCAATAAAAAAATTCGAGAAGCTGGCAAGCATGTTGTGGTAATTCCTGCTCAAAATGTCTCTGCTCCAATCGATACATTCGATGTATTTGACGGAAATACCTGCCAATTTATTGCCACTAATGTTTCAGAAAAGACCGCAAGCGAATTTGCATTAATTTGGAATGGATTGATTGATAATGGAGAAAGTGTGGAAAATATTAGTCGAATCAATTTGGGATGGCTGACTGGAGTGAAGTAAATGTATATTCCAGAAGAGATGTTTGCAATTCGTTCACACGCTCCAAACCGAAAATTTGAAATTTTTGGCACAATAGTTTGTTTAACTTCTTCTTCTGAAATAGGTAGTATAATTGAAACTTTTAAATTTTCATCTAATCAAGAAGCTAAAGATGCAGTACTTTTGGTGAAATTATCAACATGAAAATTGATCTACAAGACGATTGTGATTTTCACAATATTGATTTTCATATCGGTAACGCTTGGAGAAGAAAGTTTTCTGTTGACTTATATAGAAGTTTTTGGTGTGTTAAAGTAACACATATTTCACGAACATTCCTTGCAACTAATTCGTATGTAAAATGTTCTTCAAAACAAGAAGCAACATTATTGGCATTAGAATGCTCTTTATCAGAATAGAAAGGTAATATGGAGAAGAAAGTAACGAAAGATTTCTCATCAACAAAAGAAGCATTGGATTTTATCACTGCTCTGGAAAACCAAAAAATTAATGGTTTACTAAATTGTTTCTTGAACAAGGACAAAACATATAATTGGCTTGTAACATATATCCCAAAAACAACAGTAAAGGAAAAGAAAAATGAAGATCGAAAGATTGCTTGAAGTTCCAACTGGCCATATTTGTATTGCTCAAGGTAGTGAAGGGAAAATTGAATTTTTATCTCTCGGAGATTATGGGCAAGATGTAAATTTGAATCAACACAAAGCTGTTGCTCACCAAGAAATTATGCCTTTAACAGAAAAATGGGTAATTACAGTGTCAACGCAATTTGGGTGCAGTATGGGATGTAGTTTTTGCGATTGCCCCAAAGTTGGACCTGGAAAGAATGCGTCTTTTTACGATCTCACTGGTCAAATTTTGTGTGCGCTAAAACTTCATCCAGAAATTACTGGCACAAAGAGATTGAATGTTCACTTCGCCAGAATGGGAGAACCTACTTGGAATCCTAACGTCCTTGATTGTGGAAAGTGGCTCCATACTCACATGAACGACACTTTTCATATTCATCCAGTAGTGTCAACAATGATGCCGCGTAGGAATATCTGGTTGAAGACATTCATCCACAACTGGATGAGGATGAAGAACCGTTTGTACAACGGAAATGCAGGACTTCAACTGTCGATCAACTCAACGAGTAAGAGTGAGCGCGACAAGATGTTTCATAACAACGCTTGCACGTTTGAAGAGATCGCAAGGATTATGGAAGGAATTATTCCTGTAGGAAGAAAGATCACTCTCAATTTCGCTGTTGCCGGTTACGAGATTGATCCAACCGTGCTATTGAACTACTTCGATCCATCGCTTTACGTGTGCAAGCTAACTCCGATGCATAAGACGCACACTGCTCTTGATAACGGGATTCAAACGGAAGGTGATTACACTGACTTCCATCCGTACATCCACCACGAGGATGCTTTGAAGAAGGCAGGGTATGATGTGCTCACTTTCATCGCTTCCGTAGAAGAGGATTTAGGTAGGATCACTTGTGGAAATGCCATTTTAAGTGGAACGCTTCCGCTGGTTGATTATAAAGAGACTTATTTATGAGTAACTTTGATAAACTGAAGAAACAATTAGATAAAGCAGAGGAAAATGCTTCTATTAAACGTGAAGAATTTTATGGTTTAATCACAGAAGTATTGTCTGTATTTAATTTGAATAATGATCATTACGACGATGTATGGTCAAATGAAACTCATGTAATTGTGAACTATAGCTGGAGGGCTGCTGGATGTAACTGCTCAGATTCTATTACTCTCCCAAAGTCAATTTTTGATGCTGCTGATCCTGTTGCCGTCGCAAAAATTTATAAAAATGATCTTGATAATAGCAAGAAAAAGTCTGAACGTTCAATAAAATTAGAAGAATTTAATGCTTTAAAGAAAGAACTTGGTGTAAAAATAATGAAAGCAACTCATCCAATACAACCATTAGTTAGCGACAAAGTTGGAACAACCAGATTTAAAGAAAATGCTATTGTTAGCTATCTTATTGACATTGCAACACAAAAAGGCATAGCAGACATGAATTCTCTGGCTATTATGAATTTCTCAAATGAAGATCGTGAGCAATTTGCTCAACTGATTGGATATTCATTGGACGGATTTGGTGAATTATCATATGTAAGTGATGAGACATATGATTTGGCTGCAAAGCAAAAAGTTTTTAAGGAATAAATACAAGTGTTAAATAACGCTCGTGAAAGGACAGTATAAAATCAACGGACAACACACCGGTTCAACTCCGGTCAGGTCCACCAAATTTATGATTCAATGTTTTATTTGGGCCTGTCATGGTATCGATTGACGTGTGGTTGGACTACTGACGAGCCGACTGGTGTGGCCATCGTAAATGGACACATAAACAATAATTGCTACCTCTGGTATCAATGGCAGTGCAAAGATTTTCACGTATTCTGTGAATCTCCGCAACACTGAGCTAGTAAACGCCTAATAAGCTTTACTCCGAGGAGTTGTTCCGTCCTTGTAAAAGAAACGGAACTATAAAATTTCCTTTAACAACTCAGTAGATCACTGCATATAGGACAATTTTATTTTGCATCTAGAAAATAATGTAGATATTTCATTCTTATAGATAAGTTATCATCATGAAAAAATTAATATATAAAATTCGTTTTGATCTTGGTTTCCTTTATCCATATGTTGTATATAACTTTTTAGAAGGAACCACTATGGTTGATGACTTTCCTGAGCATGTGGAACATATAGAATTTTTTAAAACTGAGCAAGAAGCCAAAGATTTTATTCTAATAGAAAAGTTGGCAGCATGAAAATAATATATACAATCGTCCCTCCATTTGAAGAAGAAATGAAATGGATGGTTATGAAAAGATGGATATCATCACAGGATGCATGTGTAGATTATAAAATACCAAGATTTTACAGATTTGAATCTGAGCAAGAAGCTGAAAATTTCATTTTATTAGAAAAGTTAGCATCATGAAATACTCATATCGTATAGATCATATTAAATATAGAACAATCTTTCAATGGTCAGTTAGAAAATATTCAAATTATTCTCATCCAAACAATAACAATTCGTGGGCGTGGAATTTATTATCAGAAAGTTTTTATTTTGAAACTGAGCAAGAAGCCAAAGATTTTGTTCTAATAGAGAAATTATCATCATGAAAATAACATATGAGCTACTTGAATTAGATAATGGATGGGGAGTAGCTGCGCGGCAGCAAAAAACTCCGCAAGATGCATTTCTTCGTCAAGAGGCAAGAACAAATATGTTTTGGTTTTCAAATAGAAAAGAAGCAGAAGATTTCATTTTAATAGAAAAGTTGGCAGAATGAAAAAATATACAATCATCCCTCCACAGGAATACAATGATAAATGGATAGTCCGGGAAAGACTATATGTTGGAGATACTGAATGTGTGATTAATACCATTGAACTTAAAATTCCTAAAGTTTATATATTTGATTCTAAGAAAGAAGCAGAAGATTTCATTTTAATAGAAAAATTATCATCATGAAACGAAAATATAATCTTTATCATCTTACAAAATGGTATGTAGAAGTATGGGCTGAAAGTTTATGCCCTCTTTTATATTCATTTGATTCTAAGAAAGAAGCAGAAGATTTCATTTTAATAGAAAAATTATCATCATGAAACTAAGAAAGAGGCAGAAAAATTATGTCAATGAAAATTTTATGCACGCCAACAAAATCAGCGAGTGATTTTGGAGAATATAATCCAATCAGAAAATGGAAAATTGAACCAAAAATTTATGAACCAGAAAAATTTCTTTACAAAACATGGTTTGAATTAAATAGCGAGGATACTAAAAGAAACTATGGTGTTTCATTCTTACTGGGAACATTATTTACAGCAGAATTCACCTCCAAAAAAGAAGCTGAAATTTTTTCAGTAATAGATAAACTCATAAGTTGATAAATACTAATATGAGATTCAATGAACTATTAACGGAATACAATTCAAGTCCATCAAATTTGATAAATTTAGCATCTCAAATAGATGCTAGGGTTGGAATTGAATTTGAAATGATAGTTCCAGGAATTTTGAAGAAACTTGTAAAAGAACGCGATAGTGATGCTGATGTTTATTGTACATCAATTGATCAAATTGTAGATTTCTTTGATCATGATCAAATAAATTCGCCTCATGATTTGCGATATTTACGAACTAGCCTTGAAACAAATTTTAGAGAATATCTTGAGAATAAAGCTGACAAAAACTGGGATAAAGAAGAAGATATTGTTCTTCATAAATATGCTGAAGAACAAACTGGAGAAGACGAAGAATGCGAGGAGTTATATAACGATCTTCTTCGTGGAAAAAGCAGAGAGTTTTTTAATATTAAAGAAGATTGGATTCAAGAGTGGATTCTAGATAATAAATATTCTCTGGAATCTGATTGGTTGGACGATGCTGGCTATGTAACTATGGAAGAAGTAAACAGAGAACATGATATTGACTGGCCATACTTTCTTGAAGTTAATTCAGGAGGAGATTTGGATTTAGATGATTTGGCTGATGAATTTGAATATGTAATTCAAAATAAAGTATCAGTCAATAATGAATATCATAATCAAACCAAAAGATTGGATAGTTGGTATCTAGAGCCTGATGAAAGTATTATTCCCAGCGGGAATGATTCAACTGGCTTGGAATTTGTATCTCCTCCAATGCCATTTTTAGAAATGGTAGTTTCTATTAACAAAATTATTTCATGGGCAACGAGCAATAACTATTATACTAATAAATCTACTGGACTGCATGTTAACGTAAGTATAAAAAATGGTAAATTGCTCAACATAGATTATGTCAAATTAGTTCTATTGCTTGGTGATAATTATATTCTAGATAAATTTGGCAGAGGAGCAAATAGCTACTGTAGACCAGCATTGGGAAAGATTAATGCTGCGATTAAGCTTCATCCAGAAATGATTAGAAATTATTTAATGCAAATGAAACAACAATTAAATAATTTTTCTATGAAACTTATAACAACTACAGACAAGTACACCAGCATCAATTTAAAAAGCGGTTATGTTGAATTTAGAAGTCCAGGCGGAAATTGGTTAAAAGAAGATATTACGGTGCTTCAATCAACCATTGCCAGATTTATTGTTGCATTAGATGCTGCATGTGATCCCACTAAATATCAAAAAGAATACGCAACAAAATTATATAAATTAATTCAAGGATCTACACCTACTGATGAAAACTCTGATACTATTTCATATTTTTCTCAGTACGCTGCTGGAAAATTAAGCAAAGAAGAATTAGTATCAATCATAAAACAAATACAATCTAATAGAAATTATACCAAATATAAACCTACAATAGAAAGTTGAAATACATGTCGCAAAAATTATCATCCACTAAAATCCAATATATGGATTTAGAAATGCAATGTTGGGAAGATGGAAATTGCCCCATAGATCAAACAAATCATATAATTCAAATTGGATTAGTTGAAGTTGATGCAACTGACCTAGTGATAATTCGTCAAGAAAATTATTATATCAGACCAAAAAATAAAAATTTTGATATTAGTAATTATTGTACAAATCTTACTGGTATTACCAAAGAAAAAATTATTTCAGAAGGACGAAGATTTTCGGATGTAATGCAGACGATAAAAAATGAATTCAGCCCCAGGAATAAAGTATCATATTCTTGGGGATCAGACAATGATGCAATCATAAGTCATTGTAAAGATTATAACTGTTATAATCCATGGCAAAATACAGGAATTTGGGATTTAGGAATTATATTTCAAAGTACATTCTTATTGAAACGAAAACTTGCTTTGGGAAAAGCATTGGAATTTTTAAATGTGCCTTTTAATGGCACTCCTCATAATGCTGTTTGGGATGCTGCTTCATTGGCTGATTTGCACATAGAAATGATGAAGAGATTGAGAGAGAAATAATGATAGAAGATATAGACAGTATTATTCCAATGGAAGCAACAACAGAAGAAGATGCATTTCTTTGGTATCTTAATGGAGAGTTGGCGGATAAAAAATGAAAATAGAATTATATCATTCCGAACTTGCTACTTTATTAAAAGCATTGAGTCCATTTACTAATCCACAAGAATGGGAAAGCGAAGAATTCGAGAATATTAATAATATTCTAAAAGAAAAAATTGCTGATCCTTTTATTAGAAGTTGTGCTTCTGGACACGCTAAAATTTTTTATCCTGGTGAATGGAATATTTCTACAATAATTGATACAGTACGAGAAAGAGAATATTTTAATATTTTGATTGTTGGTGATGAATATAAATATAACGAAATATATAATATCTGCAACTCAGTTGATAATCCACATATAAAAATCGCAAATAAAACAAGAAATTTTATTGATTTTTATTCAGGGCCAATGTGCCATTTTTTAAATTGTAAAGATGAAAATATTGAAAATAAAATACGAGGTACGAGATACGATTGTATGTTTTTATAATTGACATTATGAAAATTTATATGTATGATAAATTAAGAGGAATAAATGAATATTATATATAAAGAAATTGAATTTGATTATGGACATAGAGTTGCACTACATGAAACTTTTGACGGCAAGCCAGGAAAATGTAGTTCATGTCATGGCCACAGAGGGAAAGTGATTGCTTATCTTTCTGGAAAATTATTTGAGAGTGGCCCCCAAACTCAAATGATTTTTGATTATGGTTTTCTAAAAAATTTACTTGTTGAAAATATTGATGCTCATTGCGATCATGCTATGATATTGTCGTTTAAAGATGAAAAATTTATGGGAATGGCATATAGTGATCGATTGACTAAAGAAATTTATATAGATTGGCATAATAATATCAAAAAATCAATTAAAATTGATAGTTTTTGGTTTGGTCAAACAAATTTTGGAAAAACATATATCATAGCAGATTACCCAACAGCAGAATCTTTGGCCAAACATTTTTTTGAAATTTTAAGACCAAAAATTTTAGTTGCTACAAACAATCAAGCACGACTAGATTCTATAGTATTCAAAGAAACTCCTACTTCTGGCGCTGAATACAAAGGAAATTATGTGGATTAATCCAACAAATGTGACAGGTCCTATTGAATATCACTATGATCGTCGAGAGAAAATTCCTGAAGAACATAGATGCAAACAGTGCGATGGCCTTGGTATATATCGATGGCGACATAGTTGTTTTGTGACAGATGAAGGAGATTGGAAAGAATGTTGGTCTTGTAACGGAAGTGGAATAAAAACTGTACGTTTTTAGTTGGCATTTCATGTTTATCATGATACTATTACTTCAGTGAGTAAATAAACCACTCATAGATATGCATATAACGCCAAAATCCAGAGCATTTGCTCTGGATTTTCGACATTTGGTTGATTCTAAAGAACTTATTTTCTTATTGACAAATAAATTTATTTAGGATATTCTTTATATATGAATGAAAAAGCACAACTGGCTGCTGTTCAACAAAATGGTTATGCAATTCAATACATCGACAAGCCAAGCGAAGCTATGCAAATGGCTGCTGTTCAACAAAATGGTTGTGCAATTGAATACATCAGCAAGCCAAGCGAAGCTGTGCAAATGGCTGCTGTTCAACAAAATGGTCGGGCAATTTACTACATCGACAAGCCAAGCGAAGCTGTGCAACTGGCTGCTGTTCAACAAAATGGTTATGCAATTGAATACATCGACAAGCCAAGCGAAGCTGTGCAAATGGCTGCTGTTCAACAATATGGTCGTGCAATTGAATACATCAGCAAGCCAAGCGAAGCTGTGCAAATGGCTGCTGTTCAAGAAGATAGTTGGGCAATTTGCTACATCGACAAGCCAAGCGAAACTGTGCAAATGGCTGCTGTTCAACGAAATTATTGGGCAATTCAATTCATAAAAAGCCAACAATTAATGTCAAATTAATGGCTAAATTGCTGTCTTAAAATATTCAAAACAAAGCACTTATTTTCTTATTGACTTTACTCTTAACCTTTGATACAATATATTTATTGGAGAGTATATGACTGATATGACAGTTGCAAAGACGATTCTAGAACAGCTCGGCGGCCCTCGTTTTTTGGTAATGACTGGCGCTCGTGGTCTGGTTGGCTCCGAAAATTCTCTTAGTTTCAAAGTTCCAAATGCCGCAAAGAAGATTACACAAGTGATTATAACTATAATGCCTTCAGATACTTACAAGATGGAATTCATAAATTGCCGAATGGCGGCGCATGGGTTAAAACGTGAAATTATCAGTTCATTTGATGATGTTTATTGTGATCAACTTCAAAAAATCTTCACTGAAGAGACAGCTCTTTATACTCATATTTAAATTATACATATTATCATATATAATCCATCCATAAAGTAAACAAAAGCCCCATGAGATTGTCATGGGGCTTTCTGCTACGCCAAAATACCTTTTTAAGTCATTGATTCTAAAGACCCAAAAACAAGAAAAATGCCCTATAACCCGCTCTAAGCCCCTCAGACATGTCCAAGTGCCATAAAGCAAATAATATTGCTTAAAAGGCATTTTTAAGCTCTTTGTTTTGTGTTTGTTACAAATTGTTGATTGCAAAG